CGTCAGGAACGTCAGGAACGTCAGGAACGTCAGGAACGTCAGGAACGTCAGGAACGTCAGGAACGTCAGGAACGTCAGGAACGTCAGGAACGTCAGGAACGTCAGGAACGTCAGGAACGTCAGGAACGTCAGGAACATCGGGAACATCAGGAACATCGGGAACATCGGGAACATCAGGAACATCGGGAACATCAGGAACATCAGGAACATCAGGAACATCGGGAACATCGGGAACATCAGGAACATCGGGAACATCAGGAACATCGGGAACCGCATCAGCTAGTTCTACAACATCGGGTCAAAGTTCCAATTTAAGTACAACCTTTCAAAGAGACGATGGAGGAAAACCAACTATCGCATTTACCGGGTTACGAACCGCGCCTCCATCAGGTGAAGTCAAAACTGAAACCATATTTTATATCAGCGCGCCGACTGAACTTATGGTAGACAACTACAAAACACTCACCATTGTTAATACGGCAACACAGGCACCTTCTAGCGCCGTTACGTATGCGATCGATGACGTCATCAACATTTGCGATTCTACGGTTGTAAGCGACCTCTTCTTTTCTGATGTAGCTTCGGCACTGATTAACCGCAACAGTTCGCCGCAGACCATTAATACCGTGAAACAGTGCGTAAGCGAGAATAAAATTAAAATTATCGCAACACATACCGCATTGCCAACCGGTTCCACCGGTTTAGTGCACACCTTTAAAATCCAAGGCTTTAAAATACCGGTAGTAAGCCCGCTGCAATTAATCATTGAAACGGTCGCTCCAACCAGCATGACGCGTGAAGTAAAAGATCTGGTTATTCCCGCCGCACCGACTACAAATTTTGTTCGACCGACTGGATTCACCGATTCTACATTCAAAATCGAGCTGTCGGATACTACGCCGGGTACGAAAAATATAACCGCAAAGTACGCGTTTAAATTTACGTCGAGCGCAACCGATTTTGTCATCGAAAAAGACGACAGCGTAATTTATTTCATATTCAGCAGCGACTTTGTTCTTCCCCCGATTGAAAATGTTAAAGTGGCTATAAATAATGTTTTGCTCGACGCTGGAAAGAACGAGTACGTGCTTCAGCATAAAACCACATGTATAACGCCTGGCAAAGACAGTTCCCTGTTTGTGGATAGCAGCAGCTATAAATTTGAAAGTGAGAATAAAATCTGTATCAATATCTACATGCTATATCTGAAACAAAACTTGACTGTGGCGTCGAACGAGTTCACCGTTGCATTAAAAGGCCTTACCAACCCGTCATACTCTCCGCCGCCGGTGGCATACGATAAAAAAGACTTTTTGTTTCGCGCATTCAACACGTCATACTGCATCATGAATTTGAAGATTCGAACATTGGGCCGATACTTGTTTAATCCTAAATCGGACGACTATATTCGTGCTGGATTTTATATGCGAGGCAACTATCCGTTGAAAAATGTCAAACCAGTCGAGGATGAAAAGAGTGGTAGTGGTGAAAACAGCGGAGACAGTAAAATGAAATCGGACGCGGCGACAAATAATTCAATTGAATCTAGAGGCGGATCGACTCGAGCTGCTAATGTGCACACAGTAAATTACTTCTATGACGGACAAGGACAAGGCGAATACGGATACATCGCGCGACCGGACATTTTTGGAACGACGCCGTATTCATACGGAACATCGCGCGGAGGAGCCGGAACGTCGGATAAATACGTTGCCAAACATAAGCGAGATTTAGAGGAAGAAAAACGTATCACGGCCGAAAAACTTAAACAGTGGAAGGCGTCTCAAATTCGTCCGCCCATGGGGGTTGCTCCCGCGCTTCTCAATGCCGGAGTTCAACCGTATGACTCCTCGATAAATTTTTAGTTAATAGTTAAACATATGGTAAACGTATTTAAAGTAATTATAATGATTGTATCTATCATAACAATAACAACTATGCACTCACCACAACAACAACAACAACAACAACAACAACAACAAACCAACCTTCCAGGCCCAACAGTGACTCATGTACCCGTTTTATACATTGAAGAGTCGATTAAAAGCGCTCGTCCCGAAGTGACCGGTAAATACGACACCGACTGGCGGGTTTACATCATGTACCGGTATGGTAAATATTTATTCATGGGTACCCGACAGCCAGTGACGAACAATAGTAGTAATAGTAACAACCATAAAAATAAAAACCGGCTCCATCGATCCGAGAAGAAGAAGAATACTACATGGCCGGTAGTTTCGTTGTCGTTTACTTATCCATCGGAGTTGTACAACTACACGTCGTCATTATTCGGCGCGTCCAAGGCAAATGTCACGCTGTATGTTTCAAGTGCCGAAACTTCGGTCTGTATAGATGATATGTTTACCAACCCGTCGCATGACGGCCTGCATCATTTGGATGAAGAACGCACAAATCGAAAAATGGAACTTGTCGGGTATGATCGTATACGCGTTCCCGCGCAGTATTTTTCTGATTCTCGTCCGGATAAAACAAACATTGTAAAACAAATGTTGCTCAATCTGGATTGTATGTGCCACGCCCCAACCGGAATGACGCTTTCATTTCGGTGTTTCGTAGAACCCTCTGAGTTGTTCCAACCACAACCGTTAGGACGTGTCGACGACGATTACGAACCCGAAACTGAAAATATCAACAACAACAGCAACAACAGCAACAGCAACAACTACATCTACGGATGCGACTATGACAACGACGATTATGAGTATGACTGTTATGATTAGCGACCAGAATAGTTTATGCCAACCAATTATAACATGAAAATCATATAAAATAAAAATGTCATACTATATTAGATATTAGACTATTATAGTATTTATAGGTATATCTATATTATTGATTTAATGTCACAAGAAACCCGTATTTCGAAATGGGCGGCCGATATCCGAGCAGTCAAAAACAAACTCACGCCTGAACACAAGCGACAGGCATTCAGTCATCTCCAGTACATCGTCGCCTTCAATAATGTTATATTTTACACCGGCTTGTTATTTTCATTCTTAGACGCGTCCTATATATTTCCGTGGGTCATGATGGGACTGTCGATTAGTTCGCACTGGACGACAGTAAGCCATCATACAAGTCACGGCGGATATACCGCCTCAACCGAATCGGAATCTGAAACCAAAACAAGTAAATACAATAAATATAACCGGTTCACATATGGCGTAAAACTGCGCCGGTTATATGACTGGATGGACTATATTTTACCAGAAGCGTGGAGTTGCGAGCATAATATATACCACCATTATAAATTAAATGAATACAATGACCCAGACAACGTTCAATCCAACCTCACCATATTGCGCGCAATGAACGTCCCCTATATCATAAAATACGCAATTGTTGCATTTTTCGCGAGTACGTGGCGGTTGTTTTATTATTCTCCAAATTCATATAAATATTACAAGGCCGCGAAACTGAATTACGAAATGAAACCCGACGATTATAAGCAGATGACGCTTGCAGGGGCATTTACAAATGAATGGCCAAAATGGATAAACAAAATAGAATATTTTACATTGGTATTATTTCCTATTATCGTGTATCGTATCGTTTGTTTCACCCCGATATATTATTTCCATATTTTGTTCCCTGGTATTTTTACGATCCATCATTTATATAATGTCGTAATAAATTACGCCATCGCCGACTTATTCTGTAACGTTCACACGTTCGCAATTATTGTCCCTAACCATGCGGGAAGTGATATGTATTTGTATCGTACATCAGTAGGCCCAAAAAGCGACGACTGGCTGCTTCGGCAGTGTATTTCGTCAACGAATTATACACTAGGTAATAATGTGGTCGATTATTTGCACGGGTGGTTGAATTACCAAATAGAACATCACATGTTTCCGGATTTATCAGCGTATGAATATCAAGTAATTCAGAAGGATGTGGAGTCGGTGTGTCGTAAACACGGCGTTCCGTATGTATGTGAGAACATTTTTGTAAGATTATGGAAGACGGTTAAGATCATGACGGGGCAGGAGAGCATTCCTTACTACGAAGGTAGTGAACTGGAGAAGGAATTATGTAAATGAAATGAAATGAAATAGAATCATTTACGCGCCAATTTCGGTTGCTAGAATATTTTAATTCATTGTTAATTGATGTTAAAATATTTTATTTATTTTTTATTTTTATAGGTTAAACTATTTCATACGCCCCGCCGGCATTGAAACCATATAATTTCCAAATTTATTATTTATTATACCAACAACTTTTGGAAGAGCCTTTACTTTTACTTTTGAATGCTGATACATTTTTCGTTTAATCCGAGTAGTGCGAAATTTCGCCTTTTTATTCAAAACTCGTTTCCGCGTTAAACGTCTTCCTCCCTTGCCTGGTGAAGCGTTAGCGTTAGTATCGCTTGATGAAGCGTTAGCTTCAGCTCCAGCTTCAGCCACAGATTTCAAAGCTTCGTTTTGGGTAGCAATTATGTCGCCTGCAGCATCTATAGCTGCTTCGGACTGCACCTGTTGTGCATTCTTAATTGCATTTTCCAACGCTTCTTCCGTTTCAGCTTCCGTAGTTTTGCCTTCTGTTTTAGAAAAGTTATAAACATCTGTTAAAAATTCACTTAGTAACTTATCTGGAATTGTTACATATGGTTCGGTTGTAATATACTCTGTAACACCCTGAACTAATTCAGTTATTCTGTCCTCTGCAGTAGGTGGTAGTATCTTTTTGCCATTAGCATCAGTTTTGGCACCTGGATCAGTAGGATTAACAGTAGGAGTAGTAGCAGCAGCAGCAGCAGCTGCAGCAGCGGCAGCAGCAGCAGGATCATCTTTTTTACCAAAACCAAGCCTATTTAAAATTCCTGGTTTAGGAACTGCAGCAGCGGCAGCAGCGGCATCAGCGGCAGTAGCGGCAGTAGAAGCAGCGGCAGTAGCGGCAGTAGCAGCAGCCTCAGCCTTCTCTTTAGTTTCTCTTTGCTTTCGGAGTCTAGCCTCACGGTCTTCGGTATACTTATTGCTACCAGTTGTATAACTATCCTCAATCGCAACAGGATCATTGACATCACCTTCGAACACCTCATCAGCAGCAACTTTGGCCGCCGCATTAGCAGCGGCAGCAGTATCGGCAGCAGCTTTGGCAGCAGCTTGGGCATCCGCAACAGGATCATTCCTCTTAAACGGATTCTTAAACCACTCCGCTCCACCATTTTGGGTAACCAGACCCTTTGAAATTTTTCCTATTTCTCCTTGTATTTTTTCATTAAATTCGTTAACCTTTTTACCCAACTCAGTTTTTATTTTGTTATTCACATCTAGTATCATTTTATCGAATGCACCACTGCCCTTTTTATAAAACGCAATACTGTCGCGAACACTTTCCTTCAACGCATTCTGTATTTCATCGGGGATACGAATATTTTTTTCATCCTCGGTTGACGACCCTTCAGTTCGTTTAAGTTTTTCAAGTATTTTTATGTATGGTTTTACAACCGTATCCATTACTTTATCCTTTAAGCCAGGAACTTGGCGATATACTGACGTTGTGTCACGTAGCTTTTCTGAAATTGTAATAATCATACTGTGAAGTTGTCTCCTGTATGTAGTAACTATATTTCCAGCGCCATCCGTATCTTGATAGCCCAAACATACAAGTTCATCTTTGGTAAGCCCGGCCGATCCTCTGGTACAATACGATACGTTCACACGCAGTTTCAATATATCGTTCAATAAAATACCAATCAACATTCGCATATACTCGCTACTTCCTGATATATGGTTTTGCTTGACCTGTAATGCCGTTTTTGCATCTTCGTCACCTTTAAGCCCCTTTGTAATATACCCCATCTGCAGGACATTCAAAACAAGATTAAACTCGCCTATTGTAGTTGTTAAGTAAATATTCAGTTTTATAACATCGCTGTTCAGTTTACTATACCATAATTCTTCGTCAAATGACATGACATAAATAAAATTACCGAAACTTTTACCTGCAGATTTTAACGCTTCAAAGGCCTTTTTAGAAAGTTCTTTTGTCTTGGTCCATCCTCTTTTATACCATGGGTCTTTTTGAGCGATTTCAGCATTGATTCTATTCTCTGTAGCAGCATCACCTGCCGCTTTAGTAATAACTGCAGTCATATCCAAATCCGGAGTTGCATTCGCGTTTATCATGCCCTGTATTCCATTATAGTCGTCCGCTTTCAACATTTCGTCAAACCGACTGAACAGAATTTTAAGTTGTTCGAGAATTTCGCTAATTGCAATGTCGAAGTTGTACGTGTTGCTTATCAGAACAGAGAGACGAATAAGTTTTTGGATTCGGTGCAGTAGTATGGTTAATTCATTCAATGAACGATTGATTTCATAATACTTATTGTATTTTTCTTTCAGTTTTAATACCGCATAATAAGCAACGCCACACGCAATTAGTGCACCTCCAATCATTACACCTCCAACACCGGTAGCTGAGACGGCTCCCATAACAAGTGCGGCTAATGCAGGGTTTTGTTGAATTTTACCTACAATTGCCCAACCACACGATGCGACTCCAACAATAATGGCATTTTTTGCTGCTGTTTTTTGAGATTCGGTGCCAATAAACGCCGACATGATTGAAAACTCATTTTTTATACCCTTTTCGGCATCTGCGCGTTTTTGGTTTAACATTGTTCTTGCCTTTTCATCCGTTGAAAATGATATTTTACCATACCCGCGAATCTTTGAACGAATCATTCTCAGTGGAACCTCGATCATAAACAAAGGAAGTTTTCCAAGCCACCAGAATCCAAGATCTACCTTACTTTTTGTAATTTTGAAATCCATTGCTTCACTGGAAATATCTGACTGGTTTGCAAACTTGTCTTGCAGTATAAATATATCTTCGGCCAAACTTTGTACAAGTACCTGTTTCAGTTTAAGTCTTTCCGAACCATCTATTATACGTGATATCATTTCGTCTCTATACTTTTGAACATCACCATATTTTTTAGTGATGTCTACTCCATATATATCTTTAAAAGTTGAATCGACTAATTCTGTAGCATCATCTTTACTCAGTTTAGTACTCTTCATCAGAACGTCATAATAGTCATCAATCGTCTTATCGACGACAAATAATATATTATACAATTCTTCTTTTTTCTTCTGGTCGCTAGGTTTTTCAAGCATGAGCTTAATTGATTTATTTCCCAATTTAAGTTCACTGTCACCAATAAGGTCTTTATATAACTTGTCAAACTTAGTCTCGTCGTATTTTACGTCCTTTATTTCGACACCCATGTTTTCAACAACTACTTCAGCACCTAAATTGCTGTTTTGACTATCCGTGGATACAGAGGTACCGGTATTATCAACTGCAGTATATCCGTTTTTTTTTAATAAAAATGACAGTTTCTCCTTTTCTTTTGGGTTGGTATCATCAATGGTAACGGTTAGAAGTACAGCCGGTTCTTCGAGTTTACCATCGCTCTCAAGTTTTAAAGCTATGTATGTTTGTCCTTTTTCAATCTCGGAACTAATATCATTATTAATACGATATCCATTAAACTTCATTATTGTCGAGATATCCGCTATCCATTTTGCGGTTGTGACTTCACCGGTTTTTTCTATTTTTAAAACGCCTTCATTCTCCTGGGTTTTCAAATACGTCATCAATGCTTCCGATGGGTTGGTAAATACGTCAACATACTTTACCGTTCCAACTTCACCGGGTATACCATAGTTATCGATATTTACCACTTTAACTATTTTACTGCCCGATGTAGGTTTAACTATCATACTACCCTTATCAAATTTAATATCCAGACCTTTATTTTTTAATTCATCAATCATATCGACCCCGACACCAGTAATTTTTTGAGTAAATATTTTTGATCCGTCTGTATCGTTACCCTCCTCATCAACATCTGTTATTTTACTACTTTTAGTTGGAAGTTTTAAAGCTATACATGTTTTTCCCGCTGTAATTTTTTTTTCTTGCCTGATCGATTTATCTGATATAAAAGTTGCGGTCTCGTCGAAATATGCGGTATCGCCTTCGCTGTTTTTTTTTATTTTTAAAATACCCTTTTTTGACTCATGGAGTTGTCTCAAATTCTCCATCAATACCTGCTCCGGTTTGGGAAATACGTCCACATACTTTACCGTTCCATCTGGAATAGAAATACCGTAGTCACCAATATTTACTATTTTATACGGGGTTTTAACTGTTATTGTACCGCCATCAGCCGGGCTTTGACTAGAAATTGTTAGAAGGGTGTCATTTCCATTTTTATCTTTAATTTTAATTGTTTTAAAATCATCAATGAACTTATTACCCTTAATACCACTAACTTTTTGTTTAATAGTGGTTGATGTTTTAACCTTGTCACTACCAAATGCCTCGGTTGCCTTTGCAATTACATCGGGATCGTTCGGCGGAGCTTCGATCGTATATTCTTGCAGGTCGCCTCCACTTTGAAGAAACTTTTTTGTATGTCTTCTGTAGCGGGGATTATATTTATATTCATTATTCTTAGACCTAAAATATACTTTTCGAGTCATTCAATTCAAGTTTCATATATGATTATATATTATTATTATTATACCATAATATTTTTTAGTGTTTTCTTTAAAATATTATTTTATATTTTATATTAAATAATCTAGATTATATTAATTATATTTAATTTTAGTTCAATAGTTCAATGAATATAGCTACGAATAGTACTCTCAATCTCAGTAATATCACGCTTAAAGTGAATTATTTAAATAACTCATCCGAATTGTGTCAACTCGGAAAAAAATACGATACGGATAAATCGTCGCAACGAAATAATGTTACGAATAGCCGGCATTGCCATCCCTACACATTGTTTTACGACGGCTTGTTTAAAAGTAAACGAAATGACCACTTGAAAATAGCGGAATTGGGTATATTGGACGGCGCTTCGCTATTAATGTGGAGAGAATATTTTACAAACTCGGAAATATATGGTTTTGAATACAATCCCAATTTAATACGTAAGTTTGAACAAACATTTGACAACGAGAGAATAATCATTACGGGATTGGACGTAACCCGCAAAGACAGTATTGTAAACGCGTTTCGCGGAGTAAACGAGCAGTACGACATTATCATTGAAGATACAACTCACGAGTTTGAAGATCAGATCAGAGTTATTGAAAATGCGCACCACTATTTAAAACCGGGCGGAATCATGATTATTGAAGATATTTTTAAATCGTACAACGAATGCGACTATGTAAGCCGATTGTCACCCGTACTGAGTCATTTTCAGGATTACTATTTTATAGAACTGGATCATGTGAATAGAAACTCAACCGGGTGGAATAATGACAAGTTATTTGTTTTGGTAAAGGGTGGCGCCACCCCCATTTTTAAAAACCCGAACAAGGTAACGATAATAACCCCATCGTACAGAACATGCAACCTGCTAAACATCAAAAAAAGTATCGATTTTGATTATGTAGACGAGTGGATTATCGTATATGATGGCAGTAAGGTAGCCGATAATCCGAACTTATTTGCAAATGAAGAAGGTGAAGAAGGTGAAGAAGGTGATGAAAATCGTAAAATTAAAGAGTACGTGTATAGAGGTAACGGTATATCTGGAAACCCGCAACGAAACTACGCGTTAACCAAAATTGCAAACCCGGATACGACGACGACTTTACTGTATTATCTGGATGATGACAACGTAGTTCATCCGCACCTGTATAGGTTGTTGAATATTGCGGATAACAATAAAATGTATACATTTAATCAGAAAAACAGGCTAAAAGGTAACAATATAAATGTTGGCCACATTGACACGGCCATGATGTTAATACCGTATAATTTATGCCGGAATGAAAAATGGATAGCGGATAAATATGACGCGGATGGGTATTACATTACCGGATGCTATACTACGAATCGCGTCAAAAACAATCATGTATTTGTAGACAATGAGCTGTGTTATTATAATAAACTTCTATAGTTAAGTTGTTAAGTTAATGGGTATCATTTTATCACCAATTTTTAAAATATTTTTTAGTTTTTTATTTAATTTTAACAAATATTTCATTCAATTATTCATCAGCCCAATCAACCCAATCAGTTAGGTTTTAGCTGCAAATAAGCCAGTTAATATCTCATAAAGCCCGTCTCCGTTCAGTTTAATATTATTGAGTTGATCGGCCACATTCAGTCCAACAATTGATCCGGCATAGAGCCGAAACGGTTTTCCTAAAACGTTAATGAATTGAATGACCGACCCGCTCGAATTCAAAATATTGGTTCCGTTGAACGTGTATGCCACCCCGTTCACCTTGACGGTCTCGTTGATGTTCATCGGGATATACAGCGATTCATCGTTCGCCATGTCTTCGGCGGTCACTGTAACTACTTTCTCGTTATTTACATTATACGCTGGCGCCTTCACGACGAATGTAGCGCCAGAAATATCGGGAATAGGTGTGGTGATTGCCGCATTAATTTCCGCACCGCTTAAAGGGGTCGAAATTTGAACCGCGCTAATTGCGGCGTTATTGGAGTTGCGCATCAGTTGCAGTTTCTGCGTGGTGCTAAACACGGGCAAGTTGGTTGCGCCGGAAATATCGGTATTTATGAAACTGGCACCGGTAATTATTGCACCCGATAAATCCGCATTTCTTAAATTTGTATTCGCGAGAGATATATTGGCCAGATTCGTTCCTACCAATGATACGCCTGTTAAATTTTTGCTCGCGAGACTGGTAGTTACGACGGCACCTGCGAGGTTTGCAGCAGCTCCAATGGTGATCGTGCATGTTGCGTTTGTCGGCGCATTGTACTGTGCACTGGCTGCCTGAGCGGCAGTTATCGTAACTGAGCCGGTATCAAGTAGTGTCACAAGTCCGGTGGTAAGTCCAACCGTGGCCCTCTCGGTGTTGCTGCTAGTATACGTGACCGCGCCACTACTCGCGCTACTGGCTACAACCGTGAATGCGGCATCGGTTAGACTTTTCGTGGTGGGCGGACTGACAAACGCAAGTGTAGTTGTTCCCTTTGAAACGGTCAGCGTGTTGCTTGTATTGGTAGCGGCATCGTACTGGTTTGTTTGAACTTGGGTTGCGTTGAACGACACATTGCCAGCTCCGACCAGAGTTATAAACGTTCCGGACGCGTCAACCGTTGCAACATTCGTATTGCTGCTGCTATAAACAATTGCAACGCTGGCGTTGTTGCTTGTAGGTAGCGTATCGAATGAAAATGGGGCATTTCCGAACGTTTTAGACGATGGGACTGCAAATGATGATCCTGAAAGCGTGGACGTTGCGCGCGATACGGTAAGCTGGTTACTTTCTATAGTAGCTTCAGTGTATTGTCCAGACACATCCACCTGATACGCTGTGAACGTTACATTTCCCGAACCGACAATTGTTATCCAGTTTCCAGATACGTCGATGGTTGCAACAGAGGGGTTGCTACTAGTGTACGTAATAGCTCCAGTGCTTGCACTAGTTGGCAATGGCGCACTAATATTGAATGATGCGTCACCAAACCGTTTGGGCGTAGCAACTGTGAACGCGGATAATGTGGGTGTTCCTATAGAAACTGTGAGAGTATTACTTGTCACCGTCGCAGACGTATAGTCTTCACTGGCAGATTGTAAAGCATTGAAGCTTACATCGCCAATGCCAATAATCCTAATAACCCCTGATGAATCAATTGTTGCTACGTTAGGATTATTACTAATGTACGTGACAATTTCACTATTAGCACTAGTTGGTGCTGGCGCGGTAATGTTGAACGACGCATCTCCAAACTTTTTAGGCGTTGAAACTGTAAACGTAGACAATACGGTAGTTACAACTAACGGTTTTCCAATACTCGCAACAAGTGCGTTGTTTGGAACTGAAATAAGTGTAAGTTGTGGGAATTCGTAAGTATCTAAATCAGGGCTTGTACCCAATTGTCCAAACGAGTTAAGACCGGCTCTATAAATGGTACCATCAGCCATAAGTACAATGGTATGAAACGATCCACAAGCAACACTCGTAGGAGTTTTACCGGTTGTGTTTATCATTTGCACCATCGACGAATAAACCGTACTATTAATAATATTTATACCTAACCGTCCATTTCCATTACTGCCAGTGCCATAAATTAGGCCATTTGTCATTAATAAAATTGAATAGTCTGAACCACATGCTATAAAATCTGCCACCGTGTTTACACTATTTAACACGACACTGAGTTCATTAGCATTATTAGAAGTAACTCCTAGTCCAGCCGTGCTTCCAAGTCCATAACGGGTTCCATCTGTCATAATAATAATTGTATTAAGGTTTCCACATATAACATTGGCGGGTGTTTTTCCACTAGAATTTGTTATAGGTTTTGTAGCGGTTCTATCATAATCCCAGTAATAATTTGGGGTCATATAATAATTTGGACCCGTATATATCCCACCTAACTGACGACTTGAATTATCACCTACTCCAAATAAACTACCATTGTTAGTTATGAAAACCGTATGTTCTCCTCCGCATGCAATTTTTTTAACATTCCTAGCAGGACCATCTGGAAATTCCAACGCAGTGAGTGTGGATTTATTACCAAACCCTTGACCTCCGTGAGAATAAAAATATGTTATGACTCCTGGAGTACTTCCTGTGCCATATACAGTTCCATCGGTCATTAATACATTTGTATACAATCTACCACATGCAATACTTTTAATCACTTTACCTGCAGGAATAGATATTTGAGTTAATGTGCTGCGATTAGTGGTATCTCCAACCCCCAGCTGTCCCTGTGCATTGTGGCCTGTTCCATAAAGAGTGCCGTCAGTCATAAGTACAATCGTATGGTCACTACCACACGCATGCACTTTTGGAGATTTGCCTTCCGGAAGGGGCATTAATGTGAAAGTATCCCGGTTATTCGTATCACCCACTCCCAGTTGTCCCCGCAAGTTCTTACCTGTAGCATAAATTAATCCAGTTGTTGTTATTATTACCGTAAAATACTCTCCTTGGTTTGCAAAAATACCTCGATACTCCTCAATTGCTTCAGTGAAATACACGGTTTTCAAGTTAATGCCGGTATGCGACTCCAAGAACCAGTCTCCGCCCAGCGCAGCAGCGCCCGTATCATCCGTAGATGCGCGCACAGTCACGCCAGTCTGCGTGGTCAGCGTATCGATCACGTATTTCCAGTCCGGGTCGGAATACAGAGCGCAGGCCATCATATCGAAATGCGCAGTATTCAATTCGGTCTTGCACCACGATATAAAGTCTCGGAACTGGGTCCACGCAGCAAGGTCGGGGTCCTGCGTGGCAACTTGCGCGATTGGCGCTACATCCGCAGATGCGAGCATAGTAAACATCGGCGCTCGGTAGTTGTGCTGGATGAGACCTACCGAATGCGATGCAATTCCGAATTCACGCATTCGCGTTTTCACTGTGTCGAACGTATCTTCGTAATAATCAAAAACAACGCCCGCCGCTAAAGCGGGATCGATCGCGGCGACGATTGTTTCATAGTCTTGAACCCGTTTATCGATCAGTAAAATGTTCATGTTTTTAATATTTCGTTTAATATATAGTCTCAATAAATAAAATAAAGTAACGCTTTTACTTATTTTATTTCAGTTATAAATGAATTTTATTATTTTACAACTTGAAGTTTACAGCTTGAGTGGCGTGGGGAATCCAACAAGGTTGGCGCCGATACCGAATCCTGCGCCGGTACGGGCAGAAACACCCATGCTGGGGATGTATGTGTCGAGAATGCTAAATGTTGCTGCAGCAGTCAACGCGATCAGTGCAACTTCATCAAGATTCAATGACCGTTTGGGAATAGCATATGCTGCGATTGCAACCATAACACCTTCGACCAAATACTTAATGGTGCGTTTGACAAGTTCTCCTAAATCAAAAACGTTGGACATTTTATATAATGTAGATTTGTGCGGTTATACTAATTGTAAATATTTTTATAATTATAAAAAAGAAAAAAATATTCGGTATACTTTAATTATTTCAATTATTTCGATCTTTCAATTATTTCGTTCTTTCAATTTTGAATACTTCCAAAATACGCTTCTTATAATGTATAATATGTAATGTATTGAAAATACTTAAACCCAATTCCAAATACTTTTAATAATTATATACCATGACACCTCCATCATCATCATCAATTCCTAAAGGAGTTACCCCCAAAACAAGTCCCGCTTATGTCGACCTGCTCGAAGAAGATAAACCCATCGCGGGTCAAAAATTCGCGTGCTTGTCATTTGTTTCGCCAGAGGATATTTTAGAACAGAAGAGTCATTTCTTTTTCAAGGAGTTTCTTAAGTCGTGGGAGTTCACTAAATCGGTCGAAAAGTATACCCAATTCCTGAACTTTGTGGCGTTCAAGTACAACGTAGAGTTCAATTCTCTCTATGAAGACTTGCAAGCATTCATCAAAGAGGAAAAGGCCGATCTCGAATCTACCCGAATCGCGGACGAGTACAAGACGTTTGTAGATAATCACGAGGAACATCTTGAAGGCGAGTTCAATTCCAAACACGATTTTCAAACATCCATTCGCGGAATCAAGGTGCGCGGCGTGTACCCCACCCAAAAAGAAGCCGAGCTTAGGTGTAAAATGTTGCGTGAAGTTGATCCCAATCATGACGTGTATGTAGGTCCCGTGGGGATGTGGATGCCGTTCCACCCGGATGCGTACAAGACCGGGCGCGTGGAATACATGGAAGAGACGCTGAACCAGCTCATGTCGGAGAAGAAGACAAATGAAGAAAAGGCCAAGCTGGAATTCGACCGACGCATCAAAGACACCAAACAAAAAGCCATGGAAGAGAACAAACGTAATGCCGAGAAATCAGGAAACAAGTTGACACAGATCATGAACAAGGATGGAGATCTTGTCAATGTCGCGCTCGTCAATGAAGCCGATTTGTATAGCACGTCCGAGGAAGTGAAACGTGAACTGTTTGAAGGCGATAATATTGTCACATCGACCGGCGGCGATTATGGCGCAGCCGAGATTCTAGACCGAATGAAGCGTCGCGACCAATCGGCTGAAACTGAAGACAAATTAAAAGAGGACTGAATTAGCCTTTAAATTTTAATGTATTAATATGATTATTGTTATAACCATAATCATACTATCAATTCTCTCTTTTCATTTTTACCATCCACCCCCCGTTTTATTTTTGCTTACCTTTATTTTGGGTCCTTGGCCTTTCTTTTTGATATTGGCCGGGTCGTATGCTTCTTCTTCATCGTCCGAGTTCATATTCTTTGAAATATCCCAGAACTCTTTTGAGCCCAATTTAAACGGTCCGTGGTGTTGCGCCTTGTACCAGAAAATTTGATCTTGCAGTTTATTTGATTTGACGTTATTGTTGATAACAAGGCATTCGAAATTTTCAGTGCATTGGTCCATAACTTGACAAAATGACTCGAATGTTGGAAACATACCGGCATAATTCTCGTAAATGCGTTTGCGGTTGGCAATATACGGCTCGCGCAAAATAAACACGTAGTCGATATTGGTACGCAAGTTGGGCGGAATACCGAGCGGGTACTGCATCGTAATCACGAGCATTATCTTCCAGTGACGTCCGTTCATGAACAGCAGACGCATCATGATGTCTTTGGTCCATTTATTGTCGTATAAACAGTCATCCAGCACAACAAATGTGCGCGGATCAATGGACGACTTTTTATACGTATCGATTTCCTTCTTCATTTGTTTTAAAACGGCTTTTTGACGTTTCAAAATGTTTTCGATAATTGCGGTATTGTATTGGTCGTGAATAAACAGTTTGGGCACATGTTCGCCGAAAAAGTTATTTCCTGCCTCCGTTCCCGAAATGACGGTTCCGATCGGAATATCCTGGTGGTAATACATTAAATCCTGAATCAAAAAACTTTTACCGGTATCTCTTCGTCCGATGAGAACGATAACGGGACCCTTGTTTTCATTCGGTTTGAAACTGATCGACCGCATGTCGAATTTTGAAAGTTCTAAATTCATGGTTTCAGTGTTTTGTTTTTACTCTTTAGTCTGTGTTATAAATAAAATAAAATATTTTAAGTATTTATACAAATAACATAATATTAAATACCCGAAATAAGTTACAAAAAAATAACCATGCGACAATAATAGCTAGAATAAAAAATAAATATTAGCTGGGTTAGGTCATGACTTTATCCAATATGACCCCTGCAACTACTCCAAGTGTCAAACTACCTGAAACAAACCCGACCGCCGTGGTGATAATTGTTATCATCCATTTTTTGTCAAAAGATTGCGGCTTAAATATGCTATCCCAGTCGCCCGTTTTATACACCACAAGTAGCATAACACCAACTACAGCTGCAATTGGAATTTCGTTTATAGCGCGTGTAAAAAATAAACAAACTATTATAAAAAGTATGCTAGTTATTATTGATGAAAATCGTGTTTTTGATCCATTTGATAAATTTAATTTACTTTGGCCTACCAATACGCATCCGCCAAACCCGCCAGTTATGCCGCTAATCACGTTTGAAATTCCTTGAACAATACTTTCTTTAAAAGAATCCCCCTTTATACCTAACTCCCTACCCGCATCATTCACCATAATTAACGATTCTAATAACCCGGCAAAGGCCATTGCAAATGAAAATGGTAACATTTTTGAAATACTTTCTACACTATAGTTTATTTTACTTGGCGATACTTGATCAAACGATATGAGCGACGGCAATGACGCCTTAATTTCACCCGTATCTTTTACAAGTGCAACATCATAGTACTTTGTAAATATGAAAATAAATGCAGTAATTAGAAACATTGATATAAGACCACCAGGAACGTTTACGGATACATCTTTTTCCTTCGCCCTGACTAAACTTATTGAACCAAAAAATGCAATTGCTGCCGATATTAATGTAAATAATGTCGTATTTGCAAGTTTTAATCCCGTAATCCATTTATGGTTTTTATCCTTGAAATCCTCCAACTGGTTTACAGCAATTAATCCTGCCAACGCAACCAAGAATCCGGACATTACATGTTTTGGAACGTACGTTATATATTTGTATAATCCAGTTACCGCTGCAAGTATTTGAATGAAACCACCCATTATAACCGTTGGAATGATATAGTCCTTACCTAATAATGTGGTGACACCCGCAATTGAAGTTGCGACCGCAGCAGTTGAACCAGAAATCATTGTCGGCATACCCCCAAATATTGCAGGAATAAGAGACATTATCATTGTATTATGTATTCCAACATTAGGTGACAGTCCCATAATAAATGCAAATGCGATAGATTCTGGAATCAACAATAATGCAATTGTTAGTCCTGATAAAAATTCATTTACAATTTGAGATGGCGAAATATCCTTCATCTGGCTCGTATCAGTATTAGACATAGACATATAGTGAATAAATTATTTACAATAGTATATTAATATATAATAATTAAAATTAAAGTAATAAAAATAAATATTACCTGAATTACTTTATTTAAACTTTTTGCACATTACTCAACGCTTGCGATTTTAATCGATCGCTGTTTTCTTTTTGGGCTTTTTTGCAGCACACGTCCAGATTGTCGCACTGGTGTAATTCCGGAAGGCGGTGTTGCGTGCAATACTTCAGTGTGCAATAACAACAATCCCCAATAATTGGGGCGCGTTTGTTCTTGCATCCTTCATAGTCGCATCTGGAACTTGAATTCGGCTTGGGCTTCGGTGTTGCGGTGGTTGTCGTTGTTGTCGTCGTTGTCGTTAGTATCGCCATTTGCCAAGTGTTTCGTTTCTGCTAATTCTGTTTTGTATACAATACAAATTACAAATCAATTTGTTTTTATAATTTTAATTTTTAAATTTATAATTATAATGAATTAAAAAATTAAAAATTAAGTCACGTATAAAATAAATTAGCAAGACAAACTAAAACTAAAACTAAATATGGCGACCGATAACGTAATTAATGCTACTATAAACTTGATTCGTGGACGTACATATAAACTAGTAATAAATGCAATTGGACATCCTTTCTGGATTCAAACGGTTCCGGGTGGGTATAGTAGTAACAACATATATAATTCCGGCGTCACCAACAATGGAATAGAAAGCGGCACTATTATATTTGCGGTTCCAAATGACGCACCAGATACGTTATATTATGCGTGTCAGTTCCATTTGACTATGCGAGGGACAATAAATATTACGGGGACCGGTGCAGTAGCTCCAACCATAAGTAGTTTTAATATTCCTTCATATGGATATGTAGCAGGTGGTACGTTTACCATACCGCAACCAGTCTCCAATAGTCCGGGTATATTTTCATATACTAGTTCTAATCCGAAAGTCGCAAGTGTGATTGGAAATACTGTAATTGTAATAGGATTAGGAACTACTAGAATTATCGCAACCCAGGCCGCATTTGCAAACTATACATCTGCTAACATATCTGCAGACTTAGTTATTAATAAAGGAATCCCACCCACCATCTTCACTATTCCTGTACAAACGTTTTTAGTCAGCGGAGCGACATTTACCATACCACAGCCAGTATCTATTAGCACAGGAGCGTTTTCATATGCTAGTTCTAATTCAGACATTGCCAGAGTATCTGGAAATACTGTAACCATTTTACAAGCAGGAACTGTTACGATTACCGCAACCCAGGCCGAAACGGCATTGTATACGTCCCGTAATACAACGGCAACATTGACTATTAATAAAGCAACGTCAATCCTGTCTAATTTCAGTATTGGTGCACAGACGTATTCGAACGGCGGTACATTTACCCTAACACCACCAACCTCAAATAGCCCGGGCGCATTTTCGTATGCTAGTACTAATACAAACATAGCAACTGTATCCGGATCTACTGTAACTATTTTACAAGCAGGCGCCGTTGTCATCATAGCATCCCAAGCGGAAACTACCAATTATACAGCAGCCGCTAACATACCGGCAACATTGGTTATCAGTAAAGCAAACCCATCCATCAATTTCACTATTGGTGCTCAGACGTATTCAAGTTTCGGGTCGTTTACCATAACACAACCAGTTACAACTAGCCCAGGTGCATTTTCGTATGAGAGTTCTGATATAACCATAGCGTCTATAGTCGGAACTAATGTAACCATTTTACGAGCAGGAACTGTTACAGTCACGGCAGTCCAAGCAGAAACTACCAATTATACTAGAGCTCTCATAAATGCAACATTGGTTATTAATAAAGCGCCTCCAATAATCACTGGCTTTACTATAGCAGATCGACCGTATATAAGCGGTGACACATTTACATTAATAGAGCCATCTGCCATAAGTGTTAAAAATTCCGGGTCATTCGCATACTTAATATCCAATAGCACAGGAGCGTTTTCATACGCTAGTTCTAATTCAAACACTGCCAGAGTATCTGGAGATACAGTAACTGTTTTACAAGCAGGTACCGTTACAATTACAGCAACCCAATCAGCAAGTGACAATTATACGTCTGGTAGCGCGAGTGCTACATTCACTATCTATAAAGCAAATCCGACCATCGCCAATTTCAGTATTAATACACAGACGTATTCATACGGTAGAACTTTTACCATACCGCAACCATCATCCAATAGTCCGGGTGTATTTTTGTATGCTAGTTCTGATAGAAACATTGCAACCGTGTCTGGAAATATTGTAACTATTTTACAAGTAGGTACCGTTACAATTACCGCAACACAGGTGGAAACTACCCACTATACGTCGGGTACTATAACTGCGTCATTCACTATCAATAAGGCAGTCCCGTCCATCACCAATTTTAATGTTGAAGCGCGGACGTATTCAAATGGCGGCACGTTTACACTAACACGACCATCCTCAAATAGCCCGGGTGCATTTTCGTATGCCAGTTCTAATATAAACATTGCCAACGTATCTGGTTCCACTGTATCTATTTTACAAGCAGGCACCGTTACAATTACCGCAACCCAGGCCGAAACTACAAACTATGCATCCACTACTGTAGCTACATCGTTGGTTATTAATAAAGCAACATCAATAATAAGTGGATTCAGTATTCCAAATCAACCTTACAACTCATATGGTGACACGTTTTCCATACCACCGCCATCGTCAAGCAATCCAAGCGCTTTTTTGTATGAAATTTCTAATACAGCTATCGCTTATGTAGCTGGAAATACAAATACTGTAACTATCATACAACCAGGTACGGTTATAGTTACCGCGACTCAGACAGAAAATACAAATTATCTGGCCAGTAGTATAACCACGCCATTGGCCATTACGTCAAATGACGTGAATCCAAGTCCCGTCATAACTAATTTTAGTATTGGTGCGAAAACATATTCAAATGGCGGGACGTTTACACTAACGCAACCATCATCCAATAATAGCGCAGGGGCGTTTTCGTATGCCAGTTCTGATAACACTATAGCAACTGTATCTGGGAGTATTGTAACCATTTTAAAAGTAGGAAATGCTACAATTATTGCAACCCAAGCTGCAAATGCAAATTATGCGACCGGCAGTGTAAGTACATCCTTAGTGATTAATAAATCAACTCCAGATATCACCAATTTCAGTATTGGGGCACGGACGTATTCGAGTGGCGATACCTTTACCCTAACAGACCCGTCATCCAATAGCCCAGGTACATTTTTGTACGCTAGTTCTGATTCAGAAATTGCCGACGTATCTGGAAATACAGTATCTATTTTACAAGCAGGCAACGTTACAATCAGAGCAATTCAATCGGCAACTACCAACTATACTTCTGGTAGTATAACCAGACCATTGACTATTAATAAAGCGACGCTAATCCTCACTAATTTCAGTATTGCAAATCAGACGTATTCAATCGATGGCAGTTTTACTATAATAGACCCGTCATCAAATAACCCGGGAGTATTTTCATATGAAAGTTCTGATCGAAACATAGCTTCTATATCTGGAAATACTGTAACTATTTTACAAGCAGGTCCCGTTACAGTTACCGCATTCCGGGAAGAAACTACAAATTATACGTCCAGTTCTACAATTGCATCGGTCACTATCAATAAGGCGGCCCCATCCATCACCAATTTCACTATTGATGCACGGACGTATTCAAACGGTAGTACGTTTACCCTGCCACAACCAACATCAAATAGTCCGGGGTTGTTTTCATATGAGAGTTCGAACAGGGATATCGCAAGAGTGTCAGGAACTACTGTAACTATTCTACAAGTAGGTACAGTTACAATTACCGCAACCCAGGCCGAAACTACAAATTATGCTGCCGGTAATATAACGGCGTTATTCACCATTAACAGTGCAACGCTAGTGTGTTTAACAAACCCAACCGTTGTAAATATAGCATCTGCATCTGGTGGAAATAAATATGTACTTAATAATGCAACCTCGTACAATTCGACGATAACATACGGATTAGGAATTGGTACCTATATTTTACAAAATATAGAAGAAAATCATCCCATGGCCTTATTGAATGCTGGGGCACAAAATAGTATTACGTATACCGGAGATGCTACTAAAAAACTAACAAAATCAGTCGATGGAGTTTCTTATGATTTTTATTACGGAAACATAACAGTTCAAGTGAATGGTAATTTTAATGCGGTAAGCATTTATTGCTATAATCATGGATATATGGGAGGTGAAAATTTATTTACATACAGTGCATCGTGTTATATAACCCCGGCTCCAACTATAACTGGATTCATTGCTGGAACTCGACCCTTTTTAAGTGGAGGCACGTTTACCTTAATAAAACCAACCTCAAATAGCACAGGCGCATTTTCGTATGAAAGTTCCGATCCAGTTATAGCTTCTGTATTTGGATCTACTGTAACTATTTTACAAGTAGGTACCATTACACTAACAGCGATCCAAGAAGCAACTACAAATTATGCCGAAGGTAGGGTAACGGCGACATTAACCATTATTCCAACCCCAAGTTTGGTAAATATAGACGAGGCTAATGTTATTGACGGCGATGGAAATATTAACATTCTCGTCAAATGGTACCCCCCAAGTGACGGAGGATACGCAATTACAAGTTACCGTATTCAATATTCTCTCACCAACTACATCGAATACATCACCAAAGAACTGATCCTGGCGAACACGCCATCTGCATTTGATCCCGTTACGGGTCGAATAAGTTACCTCATCACACAACTAACAAAGGGTGGAAAATATCAGATCAGAATTGCAGCTGTGAACAGTTTCGGTATGGGTCAATATTCCGATTTAAAATTTGCATTCCCAGGCACGGTTCCTGTAGCCCTCAACTCAAGCACGTTTGAAGTCTATGCCAGTCGGGGGTCTACCCTTGCCACCGTTTACTGGATAAAACCGTATGATGGTGGATACCCTATCTTCAAATACTTATTGCGATACCGGTCCATTACAATCGACGTTGTAAATAAAGTCCCAATCCTTAGTTCAATTCGAGAACCGGCTTCGGCATGGACAACCCCAGTTGAAATTTCAGGGGCATTAACATCTTCGGTAGTTACAAATCTCTCAAATGGAACATACTACCAATTCCAGGTTGCTGCCGTGAATGATGTTGGAGTAGCAGAATATAACGGCCCCGTCGTTGTTAAACCCGGAGATATTCCTGGTCCATTTACGGCAAATATTAGCACGGATTTCGTTTACTCAATCAATGCGAGAAACAATGGTCGTATTTTTTTAGAATGGTCGCCGCCTCAGTACGATGGCGGATACGACCTCGAAAATTACGTTGTTCACTATAAAAGTTCAAACGATATTTATTTCACAAAACGGGTTTTTCCATTATCGCAGCGTCAAATTTCGCCCGGGTTGCGCAGTACTCCCACATTTTCAAAAAACCTCGTCGTTGACTATTACGGCGATTTATCGGCCAATCCGCCAATTCCTATTCAAGAGCCGCTTCAAAACGATGTCCCATACAGTATTCGCATCGGGGTTCAAAATGATGTCGGGATTCGATGGATTCCTGAACGCGTGAATTCCACTGAAATATACGCAACCATAATTCCAAACACCTTTTCCAAACCCGTCCTAGATTTAAGCGCCACAATTGCAGATCAAACCGCGAAGTTATCCTGGACGTGGAATGATGCTAGTTTGAACAATGGGTACCCTTTGAATGGCGCGTACCCCCTCAACGGCAATAATAACCGCCTACCAAATTATTTTGTGGTTCGATACCGGCCGTATAACGATTTGTACTGGCACCAGCTTGTTTATCCGCATGCCGCAGAAAAACTAGACGTAAATAGTACGCTCAACGCGTATTCAATCACACTAGCAGAAACGGGTAGAGATACACGTTATTCAAATGCTAATCCCGACCAGCTGTTTGAACGGAATGCGTATCAAGGAGTTCAATACAATTACACAAACGCGGTACGCGACGTTTCGGTCAATGTATATAACCGTCTGGACCCTTTTTTCCCACCATTTCAAGAACGGCAGCCGTTAACGAACGGAGTACCATACGATTTTCAGGTTGCTGCAGTGAACCATATTTTACGCGGACCGGATATGGGCATCGCAATTGGAGAGTACGCCCAAACGCGCCAAACCCCGGGTCGCGTCCCGGATCCTCCCGCCCTGTTTCGAATCCAGCGCGGGGCACAGCAGTCCACTATATTTTGGAATGCGCCGGTATCAGATGGTGGGTACCCTGTAACCACGTACCGGCTACGAACTCGAACATTCAGCGTAGTCAATATGATCATGTCAACGGGAGAATTTCCGCTCACGAACTCGGTAATTTACCCAACGGTTGCAAGTTATAACCGGAATGGCGTGGGCGTGAACTCGGGCAACGCGTCAGTTCCAACCGTAATATCGAGCCGGTATACGGACCCGTCCGGCAATGAAACGTTGGATGAAGAAATAATCACGTATTCGAGTAGCACCCGTTCCGCCAACCTCCCATTTGGAAAATTCGAAAACGATCAGTTGTTTGATCTTGCACTCAGTGCCAGGAATATGCTGGGATACGGTCCCGAAGTATTTATTACAGATAAATATAGCAAGCGACCGTACCGCCCCGACCCTCCCGAAAATGTTACCGCGCAAATGATAAAAAGTTCGGAAGTGAACCAAGGTAGCGGGTCGCTGTTTTTAAACTGGACTACTCCCGACTACGCTGGCGGAGACCTGACAGTAAGCTACGCCTATGAAATCCAGTATGCCTTGACGGAAGCCAGCCCGATCGAATCGAATCCGGATCCTGTAACCGATCCCAACCCCGTACCGGATGAAACGTGGAAGCTACTAAGTTCCAACCAGCAATTGTTCAGCGAATACGTTTCACCAACAAATACGAAAACACCGAATACAATTGTATCGGCTGCGTACTCTATTTTTGCTTCGCCAAGCGGTATGATTGGAGACACATTTATTCGATGGATACGTATTCGATCTATTGCGAAAACACTTGGAATTGGAGTAGACTCATTCGGAGATTTGGATAGTTTATGGGTAGTCTGCAACGTAATCACATTGGATTAATTGAATTTTAAATTTAAACCAATTAAAATCAAGGATACGTCATATGATATATACAATCAATGCCAACAACATCTGTTCCAATTGAAGATTCGCTTCGAATTGCAGGAGATATTCACAAACATGTTCGCCGAAAAATGAGAGAATCTAACATTCTTGTTCCAGGAGCCAGATTAATTGATATTGCAAATTTTATTGAAACAGAGACGAAAGAGTATACGAGTATCGCGATCGATACAGCAAATGGGTCTAGTGTAATAAATGGCGGGATTGGATTCCCGGTGGGACTATCTGTGAATGACTGTGCCGCGCACTATCATCCCCATTCACAGGATACCCACGCTATTCTCTCAAATTCGGATATCGTAAAGGTGGATTTCGGAACGGAAGTTAATGGATGGATTGTTGATTCCGCATTTACAACGCGGATTGGTGGTGGCAGCGGCGAGGTTACATTGCAAAAGCGAACACATTGTAATTCACATTCTTTTTCAATCGATGATTGTGATTCTCTCATTTCTTGTATGAAAGATGCAACCGAGTTGGGTATTCGCAATATCGGAATAGATGTTCGCATATCGGACTGGAGCGCTTCCATTGAAGAGTTGATACGATCACATGAAGGCGTGTTCCCAATTTACAACTTGACAGGTCATGATATAAAACATGAAATAATCCACGGAGATATGAGACTGCCGTCAGTGCAGAATGCAGTGGATGATAAAAACGAGAGATTTAAGGAAGGCGTGTACGCAATTGAAACATTTGGTGCCAGACTTCCGAACAAAAAAAGTGTTTCAACACCGAAACAAGTTGAAGTTGATGAGCGCGGGGACAGTACCATTTTTAGGTTAGACCCTCAGCTAGCAAAGTACACTGCGGCAGAACTTCAAAATCGTATTCCTATCTTTCGGATTCAATCGGTTCAGAGAGTATTCTCTCAAATACGTACCCGGTTTCGAACTTTACCGTTTTGCGAGAGATATATGCAACCGAGTGATCGAACCCCGGTATCGCTGCTTGTAAAAAACGGCTTACTGATGAGTTACCCGCCGCTGTGCACCGTCCCTGGAAGTATTACCGCACAATTTGAACATACGGTTTACGTGAAAGATTCTACGACCATTTTTTCGAGAGATGATGATTATTAAACGTTTATTGATTTGGTACAAGGTTATTCAGAATTCAAAGTTGGTGGTGTCGGGGGATCGTCCAGGGTTGTAATACTCGTGACACGCATTACACATAAGCTTGAATCCCCGGTTCGTGGGTGTATGACAGATAAAATCCGAACGTTTATCAAGGCCAGCATCGCAATATTCACACAAACCGAACTTGTGTTCCCGACTCTTCATGCTGCGCTCTACTAGCGTAAGCTTAATACCGGGTTGGTGCGTCGTCGTCATATGGGTCTGAGTAAGGTCAATATCATCAACGTAAAGGTTGAAAAATATTTCAATTTATTTTTTATTGATTTTATTACTTTTTTTTATATTTTTAAACAACAATATTTTACACATGCATCAACGTAACAAAAGAATGTTGATGAACAAATATAATATATTAAGTGTCAAAATAACTTAAACAAACCTTACTACTAAGAGTATAAAACACCAAACCAACAAGCTCATAAATCCGTCAATTAAAATGGCCAAACAATCTTCTTCGTCTCCAGCCCCCGTCGCTGCCTCTTCTACTTCTACTACTTCTGCCGCCGCTCCCGCTGCCCAGAAGCCCAAGACCCCCAAGGTCGCTGCCGCTGCTGTTCCCGCCGCTGGCGCAGCCGCCGCTTCTGAATCTAAGCCCAAGGTTGTCAAGGCAGCCAAGGTCGCTCCCGTTTCTGGAACCCCATCTGCTGACGCGTCTCAGCAGAACGTTGCCAGCGCTCCCGTGGCTGCAGCTGCCCAGGAGGGCAGCCTGTTTGCTGGATCTCACATCAAGTTGCAGACTCTCGTTGCCGCAATCGCAGCTCTCCGTTCTGAGATGAGGGGCATTGAGCGCCAGGTCGAGCGTGAGCTCCGTGCTGCTCGCAAGGCCAGTGAGAAGAAGCGCCGCAAGAACATCAACCGCCAGCCATCTGGCTTCGTGAAGCCTACCCTGATTTCCAACGAGCTTGCCGCCTTCCTTGGCAAGAGCAGCGGTTCTGAAATGGCCAGGACCGAGGTTACTCGCGAGATCAACGCCTACATTCGCGACAACAAGTTGCAGGACAAGGACAACGGTCGTCGCATCTTGCCCGATGCCAAGTTGAAGAAGCTCCTCAAACTCAAGGACGGTGACGAGCTGACCTACTTCAACTTGCAGCGTTTCATGTCCCCCCACTTTTCGACTGCTGCCAAGTCTGTCGCTGGTGGTGCCGCCGTCGCTGCCGCCAAGTAATTGACTTGTTCAAAATGTTAAATAATTAAAATTTAAAATATAAAAAAATCAAAACCAAATAAAAAAGAAAAAACCGAAAACCCGACAAAAAAAAAGAAAACAACTTAAAAAAAGGGACTTTGGTCTAGGGGTATGATGCTTGCTTTGGGTGCAAGAGGTCGGGAGTTCGATTCTCCCAAGTCCCCTCGTTCATATATTAATTTATAAAATTATACAAATTTTATAAATACTAATATCAGTAATATAATAAAGACAACAGTGATAGTAATTTATCAATTACTAATTTACTAATACACAGTTATGCCCTATAAAATTGGCATCGTTGGAAATGGATTCGTTGGCAATGCAACCGTCACATTGGAGTGCAGTGATGTTGAAGTTACATGTTATGATATAAATCCGAATTTATGCATTCCGTTTGGAACTCAGATGTGCGATTTATTGGCATGTTGTGCGATTTTCGTCTCGGTGCCAACGCCAATTAACGGTCTTGGTAAAACGTCTATGAAATATGTCGACAGTGTCGTTTCCCAACTAAAGGACTTGGCGTATAGTGGATACATAGTGATTCGTTCAACCGTTCCCGTCGGAACTTCTGACCGATATAAATGCTATTTCATGCCAGAGTTCCTCACGGAGAAAAATGCAATCGGAGATTTCAAAAATACCCAGAATTGGATTTTTGGATACTGTGATCATGATGCTGATCATGATGCTGATGTAAAAAAAGAAGGCTTCGTTGACACAATGACCGGTATAATAAATGCTGCTTGCATTCACAAAAAGATAGCATCCAATCGCATCTCATTCATGCGCAACAAAGAAGCTGAAATGGTCAAATATTTTCGAAACACGTTCCTGGCTACAAAAATATCATTTTGTAATGAAATCTTCAATTTTTGCATGAAACGCGGGATTGATTATGATGCTATGATTTCCGTGGCAGCAGACGATTCGCGAATTTCGAAAAGTCATACGTCAGTCCCGGGCCATGATGGACATTTTGGGTTTGGCGGTACATGTTTTCCCAAAGATATCAGCAGTCTTCGCGCGCAGATGAGGGAGTCGGACGTCCCGCATTGCATTGTAGATGCCGTTATTCACCGAAACGATAACATTGATCGTTCGGAAAAAGATTGGATGGAAGATATCGGTCGGGCATTTGAGTATAAATAAGTTTATAGATTTACTTAAAACTATATAAACTTATTTTAGATACTTCAGTAGTTAGTTAATCAATCAAGCAATCAATCCCATCATGCCTTCACATTCTAGACCTGAAACCAACCGTAATATTAATACGGTGATTAATAATAAAAATAATAACAACAATATTCCAGTCACGATCTTATTGAGTGTTTCATGCACTGTATTCGACGATTACAACAACATTCCGCTAACATTGCATTCGGAATTTATTCGATCAGTGACCAATATGCCAGTAGACGAAGGAATGAAACGATTGTCGCAACACATTTGCACGCACGTTCTTGTTACCATCTACGATGATCTAGAACGAAAACAGGAGTGGGATCGAATGAGAGAACTTGTTAAAAAAAGTCAACTGTTCCATATTCATGGCCGGACAGTTGGTGATATTATTTATCCCAATCCAAATACGGATGATCCGCACGGACATCATGGGCGCGTGGTTTTTGTATGCACGCACTGTTAACATGCCGTCGAATGGGTTTCGGAGCATGTTATAATACGTCGCTGGATTTTCGAGTTCGGTTGTTTTTTTAACGACCCTGAACCCGGAAGTAGAATATTATTATTATTGTCGCACCCCTCATGGTCTCGATTAACGATCTGTTCATGCTCTTCTTCCAATAACGCTTTCAAGAAGTTGTAAATGACGTACAAAATTTCTTCCGAGCATTTCCCGACAATAAGTACGCTACCCGTTCGAAAGATCATGAATGAAATCTCACAGAAATCCGGCTTGGTTTCGGTTTTGGTATAATGCGGCTGTTGGCCATTTTGGACTTCTCGGCCGTACACGTAATAAAACTTGGACTGAATGCCGGGATAGGAACACGAGTCGTAGTTACTGTTGATTCGATACTTGTATTTCAGAAGTTCGTGCAACCTATCACGGTCAATGTAAAACCCGCAGTTGAAATTTGAATTGATAAGAACGGTATCGCACTCGCCTTCCAAATAGGAAAGATCCGGGGATACGGCAGGGCGCAGTATGCGGGTAACAACTTCGAGAACGTAATTGAGCGTTTGAATGTTCTGTATCCCGGGAATTTCCAATTTTCCCGTATTAAATATTTTTACATGCATTTCTTTGAATTCGGGAAGGTGTGAAACGCACTGACTTTCTTTGACATCATCGCCTACGGCGACGGGACTTTTTGCATCGCACGATAGTATTCGAATAATCATGACGAAACAGTTGAAGAATGCGCGCTTTTTTTTGCTTCGGTAGCATAAAATGTCTTTTTTTGAAATACCAACACTTATTTTGCGTTGGTCTTTGAATTTGATTCGTCCTTCTGGATTATCGATATGTTCTATTTCCTGATTCTCGCAATAACGTTCGTTTGCGATACGAGCCATGACTTCGTCGTAGTCTGCGCGTTCGGTTGTTGAAAACTTGATTTGTTTTTTGATGACGCCTTCAACTGGGTCGACGTATCGTATTACCGGAATTTCCCAAAATACTTTTTTGATATCGATTTCCCGATCCAAATGGGCAATTTTTGTCGTTGTTGAAATGTAAATGGCGCTGCATTTTGGAGTCGCCTGGGTACTACTACTATCTCTAGCATCTGAAAAATCAGAAATATGCAAACACGACTGCAATGAAGACAATGATTCAGTCGAAGATTCTACATCATCTCCGAGTTTCATATTTCGCTTGAATGTTTCCCAGTCGTCGTCAAGATCCGCCATCGAATTAAGCAAGTATTAAGTAAATAAGACAAAAGATATACGTGTATAGCTACATTACATATTCACGTCGGGCTTTAAGTTCAATTTTATATAATATTAATTTAAACTTAAAGATGCGAAAATGAAAAATATAAAAAATAAAAATTGACAGTAGAATAAAATTTCAGTCAATGCAATAAAAATAAAAACATAACCCGACTAACAAATGCAACCCACTGTTGATGGAAATAATGGAATTGATGGATATATTTATATTTTAACGTCGCCGCATAAGTGTGGTATTCGTCGTCGAAAGATTGGCCTAACGACTTTGCCGCATCATCGGATGAACACGTATTTGACAAGTTGTTGCGATTTGGATGAATTGTATTTTGAAAGGCTGTTCCACGTCAGGGTATCCGGGGTTGAAGAGTTGCGGGACATTGAAGGTAAGTTGCATGCACATTTTGGCCCGCTTCGCCGGCGCCGCGAATGGTTTGAACTTGATTCGCCGGACCCTGTTGGCGAATTCATCCGGAACCATCCGGCCTTTTCCAAAGAATGCGCTTTGAATGATGTCAAGGATCTGCAATACTCAAAAGAGTCCGTGAAACGCGAAAAACGGCTCATACAAGAACAAGAACAAGAACAAGAACCGGTTCCTCTTCCTGTTCCTGTTCCTGTTCCAGACAAAAAATATTTAATTACTGAATATTTTAGCCATATGCTACCATCGGGCACCATGCTTCCGCGCAGGATTCAGAGCGAACTGTTTTGCGCATTCTTGAAAAAAACGGCTGAAAATGAAAAGTATACGGGAATCGTACAATGGCCTACCGCGGTAGGAAAAACAATTGGGATGTTATCACTGCTCTTCATTTCATTCTCGCGGCGGTCATCTGAAGGGAAGATCTGGAGAGGGTTGCTCATTGCCCCGCAAAATGATATTTTGAATACAATTATGGACTCCATCAAACGACTAGAAAAATGGGGAATCTCTATCATTTCAGGCCATGACGCTCAATTTGTGGACGCGTTGCAAGAGTATCCGCGCGACCGGCATTGTTTGATCATAACAACGCACGCGTCCCTTACCGACCGGCGAAAATGGGAAATGCTTCCAGAGATCGACCATTGTCACTACGACGAAGTGCATCAAAGCACCGGCATGCAATTCTTCGGGCTGCTGGTTGAATGGATTCCCAAGTTTACATACTTTACTGGAACGTCTGCTACCCCCAAAACATGCAACTCGGAACAACATACCCGACTTCACCAGCTGTTTGGAAACCCGCTGGAAGTTTTACACCAGTGTGAAATGGACGAAGCGGTTAAAGAAGGCTGGATCGCGCAACCCAAAATCATTGCAAAAATTGTGGATTCTAGTACACGCATTCAAGACTTTATCGGAATTGTCGCCCAAAGCGTTACTAAAAAACGGGAACAGGGTAAATGGATGTACGGGAAAGTTATCGTATATTTGGAAACAATTGCCGATGTGCAAGCCGCCGTTCGTTGCGCGGTTCAGTATTTCAATGATTCCAATGAATCTGGATCTGGATCCGCGACGATTTATATGGCGGTAAAGGACACTAGTGCTGCAACTGCAAATGCAACTGCTTCGACTGACTCAGAAGTAGTTTCGATTGAAGGCGCGCATCCGGATAGCGAATTCATCAAAGACGAAGCAGATGGCTCGTTGCGTATACTGTTTGCATGCCAGCGTTACCGCCAAGGGTCCGATATCAAAGGAATTGAAATGACGATGGTTTTATTCAATTCTACAATTGCTACAAATGTATTCGTGCAAATCATGGGACGCGCACTTCGAAGGGACTATGGGTATGCGAATAAGGAGGGATGGTGCGTTATAGTGAAGACGCGCAGTGAAGGGGAGGAAGAAACGTCCGAAGATGTTATGGATGGTATCCTTCTTGAGATGGCTAGTTTTCTGTTACTCTCATCATCGTCATCGAATATTGATAATAAGAAGACAAAGAAAGAGCAGCTTCAGGATTTCGTTTCACAGTTCTTGGAATTTGACGTTGACAAAAAAGAGTTTTCGATTGAAGAAACGGTTGAACGTATGCAGTGCATGTATTTGCGAAAGGAATACGTATCTGGAAACAAGGGGGTTCGCGAATACTGCATTGAAAAAAGAATCGATTCCAGTTTCGAATACGCGGAACATCGAAAAACCGAAACGCGCATTTCACTTCCGTGCGACATTCCGTGCCAGTCAACTGAAACCGTTTACGCGTTCTTGCACCCGAATGCTACCTGCATGCAAAAGTCGGAGTTTATAAGTATTTTAAAATCGCTCGATTTGACGACTTCCCAAAAATACGAATCATGGCGCACGGGGCTTGTATTGTCTTCGTCATCATCACAATATCCATCCATTCAGCACATCAGCGACGGCTACTTTGGACCCAATGATACGAATTTCAACACATTCGTCGAATCGAAGAGATCGCGCAGATAAATAGATGCGCAGATAAATAGAGGCATAATAATTTTAAAATATTAAGGCGTGTTTTTATAATTTTTATTAAAAATTATAAAATAATATATAATCTAAATCACTTAAAATAAAATGTATATATAGATAAAATTGAAACTATTCATAAATTATACGTATACAACTATACAACAGCACAACCAAAGAACGAATATAATGACTGATATCAGGGCATTCAAATCTTCAATTGTTCGCATTCGAGATATCCTGAGAGGACCTGGAGTAGCCATTACAGGAATGGAATCAATGCGACACATTTGCTTGTACATTCTGGCAAGGTACGTTGATATTGAAAAAGCACAGAGTCTTGGAGTTCCAGAACAATTCGCATGGGAAAATCTGATACACGTTTCACAAACGCAAGAGGGCGGCGTACAATTTGCATTCGATTTGTTCTACCATAAAGAGGAAGACTGTCTGATTGCACATTTCGACCGGTTATTCGGAACCGAAAAGTTTTCATTCGATATTAAAAGTCCCATGAAACACAAGGAAATTATGGAGATCATGCACCGCATCGACGTTCGCATCATCGATGATCATATCGATTTACTGGGCTGGGTATACGAGCAACACTTGGGGACGGGTGCATCAGGGTCTGGGTCGAGGGATTTGGGACAGTATTTCACTCACCGAGCAATTTGCGAGTACCTCGTAGACTTGTGTAAGCCCGGGTTTGAAGAAGACGGAATTCCCGAGTCTATTTGCGATCCAACTATGGGTACCGGCGGGTTCCTTACCACGTTTATCAAATACTATCGTCGAGCACATCCGGACAAACCGGTCGACTGGAAGATTCAATGCAAAGAAATCCACGGGTGCGATACCGATCCAAAAGTCGCTGGAATTGCAAGAGCCAATTTGTTCATGGAAACGGGCGGATACCGAGCTCAAAATTTATTAACACATGATTCGCTATACAATGATTTGCCGCAAAACGGGTACAAAATTATTCTGGCAAATATGCCGTTTGGAGTGAAACAGCTGGTCCACGCCGATTGTTGCGAACGAGTGAAAGACTTGAAAATTCGAACCACCAAATCCGAGCCACTGTTTCTCCAACTCATGATGGTGTCTCTAAAACCCGGCGGGCGATGTGCTGTCGTCGTACCCGACGGAATTCTGTTCAATGTCGCGCGCGGTCACCGGGATACTCGAAAGTATTTGCTCGATCATTTCGAATTGAAACGGATTATAAAAATGAAGGGGCAGTTCTTTACAAATACGAGCATCCAGCCGTCTATCCTGTTCTTCGAAAATACAGGCAAGTCGACTACCGCAGTCGAGTTTTGGGATGTTGTTAAAGACGCGACTACCGGCGACATACAGGAAACGATGGTTCTTTCCGTTCCAACGGATCGACTCAATGACGACTTCTCGTTCAATATGAACTATTACCAGGAGAAAAAAGCGCTGGTTCCGAATACCGGGTTTCCGCAATACCCTTTGTCCGAGATTTCAAACTACGCCAATGGAAAGACGCTTGCATCGGCGGAGAAAACGGACGACGGTGAATACGATGTCATGGGCGGCGGTATGACATACAACGGAAAAACAACCGCGTTCAACCGCGAGGGCGAGACGATCAGTATAAGCAAGAGCGGGTCTGCGGGTTTCGTATGCTACCACAATAAAAAATACTGGGCGGGCGACTGTCTCACGATAACGCCGCGAAATGTCGATGATGTAATTACCAAATACTTGTATTATTATCTCAAACTGACAAAGTCAACTACGACCGTGGTCGGAAGCACGATTCCGCATTGCAAGTGGGACGACATCAAAGACATTTCAGTTGTTGTACCGCCACTGCATGTACAGAATGAAATTGTCGCGACGCTCGATCGCATTTATATGGCAACGACAATTGCAGTAACTGAGGAAACAACAATCTCAATGACGGAAACGCTCAAGATGACGGATAAGGGCATGGACCTTATTCTGGCGAACCCAGCCGGTGAATTCCTTGAACCGATCGTTGAAGCGAATCGATTGATCCGGCGGTCCGATCAGATGATCGCGCATATCAAACTTCAAATGGGAGCGGTTATTGGCGCATCCATGCACGGGCCTGAATGTACCGAGTACTTGCTATCTGAGCTGGCTGAAGACAATCCTGAAAACCTTACACGGGCTGATACGGACTACGAAACAATCAACTATGTCGACCTGGGCTCGGTAAAAGAGGGTAAAATATCCGCGGTTCAGAGTATCCCCATTTCGGAAAAACCAGCGAGAGCGCAACGCAAGATACAGGACGGGGATATCATATGGGGAAGTGTTCGTCCGCTTTCAAGAAGTTATGCATTTATCGAAACCGCGGCAGAACATATGGTCGGATCGACCGGATTTGTTGTGATTCGAACGAAGGACGCGACCCAAGTATTGTCGAAATACTTGTATTACACGCTTACAACTGATGCATGCGTACGGTTCCTGGATATGCATAGTACCGGAAGTTCGTATCCCGCGTTCAATTCGCAAACAATCATGGCATACCGTGTCACGATTCCGCCGATGCATGTACAGACGAAAACGTTGGAACGGCTTTCTGCGCTTCAACTGCAACTGGATACACTTGAATTGCTGAAGCAACAATCGGAAGACAATGCGAAATTTATACTGGAATCGTATACATAAAAATAAAAATAAAATAAAAACATAAAGAAGGTGAACTAACAAAACAGGTCCATAATTTTTTCATATTTATATTTGAGTATATAAGTATTTAAAATGAATAAAAGATTCCGTGATGATGAATTCCAAGAAAAACTTATAAAAAAATTGGTTATTGTAGAATGCCATGGGGTTACATTAACTACAAGAGCACATCCGCGTAATCCCGAGAATAGTGTAGAGGTTGTTTATCCTACTATACTTACAGCGGATCTTGGAACTGTGACAAATGCATGTGGAAATTTAATTAAACAAGCTAATCAGATTTGCGAGATAGTGACTGATCCTATCAGGAACTCCAGGGATGATGTATATGATAACGGAATATCACTTGCAGACTTAGTTACTGTGCTACAACGTAAGGCAGTTGATAATGGAGACGGGGGATATGCACTCCTTATAAAAGGGACGCCAATTAAAGCAAAACTTCCCAAAGAAAGTTTTCAAAACATAGAACTATTTTGTCCAGGAGTTCGCCTTGAATCAGGCCCAGGAAAATATCCAGTTGGAAATGCAGATGGAGTATGGGTATGCGATTTAGTTGGTGATGATGCGTATGATAGTACAAATATTACCCGCCGCTTGTTTCAGAATCAGCTTGAATATGAGCCGACAGGAAAAGTACTAAAAAAATATGTTGATTATGATCCAAAACTGAAACAATATAGTATTAACACACATAGTTGGCGAACCTTGCAGGGCAATGTAGCGACGTATCGTGACCTAGTCAACGAATTGGCCAAATATCCAGTTGAGTTTCCAGATGAGACTACTGCAATTCTGCTAACAACATGTCGAGTCTTTCAGGATGATCCTGAAAATAGAGGGGATTTTAATGATGCAGTTCCGAGTGAAGGGCTATCGCAAGAACAACAACAACAACAACAACGGGAGCAACAAGAGCGGGAGCAACAACAACGGGAGCAACAACAACAGAAGCAACTACAACAACAACGGGAGCAACAACAGGAGCAACAAGAGCGGGAGCTTGAGATACAAAAACTAGAAAAAAGGCTGGAGAAAATTGCGGAACGCAAAACTCAGCTCAGAAGGATAAATCTGGAGCGGGAGCAACAGTGGCTTCAGCAGCAACAGTGGCTTCAGCAGCAACAGTGGCTTCAGCAGCAACAGGGGCTTCAGCAACAACAACAACAGGACCTGTGGGAAACAGATTTCGACAACTACAGCGACGAACTAACTGGCGGTAGTAAACGAAATGCACGAAAAAGAGGACGTGGCGGCAGTAATAAAAAACGACGGTATACGAAAAGGAAAAAATATTTCAAGTCGAGTCGTAAAGTAAATAAATTAAAAATAAAAAAAAGGCGAACTCGCAAATATAAAAATAAAAATAATTTATAGTTTCGTCGCCTTACCCTTTTTCCATTTCATGATTGCCAAACTTATATATTCGACGATATGTTTTGAATTGCACTCTTGGTTATGAATTACGTGTTCAATATGGGTTAAAAACTCGGGCGTGAGTTCGGTGAGTTGTGTGCGAATAATATGATTCAAAAACTGGACCATCATGCTTTTTTTCTCAATACAATAATCGCGACTGATACGATTCAGTCTGGACGAGATGCTTGCCGAAGTTTCTAATGCAATTACGTCGTTCCAAGTATTACGGTGAATGATTTTACACTTGGATACGATTTGATTCGATTGCATGTAATTGATCATTCCGCGAATGTCGGATCCAAATTGGGTTTGTATATTACGCAACGTATCAATCGACAGTTTTAATTTTTCGTTCACGTTGATTTGATCCAAAAACTCGATAATGCGTCCTTCCGGCAACTGGTTGAACCGCATCTTAACAAATTCAGATTGGAGAGATTCGTCGATTTTACTCACATAGTTGCATATCAGGCAAAATTTCACGTTACACAGCGTATAATTATTAATCAAATACCGAAGCGCCATTTGAGCATTTTTTGTCATGTAGTCAACTTCATCGAGAATAATAAACTTTAACTGTTCGCCTCGTCCAAATAAGCTTTTAGTATTGACAAACGTACTTATCTGGTTTCGAATGACGTCAATTCCACGTTCATCTGATGCGTTTAAATGGATCACGGTTCCCAGACCCAGAATCGGATACGAATTAGAATTTGAATTGTTTCCAGCATGTGCATCTGTTGCGGTTACGGTATACTTATTCTGAAACGCGCTGACCAGGTTTATAACTGTCGTTGTTTTTCCAGTTCCGGGAGGGCCGTAAAGTAACAAGTTCGGAAAGTACCCCTTTTCAATTATATTTTCAAGAATTGTTTTATTGGTTTCGTCGAGAACGATATTATCAAACGTTTTGGGCCGGTATTTTTCAACCCATGGAGTTGACGACTGAACGGCGGCAGCAATTGCAGCGATATTCATATTCATATTCATATTTATTATATATATTATTGGTAATCATATCATATACGTTCAAGTATTTATTTTCATATTTAAAATACAAAATTTAAAATACAAAATTTAAAAACAAAATACAAATAAAATTGTTGCGTTTTATCTGTATGGATAAAGTGTAGGTAAAAGTATAAGTTACATTGTTACATTTATAAAACATAAAACAACATTCCGAAGAGATGACATCCGAACTTCAAACTCAAGACAAAGACAGCAGCAGACGCCCGCGAGCAACCCATTTGAATGGTAGTGGCGGATACCTTGAACTGATCCTTGGCCCGATGTTTTCGGGAAAAACTTCAAAGTTACTGGAAATACACAAACAGTGCCTGTTTTGCAGCATTCCCGTGGTTGCAATTAATTATATGGAAGATACGCGGTACTCGGATACGATGATGTCAACGCACGACCGTGCCATGATCCCGTGTATTCGCGGAACTCAAATCAAGGATATGGTCGTAGATCCAGTCGACGGATACGCGATTCGAAATGCTGCCGTGGTTTTGGTAAACGAGGGACAGTTCTTTCCGGACTTGGTTGAATATGTTCGAAAATGGGTAGACGTTGACAACAAGCGCGTTTACATATGCGGGTTGGACGGCGATTTTATGCGCGCGCCGATGGGTTCAATACACGAACTGATTCCGTTTTGCGACAAAATCGAAAAACTGACATCACTTTGCAGCCGTTGCCGCGATGGAATGCGCGGAGTCTTCAGTTTCCGGATCACGAATGAAACTGAACAGAAACTCATCGGGTGCTCCAACTATATTCCCGTGTGTCGAAAATGTTACAATGAACTCAGCGATGAACGAACGAAACACAACACGCCACAGGCCGCGCTCGAGTAAGTAAACAAAAGACTCTATCAAATATTTTTATTTTTATTTTTTATTGAAAAAAAAATAAAAAAGTGGAGGGAGGGGGGGTATACTTACCTGGATTACTTACCTGGATAGAGCCTAGATAGCTGCTTAGGATTGGCTTGTTCGGTGATTTTGCTCGACGGGTTGAATCTGCAAGTGAAGCGCGCGACGATCGCCGCATGCAGCAAGTTCACGTTCGCGTGCACGGATCTTGTCGGCAGCCAGCTTTGCGTTCCTGGCTTCAATTGCGGCATCGGCGGCTTCTTCGCTTCCAAACTTCTTGATGAACTCGCGTCGTTCTCTGAACGCTCGGAGCACAACAAGTGCAGCTTGCTTGTCTTCCATTCGCGTGGCGTCTTTGATGCGCTGGATCAGCCTTTCTTCTTCAGTAGATGTTGTCATTCTCGTATTGTTGGGTTGTGTAAGCACTACTTATGATAGGAAACAGTAATTGAAAAAATAAATCAATTTTTTTCACATTATAGATATATAAAATGAATTTGGCAATTCAAATCGTTTTTGGCGCGATCGGCAGCGTGACTGCGTGTTTTTGCTGTGGGTATATCCTTTCCAAAAAATGTTATAGTTACACTAACGACGACGCAAGGGCGTAACTATATGAATAAATAAATACATAAGTAAATAATGAAATAAAATGCTCGATACGGGGCTTGAACCCATGACCTTGGGCACATAAGACCCACGCTCTAACCAACTGAGCTAATCGAGCAACCAAATAATAATAATAATAATAACTGGTGAGCATCTCACCGTCTAGTATCCTATGGAAGTATTTAAATCATTTTTAAATAAATATGATTTATAAGTATGGTGTTTTTATGGAAAAAAATTGAATTGTATTTCACATTCACAAATAGGTTGATAGTAGTGACTCCAACGACAACAACAACAACAACAACAACAACAACAAGACAATAATGGAAGCATTTAGAAGAAATTATGACGAAGATATCCACGGTCAGTGGCGCGCAAATGCGGGTGAGAAGGTGGTTTACACGGAAGACTTTCCAGCACCCATTCTTTGTGCTACGGAATTTACAGACAACTCCACGGGAAAAGGTAAGGCAAAAAGGGTCGAAATCACATTCGACATTTCCGGTTCCGGAACTGAATCAGGTATGTGCACATTCACTCACACAGACGACGGCGTTGGCATTGAAAGGGTTTCGGACCTTTCCCGGTTTCTCAAATTCGGAAGTACCCAGTCGTCGGGCACATTTCATCATTACGCATGGGGCCGCTTCCGCGCAATGACGGCGTTTATGCCGGACTACGAGACTGCACAATGGACGATTGATTTCAGACTTTGCAATAACCCAACAGTAATGAGTCGTCTTTGCCAGCCGTGGAGCACGACTCAGAAGATGCAAGATTCGATGACCGAGGTTCCAGTTACCGACTCGAATCGCGGGATCGGATTTGGGATACAACTCAATTTCAAAATGTCGATCTTCGGAGAACTCGCCAAGACGTACAGTGAAACCCCGGAAGTGCTCTTCAACAAAATGAAGGAGCGTCTGACAACGAAGTACAGTGAGGAAGTGTTTCGAACTACTGAACTTGTTCTTACGGTGAAGAAGGGAAGCCAGATCATCAGCGAAAGTTCCCGAGAGAACAACTGGAAGACATTCGAACAAATGCTTCGCGAACTTTCGGAAACTTCTCCTGCGTCCTGCCAAATTCTGTTTGACAAAACTTTGAATTGGAAAAGCATCCAGTTCAGATCGACCGAGTACTTCTTGGCAAAAGACAATGATGACTTGAGAATGGCGTTTCCGACATTTGGCAGACGATCCCTTGAATGCCAGCGAGTTCATATAAGCAACGACGGTCGGCTTATTGAGTCTCGAGCGAAGACGTTGATGGACAAGCGAAAGAACCTTCATGGGTACCAAAATGGCGAAATTGTGTTCATCAACGCGTTTGCCGAAGACTCTGGATCATTTCTGGACCAACCAACTCCTGCAACTACCAAAGTGTCGATCAAAGACGACTGCGTAAACCTTCCAGGTATATATCAGACGTACCTGGATGAAAAAAAACGGATCGAAGACGAGAAGGCCTCGGAAAGAAAGGCTCGCGAAAAGGAATTGAAAGAACAACGAAAAAAGAGAACAGTGCTAGCGGCAGCGGCAGCACCAGCACCAGCACCAGCGCCAGCACCAGCACCAATATCATTGGTCCCATTGACATTGTCATCTGTGACGTCAGTGGCACAAGTAGCAGGAGGAGGATGCGCGGCAGCAGCTCAACGAAAGTACACGTCCATGCACCTTGCATCATGCGATGGTCTATACAGTGACATGCCCGAAGTACGTGTTACCGTTACTCAGGGCACTGGTGCTGAACTTGCAAAAAAACCCAGCGTATCCAGCGTACCGAAATCCAAGCCCCGCCAGGCGTTTCTGCCCGAGGAAGTTGTTTCGATCATTCGAGACGCGTCGAAATACATGACCCAAGAGTCATTTGCCGTGTTCAAAGCCGACATGAACAGTAAGTATTCCCTAGGCATGGAATAAGCACAACACACATGCACATGCACAAACAAGTTCGTTAGTGGTTAAACGAACATTTTTTTATTTTTTATACATTTATTGTTACTTACTTATTAGTTATTTATATAATGCTTACCGCATGATATTTCACTATAAAGATGAAAAAAAATTGAAATGTTTTTAGAATTTGGGATAATATGTAAAGCAGTGACTCAACAATCAAACAACGAACAACCGAAATGACGACGACAATGACAACTGCCCAATTTGCCTGGAAACAATTCAGCGCCGCCCACATCCAACGTGAAGGCGGAGCTGACGAACACCGTGACCTTGCCGACGACCGTGAAGACCGCTTCGACGCGCCAGTCCCCCCAATCACGGCCTCAAAAGCTTCATCAAAGACTTCAACAACTTCAACAACTTCGACAAAATCAAAACGCATCCAGTTCTCAACCACGGGACACCTCATCGACACCAACAACCGCAACAAACTCGCGACCGCAACTGCCGCAACTACCGCCACCATCAGCCCTGCCGCAGGGTTCGAACAAGTGAAGAAGGCCAAAACGAGGTCCGAGCGTCGTGCCGAAGAACCTGAAGTCGAGCCTGAAGCCGAAGAACCTGTCGCGCGCAAAGAGCGGCGCAGCGATTACTGGGTTCAGCGTCACGAACTGCTACGCGACAATGCCAGGACGATGAAGAACCAGTTCCAAGAATCCGAGGAATGAAATCAACAAACAATCCAAGACTCCAAATCCAAGACCGCATAGGTTTCCGTTGAGTGGTTTACAACGAAACCTTTTTTTTTATTTTAATTAACCTTGTGCAGAGAGGGGTTTGAGCACTGCGGTGGACGCTCGTCGCCCCTTCCCGCTAAATACTTTATTAAAACAACTTAAATTAAAATGCTAACTGAAATGTAAAAAATACGAATTGTTTTAATTTTTTATATTTCAGATTTAAAATTTCAGATGCAGTCAGATATCCAGACTAAACAACCCAAACAACCCAAACAACCCAAACAACCCAAACAACCTAAACAACCCAAACAACCTAAGGAACCCAAACAACCCAAGGAACCCAAACAGCCAAAACAACCCAAGGAACCGAAACAGCCAAAACAACCCAAGGAACCGAAACAGCCAAAACAGCCCAAGGAACCGAAACAGCCGAAAGAACCCAAACAACCAAAACAGTCCAAGGAACCCAAACAGCCGAAACAACCCAAGGAACCAAAACAACCCAAGGAACCAAAACAACCCAAAGAACCGAAACAACCCAAGGAACCGAAACAACCCAAACAACCCAAGGAACCAAAAAAGCCAAAAGAGCCTAAAAAACTAAAACTAAAACAATCCGCTTATGAAAAAAAAGAACAAGGAATATCTGGATCAGGACAAGTCCTTAAAAAACGAGGTCGTAAACCCAAGGGTGGGAAAATAATTTCAGCAAGTGATCCATTGTCAAATTCTAATTCTAGTAGCGATGGTTCAGCACTCGATAAATCAAGCGGAACAAGTATTGTTTCGACAAATGTAATTTTACACCTTAAATGCGGATTCGATGACATGCATTCAAACTCAATATCTATTTTTAAATATGAACCTACGGTAGAAATGGTGCAGTCATACACTGATTCAAATGATATAAGTGAAACAGCGGGCGAATTCAATAGCAGCACAAAATCCAGTCATGTTAATAACGGAACTGCAACTGACAATCATAATGCTAATGAGAACGACAAGAATGACATTGATAATGATAATATCGGCAACAGTAACCAAGGTAACGATAAGGACAAAGACAAGGACAAGGACAAACCCCTTATTCCCGCGCATATTCACAAGACTGTATCATCGGCATTATTTTCTCATAATCATAATAACCATGGTCATGGTCATGGTCATGCCGATTCAAATCTTCAGTTGGGCGATACTATTGCGGTAACCAATGGAGACTCGATGAAAGATATATGGAAAAAAATAAACAAACTTAAAGTGACGTTGCATAACGACAATGCAATTTTCAATGCAGTTCAGCAGTCAGCATGTTTCTGGGATACATGTAAATTTACTACACCAGTGATACATATTCCCAAACTTTATAATAAAGTAACAGACTCATATACCGTATACGGGTGTTTTTGTTCTCCAGAATGTGCTGCAGCGTACCTTATTCGCGAACCACTTGATTCATCCGTAAAGTTCGAACGACTGCAAATGTTAAATGGAATGTATAACGATATATGTAATAATACGGACCGACCTGTAAAACCAGCCCCTGATCCCAGGTACGTGCTTAATAAATATTATGGTAATCTAACAATTGAAGAATATCGTAAACTTCTTAAAAGTGATCATTTATTATATGTGGTAAATAAACCACTCACTCATTCGTTACCCGAATTATATGACGACAACAATGAATTTCTGGTCAATGGAAAGCCTGCAGCAATGTCGTCGACAAGTTCTGGTTCATCCTCATCCTCATCCTCATCTTCATCTTCATCTTCATCATCCTCCTCATCACTTGGCCCGTCGTCGTCGTTCATAAAAAATAAAGCCAAATATCCGCTATTAAAAGCAAACTAGTTATGAAAATTAAAGTAAAAAATAAAACGTATATGCCCTTTATTTTTTGATTATTTGAGTATTTTATTATTTAAGTTTGATAAAGTTGGTTTAGTTACTTATTTTTTTTTATTGAACACCGGTTTTCCCTTGACAAACTTTCCAATTTCATCTCCGATGTCTCCATCAGCAAGACACTCGTAAATGATACCCGATGTTTCGTTTGTGGTAAAATACATTTTCCCCTTGATTTCAACCTCGACTACTTCTACCTCTTCTTCTTCTTCTTGTTCCTCTTCAGCTTCTTCTTGTTCAGCTTCCTCTTGTTCAGCTTCTTCTTCTTGTTCCTCTTCCACCTCTTCTTGTTCCTCTTCCACCTCTTCTTGTTCCTCTTCCACCTCTTCTTGTTCCTCTTCTTCGTATACAGTGTCCTGATCTTCTTCCTCTTCCTCTTCATTTTGAACTTCCTCTTGTTCTTCTTGTTCTTCTTCTTCCTCTTCTTGTTCCTCACAACCACCTGTGAGGTCTTCGATGACGAGTGTGATATTTTCAGAGATACGCGTTTCCGTTTGCGGCTCGTGCTCAAGTTGAAGTCGTAGCGCATCATTCTCGAGTTTAACCATTTGAAGTTCGGCTTGAAGATTCTCAATCACTTCAAAACATTGCGTTAACTGCGAGTGTATGCGAGCTAGTTCTTGACTGGATTCGTGTGCTTGCGACTCTTCTTCTCCTTGAGGTTCTTGTTTAAAACGCGGCCCAGGTCCATCGCGAATCGCGCGTTGAACTGCCGGAATGGCTAGTATTGCATCGTGCGATTCCTTGTACAAAACATAGTCGGCGCACACGCGCGAAAGACGCGTCGACATGATGTCGCCAACTTCTTTTACTACGCTGTCGATTATGTTTGATGTATTTGTTGTTGTTGTAGTAGAAGATGCCATTATAAGATTTTTGAAGATTTGACGTATTTAAGTTGAAATGCGAATACCGTATGCTCAGACATGAATATATACCATATCCAATTTAAATCAATTTTAATATAAATATAAATATAACTATAGTTATACTATACACAAGCCCTAAAATGACCGAAGCTGAAAAAATCAGTATAATCATAAGTCAAACCGACTACACGGAAGACCAAGCCCGTGAATATTTATTGCGTTACGATAATGACGAAATTGCAGTAATACGTTACTATTTAACCGGGTCAGAGTATCCAACTGCAAAGCATGAGACCAGTGCGCGATCCAAAAATCAATTGGTTTATTCCGAAATCCGAAAATTTATGGACTCCTGTTCTAAAAATTCCAAAAATCCTAGTGACAAATGAATGGAATAACAAATATATCCAGCACAATAAAAAAATATAAGTGTATAATATATTTAATTAAGTACTAAACCAATTTTTCAATGGGTCAACAACCTTTGCCCTTAGGAAAAAATCCCAATGTGCGCGACTCGCAAAACGATTTTTTTTTCACCGTACCTCATATCAGTGAGACTGAACCCGGAATTAATATATCTCGCATAATGATAAGAGCCTCCGGCCATCCCAGAGACGTCGAACTTACGCGACATGGTACTTTTTATGGTCGGGATGTGTCGTGGATGCGTCCAACAGAAATGGTTCGAGGTAAACGGTACCATTTCCTTTATACTCAATCGCAAGATTTTGACCCCTACGAAGATATTAAGCTAGAGGGAACTTATGTTGGGCATTTTGAGACTGATAGAAACCAGCCAAAATTTTTAATACTTAAAAATATACTCGTTCGATCACAAGCGGATGATTATGTATATGCTGGCCCATATAAATTTCTATTAGAAAATATAGTTTCAATAGAAAAAGGGCCTGATAGCAGAAAAACGCATAAAAGAAAAGGAACTAAAAGAGGAGGCGGTAAAAAAATGAACAAAAACAAAACTAAGCGAGGAGGCGTAAGAAAAAGATTTACAACGCAATAACGTTAAATTACGTATGTGTGGGGTGGCGGGGCTATTACAAATCTACATATCGGACAAGAGTCGTGGTAATTTATCCAGGTTGAAATACACGGTCGATGAAACATGTGCCCGCAAGGGAGGACTGTCCAGGGCTGGTGGGTTTTATCTAAACAAATACAACATTCCGTTTGATTATCAACAATAGTTGCTGTAGTAATTGTGTTAAGAATAACGTGCTGCGAAGAAGCGGGAGCGGGAGTGGGAGGTATATACGTATACGTAAAACAATAAAATAACGTAAACAAGAATGTGCATAAAATCCCAAACAATGTGTACAAAAGAGACAACACTACAATGTGTATTTTCAAAACAGATTTTCCTACATGACACGCGTTATAAAATTCAAACGTTGGCGGATACTCTTCGATAAAAAAAGCTATTTTTATGCCGAGATCAAATATTGAAAAAAAGAGCCTCAATCTCGGCCACTGCGCATTTTTCCACATTTCAAACTCGTATAGTGAAAACACTTGCCCATATTTTTTGAAATGTGCGTATTCATAGCGCATGCTGTTAACAAGTGATCCCATCATCACGACGAGCATGTAAGTAGTTAATGTATTTGCACTGATAGAACATGTGGTTAGCGTGCTGGTATAAAACGCGAGTCCTAGAGATTTCAAAAAAATGTATAATTTCGCACATGACCGGGTTTCTTTGTACACAAACACGTTAACCACCTGATGTTGGTCAATATCAACAATGTGCTCCATATACGGTACGTCGCATGTATTGTTTCACATATATATTTTGCTTTTAAACGTTTTAGAGTAAATGTTGCACGCATTATAATTATTTATATTACAGTAATATATAGATAATATAATAAGATAATAAAAATAATGCCACCCTGGCAAACACCCGTAACGCGAGTCTTATTCGTTATATGTCATGCGTGTAAATTACCACCTCATGGTAATGTTACAGATAGTAACGGGCGCCAAATAATTGTACCTGAAATGTTCACTACTGACAAAAACATTCTAGTCATCGAGACGTCACGACACGGATTTTTAACCGGAAGTCCAATGTATATTACTCAATCCGATGGAAGTAAAGTCTCAAGCGTACCTACCCCAATAACAGTATTGGCTAATATGAGATCCGCTAGTACTTTTCAGGAGGTTATTAATAGATTTTCCGAAACTATTGTTCCTTCCAGTCGCGATGATCGCGACCCAAATAAATCTTATCTATTAAGTGCTCAAAGTAGAGGAGTTGCACGAGCTCCAAAAAGAGCAAATAAAGGATTGATGATGCACGAGTCTTTGTTGTTTCTACCTGGACAAGACTATTACCACGGTAGTAATTATTCTTCACAAGGAATATTTATGCTTGAAATTGAAACTGGTGCGATTAACGAAATTCCTCAAATGTTTGGTCTAGAAAATATAACTACACTAACAGATAATCATAAAAAGGTTAGAAATGGCCATGGCAAACTTGGTGACAACTATATGGGAAAATATTATAGTAGTAAGGGTCACATTTTATTGAGTGAAATACTTAATAACGACGTGGTTGTTGATGGAACTGCGGTTTTAATAATGGCATGTAAAAGTATATGTGGTACAAGTGATGACCAGCATGGTCATCATGGGTTACATGATACTCAACTTGCTGTTACGGTTCCTAGTATCCAGAGAGTATATTCAAGTGATACTGGAAATGCTAAACAAGTTGTATTTAATCCACTTGATGATTTTGTCGTTGAACGTGACCATTACAGCAGCGATAGCAGTGATGATGATGATGATGATGATGTAGTTGGCATTAAACGACGTTCATATAATGGTGGAAGAATGAGTACACGTAAGTCCATTATGAAAAAAACAAAATTAAAAAAACGAGTCAATACTAGAAAACGAAAACAACCATATATTAACAAGAAAAATAAAAAATGGGCGTCTTCTAAAAAAATGCCTCAAACAAAAAAGCGAAAAGCATTATATTGATGATATTTTTACAAAAATAAAAAAATAATATATATTACCGTAATATATATTCTACATTTAAAGTACGTACTATAATAATAAGATGCCGCTTGTTGCCACATTATGTCCACCGGCCCTATTATATCTAGGGTTTTCAATTATTCAAATCATTATTGATTTATTTAGAAGTGATCACGTAACTGCATTTTTCAAATTTTTAATCACCATTGTATTTTTATTCATTCTTCAGAATTTATGTGACACGGGACTCAGTCTTATTTCCTGGTTTATCGTATTCGTTCCGTTCATTATGATGACCTACGTATCATCCATCGTATTTTACTTGTTTGGAATGAAACCTAGTCCCTCGGAAGCAGGACAAGTAACGAAGGGGAAAAAAGAAGTCGATCCCAACTATTTCAACAATGCAAATTCAAAACCGGGATATCCAACCAACCCGATAAGCGGGTTGACCAACGAAAATGAGAAACTCAACGTTAAAATTTAACTATGAAAGCATCGCCTTATTAATAGCCGGTTTTCCACCCGGTGTTTTTCTACTCCCCATGTTTCTCACATTTTTAGAAAGCTGAATTAAATCCTTGTCCACTTTTCTTACGGCTTCGTCACTTTGCTCGTACCGGCTATTCAATTTATTGAAGTCGTTGAGTGCGGCGTTTATTTTATCATACTCGCTACAATCGTCTCCGCACGCGCTGGTTTTAGGTTCAGATTTTGGATTGGCACTCGTATTGACTCCAGACGGTATCGCAGAAGATGCCGGTGGCGGTTTTGCGTTTGACGAATTGGGTGCACTTGGTACAAGAGAAGATGATGGCAACCCTTCCCGTATCTTTTGCTTATTCGATTTCGAGAGAATATGGAATGCAACTAGTCCAGTAAATAGCATCGCAACTCCGTAAATAAGTGTAGTAGTGGTATTAGTGAACATCAATTAGTAACTATAATTATACTAATGGTAGTTATTAATAATTTAATAATTTAATAATTTTAATAATTTCGAAATTGTTTTATTTTTCATTCCGATTGATTATTCTGCATCTCTTTGAGAGCTTCGTTCAGATCCGAAATCGATTTTGCATGCGATTGCGAAACTTGAGTATTAGCATTAATTTTCGATTCCAACCCCTGAACCGTTTTCAATGAATCTGATAATTTTTTCTGAAGTTCTTTCACCGATGTACAATCTTCTGGGCATTTTATTGGCGGCGTTGCTTTATTTTCAGCTCCTTCAAGGATGGTATAACCATTCACAATCCAGTTTATAATCAAGAATAAAAAAAACCCAAAAATCAGATATAAAAGAATTCGCTGCATAAATATTTAGTGCCTGTAATTTATTATTAATTTATTATAATTATAACTATATAATTATTATAATTATTATACCACTATAAAATAAAACTTATTTATTTCTAACTAAAAAAATGTCTCGACCTACCAATTTTAATGTATCAAATACGCTTACTACTACGAAAATGAACCCTGTTGTTTCAAAGACCGGAAATGTGTATAGCGTTTACCCGTCGCACACGTCACCGTATGCAGACAATCATTTCATTACCAACCCTGAAGAATACGGTTCATCCAGTTTTGGACGGCCGAAGCCCATTAAACACTGGCGCCGACAACTCATTCGTGTGACCACGCCTACCAGCGGCCCTTCAATTCCGGGCGGCTCGACGCGAGGGAAGATCACGCTTCGTATACTGGATACGCCGGGTGGAACCGTATTACGCACCAACAACGGAACCTGTGCATGCGACACCGGCGTAAATGGAAGCGTAAACAATTCGTTTATTATGACAGACTCGGCAGTTACCCTGTCTCCAGGAGAGGGGTCAAATGTCACTACCATATACAATCCAGGGTATGTCGAATACGGTGACAAGAAAATTTATACGGGAGTATACAATACGCGCCGCATCGGACCATGCCCTCAACTGCGCCCGGTGCGCACGGGATCAACCTTGTTGAGCAAGGCGTATTATTCGGATACTCGCGCGATGTTGCATGCCCGCGGCCGCACATTTGATCAAAACGCGAGAGCTCGCACAGAAATGTGCGTTCGACCCGAATACCAGAACACTGCAGGTGCCGCATGTTTTGTTACACCGGTTGTAAAACCCAATAACACGCCGTTCAAAACACAAGGCGCGGTATCGTCCGGGCTCCGTCTTGAACGACTGAAACAAACGACGATTACGAAAAACGGAAACTCGTTTTTATCCGCGTACGGAATGGCCGCCGCAAATGCCGGAAAGTACCACGGAAGCAATTTTACGCCGTACTTTATCAAAAATAAAATGCAAAACCCGATATGCAGCACGGCAGGTATGCGGATCCGCGAACATGCGCGCGTATGCCCTACTTAAAAATTTTCTTTCGAGTAGCCGATTACAGCGAAATCAATTCTCCATCTACCACATTTAAGTTATTTTATTTTATCATATTGAAATTGAAAAGTTCGAAATAATAAAATAAATAATAATAATATAGTACTTATAAAGAATGTCGGTTTTAAAGAATGAAGAAGACCGGGTTCTAGTTGACCAAACGCCGCAAGAGGCGTATAACGACATTATCAAATATACCAACGCCCAGCGCCGCGGTATTTGCGGATCGGGTGTAGTCACGAAAAAACTAATAAATCCATCCAATGATTTTTTCAGTTATGTAAATCAAAATTGGATACGGTCAAAAAAATTGTCTCAGTCCCAAAAATACATTATACAAATAGATAACTTTCGACTGGCGCAAGACGCAGTATATAACCAACTCATTGACATTGTAAACGACTCGTCTACGCCTATTCCGGTAAAGAATTTATACGCATCATTGACAACGCACTTGAGCTCGTCAACCGTATTACACCACGTTCATAATTATATTCATTTTTTAGACAAATGCATTGCAGACGACAATCTTTGGAAACTTCTGGCATACTTGAATACAAACGAAATGACGCGATACGCTTGTCCGGTTTCATGGGACGTTTCCCCGGATGAAAAAAATAGTAAAATGTTTATCACGCATTTTACGTATCCAGAGTTATCGCTTTACGACTATCGCTACTACCTTCCCGACAATGATAAACCTGATAAACCTGATAAATCTCATAGTGGTAAGCGCACTCGAATGAATAAGAATAAAAAGTTATACCGACACCGTAACAAACAGAACAAAACCCGACGAAATAAGAATATGGAATATAAACGAAACGTTTTGACAAAATTTGTAACTTATGTTGACCGAATATTCAATGCATTAGGACTTGGTTCCGAATTGAACGGAATTGACGTTTTGCAAATTGAAAAATCAATTATTCGAAATATGGCGTGTTATATTGAAACCGAAAAACGTAAAAAGAAGGATAATCAGAAACAGAAAGATAAAAAGCCTACAAGTAAAAAATATAAATCAAGCCCAATTGACGACGACGGAACTACCGAATATGAAAAAATCAGCGCCGGAAAATTAAAAAGTATAACACGTCTGGATTGGCACGAAGTTGCGCGGAATATGGGGTACGCGTCTGATTTGCATAATCATAATCATAACGTGGTTTGTTCGTCTGTCGGATACTTGAAATGTACAATGCGTTCACTGCTCAGATCTAACAAAGCATCTAAGGATAAGGGTAATAAGGATACGGATACAGATACAGATACAGATACAGATACAGATACAGATACCGATACGGATACCGACGATGACACTGATACCGATAAGAAACTTAAGCGCGATAAACGAGGATGGAAATCTTTAAAGTGGCGTAGTTATTGGATATACATTTATGCTCGCCATATTATACAATACCATAAAGAATGGTCGGAGATTTACTATAACTTCTGTATGAAATTTTTGAGAGGGCAGGCAGCGCCACTACCTCAACGCATTGTTGCACTGTACGGTACAACGTACGCATACGACGCATATTTTGCACGCGCGTATAAGCAACGACACTTTGATACGGAAAAGATCAAGTATGCGGAAGAAGTTGCACGCGATATATTGCGCGCAGCAAAGGAAATGGTTCGTGCAAACACGTGGGTTAGCGAGTCCACGCAGGACGAAGCGTTGCGTAAATTGGATACACTGAAAATAATAATAGGTGTTCCTCAAAAATTGGGACCAGACATTTCTCCGTCGGTTTCTGCACGGTTTAAGAAACAGGACGCATGGGAAAATTTAATGGATATTTTTAAATGGAAGACGCAGCTTATGATTCGAAATGACGGGCGAGCTGACTATGATATGCCACAAATTGACTGGAATCAAATGAAGTTTGTTGGGTCCCAGGCGTATGTTGCAAACGCATACTACACTGAAACGCGGAATTCGGTATACATTCCACTCGGCTATTTTCAAACGGGGTTCGTGGATCTAAGTCACGGTCCTGAATATAATTTGGCGCGCATCGGATACACACTAGGTCACGAAATTGGGCACTGCTTGCATGTTTATGGTCGCATGTTTGACCATACCGGAAATATGCGCTCGTGGTGGACACGACGGGATGCAGCAATCTATAACCGGAAACTGGCAAATATAGAGAGACAGTATGAAGCGGCGGCGCGAAGGGACGGGCTAGAATTCGACGCCAAGTTATCGCTAAGCGAAGATTTGGCGGATATTACGGGACTGAAATTATGCGAAATGGCGCTGAATGAACGACACCAGCGCGATAAAATGCTGGTACCGCTGCGAATTGTATCGTTCGAGAAATTTTATACAGAGTTTGCGAACCAGAACCGGCAAAAAATATATCGACGGTCTATCTTCGCACAGCTTAAATCGAATCCACATCCACTCGATAAGTATCGAACCAATATCCCGTTATCGCGGATGGCTCTTTTCAACAAACTGTACAACATAAAACCAGGCGATCACATGCACTGGCAGACAGAGGATACCGTATGGTAAAAAGTAAATAACTTGACTGTGTATTTATTTACTTTATTTAGATTTATTTTATTTGAAGTTTATTGGTGTGGTATATGCTTCCCACCTTGGTAATGAGTTGCAGCTCGCACGGTCTCAGCATCCAGCGTATCCCGGAACCGTCTTGTGCGTCTAGCACCCGCAGCAATAATTCCGTAAATACGACCAAACTTTGAATAGGGGCCTTTATTGCCCCCTTCGCCTTTTTAGCCATTTCGTCTTGGTCTCCTTGATCTGGATCTGGCATTGCCGCCGCCGCCCGGCCTTCATCGCCCACTTTTACGAAATCTTCCAAATAACAGTTTTTCGTAGCAAGGATACTTTTCAAAAACTCGACAATTTCAGGCTTTTTGGTAGGAACTTGGCCGTGAATCACACTTTTTTGAATTTTCATATCGATTAAAATAAACTCGTGCGCGGATTTTGAGGACGACCATCGTGTACATCCTACTTTGTATGGAATGTTATTATGAATAACGTCCTTCCCGATCGACTGAACTAGCGGCTTGTTGCGCGTGGCAACGAACCAGTCTAGCACGCATTTGCTAAGGTTAGTCCGATCCTTATCGCCAAAACTCGACGACTTTTTCCACTTTCCGGCAGGTACCGACTGTGGCAATAATCCAATAAAATCCACATTCGTAAAAAATTTATCTTCAATATGCTTAACAATTTCCGAGTCTGATACTTTACCGTTGAACGGTTCGTCTGCATTTGCCCATGCGGTTATACTGCTCGTAGGAACAATCATCGCCGGCTTTTTTCCACCGTCGCATTGAATGATGTATCTGCGAATATACGCATCAATCAGCTGCTCAAACCGTTCAATTTCGGGGTTAGGGTTAGAAACTTTTACGCGATTTATAATTTCCAACATATCATCATTTGAAAACGTGTCCATATAATGCGAAAGACATGCCAACAAGACGGTATTTTCATCCGCGACTCCTTTACGAATTGCCTGCTTACCAAACTTTGTTACGTATGAAATGAAACTGTCGCCGCCAGTTCGTTCCATGTACGATGCCAATAACTGGCTACTTTTATCCGATGTAATCGAATCTGATATAATTTTATATATGCCAAGTAACATTGCAATGTTGTTATTGCCTTGAGGCCCGCGATTAACAGCTGGGCCAGTAGCAGCGGCAGTAGCATCACTAGAAACAGCACTAGAAGCATTAGCAATAGAAGCAGCACTAGACGCAATAGGTTGTGCACCCGTCGGTAGCTGAACTTCAATTGCGTCAACTCCTTCGTCGATCGGCATTGCGCGTTCTCTCAATCCAATTTTCGGGTTCGTTATTCCTTCCGGTTGAAAGAGATAGTAGTTTCCAATCTGGATAAGTCGCCCTTCTCTCCCGTAATAGTCCGTAAGCGTCTCATATGGATCTGTAATAAGCGTATTTAGCGCCACCATTATTTGTTCGTCGGTATACGTTCTTATCTGATTTACATGTCGAACCAGTTCGTCTTCCGTGTAAAAAAATCTCTCCTTGAATAATGCACGAACTCTGTGAATAACGCGTTCGCTATTCATTTCCAAAAATTTCATGTTGTAGGTATCTGTATCGGTTCCCATCGCGCCTATACGACCATCCAAATCCGGTTCGCATGCAAAATCGCATTCGTTTTGATAATCGCATGCATCCGTTCGAGGCTTCATTTTTACATCGTAGCGTTCAATCACAATTGGGTTTGGCGACTCTGCGTCACTTGAAAACGTGGTAAGCACTTGGCGAACCGTGCTATTTCCGTCCTTGAATTTTGGAACGTTATACCCCTTATTCAAGTTGCAGTCAACTGCATGTTTTTTAAGGATGGCATTTACGTTTCCAATTCGTTTCGCTTTACTTTCTGCGTGGTGTAGTAGACTAACATCCAGCGCTTCCACTTCTTCGCCAGCGACAGCACCAGCGACAGCACCAGCGACAGCACCTAAACGCGTTCCATGGATGAAAATACATACGTTTCGATGCTCGAACGGCAAATCAACGTGGCTGCAGTTTCTTACCGCCCGACCAATCACTTGTTCGATCAAACTCAAATTGTACCACGGGTCAATGACGTGAACCTGTCGTATATTTTTCAAATCAATTCCTTCGGAACCGGCCTTTGTGATAATAATCACCTTTATGATTTCGCCCCTTGTATTGTTTTTAGCCGTCGCAACGGATACTACACTTGTCGGCGTAAGCATCTTATTACCCGTAATCATAGTGTATGTCGAAACAGGAACACGTTTACCGGAAGCGGGATTAGGATTCGTTGGATTCATTAATAAGTTATTGCCGCCGAACCGCTTGAACCCGTGTTCTTCCAGTGCAAGTGCTACCGGAACTGCACCGCCTTCGATATATTCCGTGTACACTAAAACAATACCGTCGCACTCGAGTGCATGTTTACAAACGCTGGCGATTTTATTACTCCATCTTCCGATTTGGTCTCTAGAAAAAACACGTTCCGCGCCGTCTTTATATTTATACTTTATCGCCTCTTGTCCAACTGGAACCGCGGTCATAATTTGTTTGAATCCGCTTTGACCAACCAGCGTTTTTGGATCAACCTCCGATTCGCTCATTCCGGCAGGTGGTGGAAACGACATGGTTAAAGATTGAAGTGCGCTTCTAGATTTGAACCCAAACTTGGTAGCTATTTCATCATAATCAGGTTTGCCTTTATTTTCATCTTCGTTGCGACGTGGGGCCAAATCTACATTCGACTTCGGCTTGAATTCGGGACCGGGACTGGCATCATCGGCATCGGCATCGGATTCGGATTCAGAGTCGGAATCACGATCCGGATTAGAATCGGAATCGGAATCGGATGCAGCCATTTCAGGTGTAGGTGTAGGAACACCCTCGTCGCGTTGTTCCTTCAATTTGTCAATGCATCGACTGTACACCTTTTGCTGCTCTTCACCGATTGGTGTCAAATAAATATCCAGAAACCGAATTTGGGTTGCTATGTCCGCAGTTGGATATCGGACACCATTATAATTCATGGTTGGAAATGGAATCACGCGTCCCGAATCTGAATTTGAAAAGAACGAGTGATCTGGCGAATGATCCTTAGGGTATATCCGATACGGAAACGTGAACGGATTCTCTCCTTTTACATAAGATATATAGCCATATGATGCAGATTTCAGTACTTCCTTTCCGCTAGAGTATGCAGACCTGCTCGGATCATCGTCGGTCACAGTTCTGATCGTTTCATCCGTACCCGTGCCTACAAACACCTTATCGTGTGAAATTTCAGGCCGATTGTCATTAATACGCATTAAATTAATAAGCCATATAATTTCTTTCGGACTGTTGTACATTGGGGTTGCAGTAAGTAGTAACATCCGCATGTTTCGAGTATGTCGGGCTACCAGTGTTAGCAATTTTCCCGTCATCTTGGCATCATCGCTCTCATTCTCTCCCGTAGTTCGTAAATTGTGCACTTCATCGATCACGATAAGTGTATCATCAAACCGAGCCCGAATACGCTGTTTTTGTTGTTCGGTGATATTTGCAAGTGTGCTCTGGGTGCTTTTTGCCGCCCGACCTACCAACGTTTCGTCTATGATGAGGCGCAGTTTTTCATACCCAATGAATGAATACGTTTTCTGAATGAGAGATTTGATTCGGGCAATGATTGATTCTCTCATTATAGACTCTTGATCGCGTGTTATATTGGGTGAGACGGGTTTGATTCGAAGCTCTTTGAGTAACTTTTTACCCATGCATGTGTTCATAGTCCATACTCCCGTCTCTCGATTTAATACGAGTTTAGAAGAATTATACAGCTGCTGTTTGAAATTTAAACGAATGGTTGGCGCTGCAACTACGTAGATGCGCTTGTTTATACCGGTATCCTTCATATAATCTCTCATTTCTTCCGAAACTGATATTGCCGAGCACGTTTTTCCAGTTCCTAAACCGTGATAGAGAAGCAAACTTTTGTATGGAGTCAGTGCGGACAAAAAGTTCCTGGCAAATAGTTGGTGGGGCGCAAGTTCGAAAACGTCACCTTCTGAACATATGCGATTTGCGTACTCTTCAACTGTGAACTCGTCCATTTTATCGTAGCGAACCTCGTGAAACTCCTTCTTATTTGCCATAATTTCATTGAATTTCGGATCACCCGGTTCGGGGTAAAGCTGTACACCGTTCGAAACAACTTGTTCTTGTTCTTGTTCTTGTTCTTGTTGTTGTTGTTCTTGTTGTTGTTGTTGTTGTTGTTGTTGTTCTTGTTGTTCTTGTTGTTGTTGTTGTTGTTGTTCTTGTTCTTGTTCTTGTTGTTCTTGTTGTTCTGGTATTTCCGATTCAGGAGGTGATTGTAATGGTAATGGCAATGGCGACGGTAATGGTTCATTTCCAATTTCAATATTTTGATTATCGTTATCACGTTGTTCTTCTTGCGGTTTTTGTGGTATTGGTTCGCATTTACCAGTTTGGTTGTTTCTACGCGTTCCATTCGGGCATCGGGGGCGTTTTTGTTCTGATTCACAAACACCAGTTTTTTTATTTCTGCGAGTACCGTTTGGGCATCGGGGCTGCCTTTGCGTTTGTTGTTGTTGTTGTTGTTGTTGTTGTTGTTGCTTATCATCCTCAGGAACGACCGATGCTGATGCGGCAAAAGGACCTTCAACCGTATCAACATTAACATTAATCGGTTCGCACTCGCCGGTGACTTTATTTTTTCGAGTTCCGTTCGGGCATCTATTTTTTCGGGATGCATCTATGGGTTCGCAGTCGCCATTTTTATTCCTACGCGTACCATTTTTACACCGTTCGCGTTTTTTAGCGCCTTCGTCGGCTATACCAGGACCAGGTTGAATGCCTTCATACTGTTGCAGTGGTTGTTCTGCAAGTGGCGTAACGGGATCTTGCATGTCAAGACGAATGTAGTATTTAACGTAAACCTCAAATAAAATACTTAATATATATTAATAAGATATTAATTATTAAATTTTAACTTTCAGAATTAGATTTTATCACGCAAAATGTTGTGAGTATGGAATGTAACTTTTGAAGCATTTTTGTTTTTTCAATATTATATGGTCTTATTTTTTTAACACAATCATCGTATGATAACCATTTTAGTTTGCTGACTTCGGATTGCTCAAATGACGATACCGGACCATCATCTGCATGTATCATTGCAACAAAGTATTTATGTTTGTAACTTTTTAAATTCGAACCTACAAACACTTCTTCAAACGGGACAATGTTTGATAAAACATCCGATTTTTTTATTGCGTAACCGGTTTCTTCAAGATTCTCACGCAGTGCGCAATCGATATCGCTCTCTTGGTTATTCCGCCGCCCCTTTGGAAACCCCCATTCTGCATGTTTCCAGTGCGTGGATGAAGTTTCTATCAAGTGACGCAACGTGATGACTTTACTCTCTCCATTGCATCCCTTGAAAAATACACCATTCTTAATTTTATTAAATTTTTCTCTCGATTGCGCTTCTTCCCCTGAAAACTGGCCGTTTGTGTAACTTCCCCACATTTCGCCCCATAGTTGTTTAAAGTCGCAATTCAAAAGTCGGGATTTCTCGTCGATCGTCATTTCATCGATGATGTTCCGAACATGTATAATGTTCGAAAAAGTGTATTTGCCGCGAATAAAGTCGACAAATCCCAGCGTGTCCTTTCGGCGTATCATCAAAAATTCATACGATGGTGTTGTCGTTGTTGTATTTTGATTTCGAACTACAATCAGGCCAATGCTGGTGGTAGGAAATTTACAATTATTGTATGTATGGTTTCCATATTTCCCACAGTTGTTACAAAAAAAATGATGACTTTGAGAAAAATAAGACGAGTCTGTTTTTTCGGTTTTTTCTTTTGAACGATTCATCTAATATATCTATCTATAGCGGTTAACTATACAAGCAATACGTGTTTATTAGGTTATTTAATTTAATTTAAAATAATACAAACATAAAAAACACATAAAATACAAATGGAATTTCCAAGAACGCTTGACCCCGAAATATGGGGGCCTTATTTTTGGTTTGTTCTTATGACGATGGCGGTGAAATACCCGGAACATGCAAACGGAGTTACACGTAAGAAATATTACGACTTTATACAAAATTTACCCTTGTTTTTACCGGAGTATGCAATCGGTAATCGGTTCAGCGTGTTACTTGACAAGTACCCAGTAACGCCGTATTTGGATACGCGCGAATCATTTTTACGTTGGGTAGTCTTCATACACAATAAGGTGAACATTTCCATCCACAAAAGCGAACTTACCATGACAGAGGCGCTTAATACGTACTATTCGCATTACGCCCCTAAACAAATTGTAATTATGGACGAGCTAAAGTATAGGCAAAAGTTTATTTATTTCGGAATGCTGATTGCTGGAATATATGGAGCATACACTTTACACAATAAATAAAATAATAAATAATAGTTTATTATTATAAGCTACACGAAACTCGAACAAATGAAGACGGAATACATTATTTTTATCATTACCGCCTTTCTCATCGCAAACACGTATTACGATGGCAAATTTTTAAAAACATTGCAGTCATCTCAAAAGTACGTTAAAATGGCCACGTTTGCATTTATTGGCTTATCCATTTACCTGTTTGCAAAAAAAAACCCCGACCAGTCACGGTCCATGTTTATGCACGCCAACGACATTATAAAGTATATGCCAGTTAGCAAAGATACCGCTGACGTGTTAAGTCCATTTTTAGATTTTACAAATAAAACCATGCTATTCCAAGGCCAAGGCCAGATCCAAGGCCAAGGCCATGGCCAAGGTGGTGGTGGCGGTAGTAGCAACGTTTCAGGGTCTACGCTTAATCAAAAACAAAATAAAGTACTAACGTCCGGTAAAACCTCCACGAAACGGTGTGTTAGCGAAACAAAGAAGAAATTTGTAGCCGCTCAGCAGGGGTGGAAATGCGGACACTGTAAACGTCAACTTCCGGCATGGTATGAAGTGGATCACATCACAAGGCTAGAACACGGTGGTACAAACCATATTGATAATCTGGTTGCGCTATGCAGAGACTGTCACGGTAAAAAAACTGCAATTGAGAATTTGTGAACTTATGAATTTATGGATACCGGATTCATAAAAACGATATATCCGTTAAGGTAGGTCGCAAATGATACCCATACCAAATACGGAACAAGTAAGTATGCCGCAAGACGGCTGACCGGATAAAACGCGCGGATATTTAGGGCGATAAATGCAAGCATTCCCAAAATAACCACAAAACTCAAATCTGGGCGCTGGAGACGAAAGAATATGAGGGACCATGAAAGATTTAGAATCCATGCCGCGCAGTAATAAAAGAACCCGTCAGAACGTAAGGCGTTGCGAATGCTCGATGCAGCAGAAAGGAATACTCCAGCCGATGCAATGATGAGTGCATATAGAATCGTCCACGCGATTGGGAATACCCAACTAGGAGGAGTCAGGGGGGACTGGTTGAGAGATTTATACCAATTCGAGTTCGAGTTCGAGGCCATTTAGATATTTTTACTATTTACTAATTATATTATGTATGTAATATAATAAATATTTTTTATTTTTATTTAAAATTGACTTGTAAAATATAAATAAATATAGATATATAATTAAACAAAGAGTGCGTGACAACGATACTATATCATAATGAAACGAGTTACGATTGACTACGACAACCTCCAGACCCAGTCGAAAGAAGACCAGCCATTAAAGTTAAATCCAAAATATGAAGAAGGGGACGATGATGAAGATGAAGTAGCTGACGAAAGCGACGAGGACGTTGCTATGAAGAGCGCTAGCGCTGCCGGTATCTACAAGTCCAAACCCAAATCTTCAAGTGACCTAAAAGGTTCTCAAAGAACGGGAACTGGAATTGAAGAGGATGAAGACGTTGAGGATGATGACAGTGAGAACGACGACGATGACGACGAAGATTACGAAGAAAGTGGGGATGATGATGACAATGCGAGCAACTACTCGTACGAAAACGATGAAGCTGAAGAGGCAGATACAGGTAAAGATAAAGAAGGCGAAGGTGAAGGCGATGAAGAAGATGAAGCGGATAGTACCGGTGATCTGCAAAATGATGAAGATGAAGACCATGACAGCGAAAATGGAGAGGACGATCGGTATCGGAAAATCAACCAGGAATTCCGAAAAAACTATATCGCCGAAACGCACCCTGAGGCTAAGAGTCATACGGATGATGAAATTCACGCGCTTGCAAAAGTTGTTCGAGACAAAACCGGCACCATTGTCGATCCGTTACACCGAACGATTCCGGTTCTCACAAAATATGAAAAGACCCGTATTTTGGGAATACGCACGAAGCAATTGAATAACGGAGCTGAACCGTACATTACCTCCAAGGTGAACATCACTTCGGAAAAGGTAATTGACGGGTACCCCATCGCACTTCGCGAGCTTGAAGAAAAAAAACTGCCCTTCATCATTCGCAGACCGCTGCCTGGCGGAGGAATGGAATACTGGTATTTGCAAGATTTAGAGATATTATAAATACAAGGGGGCAGAGCCCCCCCCCTCGTAAAGGAGGGGTGCGGGGAACCTTGGGTTCCCTGTTACCTACCCGACCAGACCTTAATGAGTGGAAATTGTATACTACTACTACTACTACTCGTTTTCTCTTCTTCACATGCGGCAATAATTTCATCTTTTATCTCATGAAACTGTAAGCCCCATTTACAATAATCATGTATACTTCCTAAATAAGAATGCATTTTATAATACGATTTTTCTTGTGTTGTAGACTTAGAGTTATCGTGTTGAATGGCGGCATGAATCATGGTGCACGCAATAAGTCTCTCAAACGACATTCGATTTCGACGAGTGGTTATTTCGTGTAACAAATTGGAAAACGCGTATGACTCAAACATTTTTACTGTAAATGCATAAGAAACGAACGCCATAGACCCAAAACATCCGCTCCACATTGATCGATCGTAATACACTTTCTCAAGAACCTCATTTCCATTCTTTAACGCCGTTATCAACTTAACTTCATCGGCGACATCGTCATACAAATATTCAAAGTGCCATAAAAACAAAAACCCGTGCTTATCAAGTATATCAAATACCACGTGAAGATTAGTAAGCGGTTGGGTAAAGAATACCGAGTCGTGTATGATGAGCGCGTTTTCAAACCAGCTATTATGAGACAAGGAAAAATAGTAATAGGGCAAAAACTCACCTTGCTTTTTGTAAATACTGTAAATTATGCGACAGTTGTATAATTCAGCCTCTTCTTTTTTCAAAGCGTCTGTTAAAAATGTTGAGTTACTGTTGTCGTCAATAATCACAATTGGGACCTCGGGATGAGTTACACGAATTGTCCGAACACAATATCGCCAGTACATTGAATTCTCATCATTTGTTATATGACGAATAATGATAATTCCGAATTTTTCGGACTCGGTCATTGTATCAATATATCTATATCTATATCCATCCAACCGAACCTTCATTTAAATAATTATTTGTAAATTTGTAAGTAAATTAATTATTTATTAAACCTTGATCCACGGCTGTGACGGGCGGTCTTTGATGTATGGGTATAATTCTTGCCATTGAGGATTCTTTAAAAAGTACTCTTTTTTATTAAAAGGTTCGCCACACGAGGACCCAAACCGAAATAAAAACGAGAGTTGAGATGCAATGGTTGCATCAACAACCGCCGCATCGACTGATCCGGTTGGTATAAATGGCGCTAATTCAGGATCAGCCGAATTTTTACAGTCGTCCAGCTCGCAGTGTTTGCATATGCTTCGAGCAGACGCGTTTACCTTTTTAAGATACGAATCATAGTGATCCGCCAGTATTTTAGAACCAATTACCACATTCAATTGTCCGCGGTGGGTTGCGATAAGGTTTGTCAACCGAACGTGTCGAGCCCAGTTAGACGTTCGAATATCGCCATGAAGTCGAGCTGCATCGTCGCTGCATTCCAAGTTACGAATTCGAGTATCGTACGCCGTATTTGTTCCGATAAACACGCCGTCCTTGGTGCGTTGTAGATTGTGATACTTCAAGCCAAGTTCGAGAGACACGATCTCTTTGGTTTTTATGCTACCGAATAACCAGGTGCATGCATAGTCACCGGAATTATTGGCTAATAATATTTCAATATAGTCGTCTAGCGTATCGCCATACTGCATACATTTGCGTATTCTGCAAAATATAGGGTCGCGAAGCTCATATGCTTTAAAATGTTTGATAGTTGTTTCTGTGCCAATAATTCCTGCGCTTGTAACAAAAATATCCGTACCGCTAAAAATATATCCTGGTGCAGTTTGCATTGTAAACGCGTATCCCGTTTTGGGCAGTATCTCCGCGACGACATTGTAATATTGCGTCTCAATGTAGCGTCCGTTTGTATTATGAGCGCATACGATATTCCCGTCCTTCGTATACGACCCCGTTGCAATGAACGCCGTGCATCTCTCGTTTGGATCGATAGCGTAATTACTTTTAGTTGATGATGATGATGATAGAAAATTACGGTAACGCTGCTGAATGCGTGGAGACGACGTTTGTAAAACGGCAGACAGATTCATATAGAGTGATTCTAGACTGAGAGAACTGTTTATAAAAAGGATGTGTTGAACCGGGGTTCCAGAGCCGTGCGCGATTCCTTTCATCTCTCGATATATTTCAGGGTACCGCCGCTTCACAACGGGTAAAAAAAAGTCGCATGCAAGTTTCACAAAGAATGAAAGCGGGCGTCCGTAGAGGTACGGTATATGGAATCGATACATGGCCATCATTTCACTGATTTCATTTTTTAAAAGGCGTCCGTGGGCGTATCCGATTTCGTAGGCCGTTCCTATGAGTTTTAGTTTTATTACTCCGCTCTCATCGCGTCTCGACGATCCGTTGATGGATGTGGGTGGTGGAAGCGGTTTTGTTGGTTGTGTTTGTCTGAGTCTGAGTCTGGTTCTAGTTTTATTCCTGGTTCTAGTCCTGGTTATAATTTTGTTCCTGGTTTGAAATTTATTGTACGTTTTGTATTTTATACTGCTCATATTATTTGCACATATGTTATATATAGATATATAAAAGTTGTTACTTAAGAATTAAAAATTAAAACACTTGAAACGAATTAAAGTAAAAATAACTATAATCTATATTTATATTTATATTTATAATGGCGACAAACGCGATAGTCGAGCCAGCTTATAAGGTGATATGTTCAAAAGATGGCGTTGTATTGAAATATAAACGGTTTACGTCGGATGACGCGGCATTAAACCCGCATCTCAAAAATACATTTTTGATCGATTTTGAAGTTTGCAACTCATCCGTAACTATGGAACGGTTTTGCAATTATAACATGTTTCGACTCATTTATGAAGTGAATCGAAATGACGCAATTGAGACGTTGATCCTGGACGAGTTTAAAGAACCTGATATTGGATCGGCGGATATGACGCTCGTATTCAAACGGAAGGGAGAAGATTTTGGCATGAAACAAAAATACATGTCGTTGAATATAAATCTGACCACGTCTGGAACCAATTACGTATTTGAAGGGGAAACGATTTATAAAAACAGAACCGGAGTTGAATTTGGAAGTATTATCGGAAAGGATGCTGAGCAAATTCAAGATGCAACTGCCGTTTTCTGCATTTCGCTACTTTCCTCTGAAAAAATGAGAGTTCAGTTTATGTTAAGTGTACCCATTCCAACCATAGAACAGCCGTCATACCTTGAACATAATTTAGGAATGATTATGAAAAAGGTTTTGTCACGAACAAAACTATTTATAGAGAATATGAAATAGATGTAATTGAATAAATATTATTAGTTGATTAGTTAATTATTAGATAAAATCACATAATATTTATCTGTTTATTATTTAAAAAATTTAAAAATTCAAAATTGTAATAAAATAAATAAAATGAGCTGGATAACAAGTACCAAAAATGTTTTATCCGGTATACATTTCGTCGGGTATACCGCAGGAGTCATATCTTTCGAATATGCAAAATATTGTGCGAATAGTGCGCTGAAATTATTTGGACAGTCTACGTCAACGTCAACCTCAAGACCGTATGTAAATATGGTAAAAAATATTGCAGCTCGTTTGTCTAAAAAAAATATTTATTATACCAAAATGTTCCAAGCACTCGCATACAGTTCCGACATTTATGATGACGATTTGGCATCCTTTTTTATTGAGTATACCGACGCAGTCCATTACGAAGATTCCGAATATAGCAATGATTATTTAAACCAAGTGGTCGAATTTGCTGATAAAACGGGATACGACCTTACAATTAGCAGTAATGTCCAAAATGGTAAATACATTCCCGATAAAACCGGGTCAGTGTCTCTTATTTTTTATGGTACGCTAACGAACCGTAATGATAGCAACTCGACGTCAATGCCCATTGTTATAAAGTACTTGCGTGCAAACATGTTGGAACGTGTTAAATCGGCAATAAATGACATAAGTTATCTGATTGCGATATTAAACATACTTCCCCAATTAAAACATTTGTATTTAGACGATATTCTGAGCGAACAAAAAAAAATGATGTTGAGTCAAGTTAATTTCCATACCGAAGTTGAAAATATATTAAAAATGTACGACAATTTCCAGAAAACAAATACGAGTATCATTAAAATTCCGCTTGTTTTTAAAGAGTTTACTGATGAATTCGACAACATTATTGTTATGGAACGAATCGTTGGTAGAAAGTTGGACGAATTGCCGATGAATGATGTAAAGGATCAATACTGTAAGATTCTAGCAAAAGGGCTGATAAAGACCGTTTTTTTAGACGGATTTTATCACTGCGATCTGCATCCTGGAAACGTTTTATTTATAGAAAATGAAGATGGCTTCTTTCCCCGGCTTCAAGTTGCTATATTGGATTTTGGAATTATGAGCAATATAAACACGCACGATCAAGAACTATCATTCAACATGTTCAGAAATGTGTTGGCTAGAAATTCCAAGGAGATTGCTAAAAATTTTGTTGACGGGTTCATCGAACCTTGTGATAAACGGACAAGCCAACCGTCTTACGACAATGCCGAAATATGTACAACATTAGAGGTTTTGCTTTCAGACATTCTGAAAGATAAAACACTTACGTGCTTTACTGCAAAAGATTTATGTGCAATGAATTATGCGATTATAAAATACAATATGAAAGTTTCAAAATCATTGACCAACTTTGAAATAAGTTTGTCAGTGTGTGATAATTTATGTAAAAAAATTGCGTTCAGTCGAACGTATATGGACCACTTGAAGTCTATCGTGGATGACATGTTTGACTGATCTAATCTAATTACATTTAATTTTTATCGGTTCCTTCGCGTTTGGTGACCCCGTACGAGACGTTGTATCGTGGTCGCCGCCCTTGAACGCGAATGCGTGTGTATTGGTAAGATGCGAATTTCGTACACGGTGGATGCATCTTGACCGGCCTGGCAATGCGCTGCCGAAACTGCCCGCGCACCCGCCGCCCCGGGGCCAAACAAGAAATTATGCGAGGCCATGCTTAGCATGTGGGGGCGGTGCGCATCCACAAGTTCATATGCTTGCGACAGTTGTGGTTGCTGTGAAACAACGATATACCATAAGTCAAAAAAAGATACCAGGCCTTGGAATTGGCTGAAAGAGCCGAGTGATAAATACGGGACGCCTTTCTCAGCACTTTGTCTAATCCCCCCAAGTCCATCTTCATCGAATTTGCATATCCGGTTACACTCGTACTTGATAGAGTCGGGGTTATTCATTAAAGTAAACAATTCATCTTTTGTTATCACGCAAAAAGAACCACCTATTTTAAAAGCCAAAGTGTTTGGATCTCCCTTCAAGACGTCCAATACATTTTTATCTTCCATCTCTATCCAGTCCATATATGTAGAATTGCGTTGTAATTTACTGCCACTGGTTTGAAAATTTGGTATCATAACCGGGTTAGTTATATAATGCGAATTGCCTTGGAGCGTACCGGTTCGGGTTACGATCCGTCCGACGCGAACGGGCGCGGCCACGGCAGCGGCAACAACAGGTGGAGGAGGAGGAGCAGGAGCAGCAGCAGCAGCAGCAGCAGCGGGCGGAGCAAGAGCAGCAAACTGCTGTTGCTGTCGCTGTCTTCGGTCAGCAGCAAGAGCCGCAGCGAGCGCGGGATGAACATCGTCGTCACTGTCATCAGAATCAAGCATGCGTCTTGCGAGACGTAACGCAGCAGCAGCAGAAACAGGTCGAGCAGGAGCAGCATCAGCCGCAACAGCAGCCCGCGCTTGCGAAACAGACATATCACGCCGTATTTGAGCAAGATCCCGCTGTAGTTGAGCGACTCGATGAGAAACAGGAGCAGCATCAGCCGCAACAGCAGGCCTGACAACCGTGTTCTCATATGTCAAAACTGGCCAGGGCTGACTGCGATGTCTTCTGTTACAATGACCGTATATTTTCATCATTTCCGAATATGTTTTATTGCAATATGGGCACTTGAATCTTGGGTCACCGGGAAGAGAATCGTCATTGTAATCACTGTCATCAGAGTCAACTCGTTCTCGGCCTTGTCTAGCAGCAGAAGCAGAAACAGGTCGAGCAGGAGCAGCAGCAGCAGGTGGAGCAAGAGACGCCCGCAGTGGAGGAGCATCAGGAGGAGCAGCAGCAGCAGCACCTGGTCTAACAATCGTATTGTCATATGTCAACCGTACCATTGGTATTCCGCGATGTTTTCTTTGACAATGACCGTATATATTTGTAATCGCTGTGAATGTCTTATCGCAAAATGGGCATTTGAATCTTTCTGGACCATTAGCTGCGACGAATTGATCCCTCTCAAGCCGGCGGGAACCTGATCGTCTTTCGGATTCCAATCTTTCTCTTGCTACCGCAGCTTCGCCTCTTACAACCGTGCTGGCATGTGTCAACCTTGGCATTGGTTGACCGGGATGTTTTTTTTCACAATGGGTGTATATATTCGACATTGCCGAGTATGTTTTATCGCAAAATGGGCACTTGAATCTTTCACCACTGTGAGCAGCAGCAGCTCCAGATCCGCCCCGTTTTTTAAACGTTCTCTTTATTTGATGATATTTTTTTTTATACGTTTTCATTTTCATTGGTTATTTGGTTTTGGTTCTAACTTATGAAAATAAAATAAAATAAAATAAAATAAAAAGGTGTTTTTTATTTTATTCTAAATGCATTCAGTCACATTCACTCATACAAACGGTTTAGATCTAAGTTCTTCCAATGTCCAGCTCTTTTTTTTCTCGCCGTGATACGGTCTAGCCCACCCGCATTTGATCAAAATTTCAGAAACGTTTTCGCCCGTTGGTAGAAACAAATCTCCCAAAACTCTGCCTCCATATTTGTCCCAGTCATGAATACGAACTTTGGCGATGTTGGTCGGAAACAACGACTTCACATAGTCTCGCACCTTTACTGCCGCCAAATGCTCTTCGGGGAGCCGGCCTTCTCCATGTTTCAGTTCGGGAGTATCGATTCCAAGAATTCGCAACGAAAATCGGACAGGGATGTCTGACAATAGCACGATGATCTTTACGGTATCACCGTCGTAAACTTCCTCAATTCGAGCCAGAGTAAACTGATTTTGAAGGGGAACCTTTGGAACCGTCTTGAGATCGATAGCCTGTAGGCGTTGTTCAAGTGTTAGTTGTTGTGAATTTTCATCGGAACATTTGCTGGGTAAGCATGCTCCCATTTTGGTATTGATTGGTTCTTCTGTTGAGTCCATGATATCTATATTGTATATAATATGAAAAGTAAATCAATTTAATTTACTTTATTTTATTTTATTTTTATGAAAATCAATATAAAAGAAAATAATTATGTATCGTATAAACCAGTAAAAAGTATTTTTTGAGGTTGAAAGGTTCATTGCGCATACGAAACTACGAAAATGAAATACAACGGCGAAGCAAGTGCAAATGCAAATGCAAATGCAAATGCAAATGCAATGGACGTACCGTCAAATTTTCACGCGCTTTCCGGATCGTGGACGCTTTGGTCGCATTTACCCCATGACACAGACTGGAGTTTGAACAGTTATACTAAAATCTGCCAGTTCAACACGGTAGAAGAAGCAGTTGCGGTTACAGAAATGCTTCCGCCCAAGTTGATTGTAAACTGTATGCTTTTTTTGATGCGTACTGGAATATCACCTATATGGGAAGACGTTAGAAACCGTAACGGTGGTTGTTTTTCATACAAGGTCGCAAATGCCGACGTTCCATTTAGTTGGAAACAGTTGACGTATTCGATCGTCGGAGAAACGATATCCAATACGCAGGCAATTCTACCTCACGTAAATGGAATAACCATTTCCCCCAAAAAAAACTTTTGTATTGTTAAAATCTGGCTCGGAAACTGCGACTTTCAAAGTTCGGCCGTAATACGCGAACTTGTAGGGATTACGCCTCACGGCTGTTTGTTCAAACGCCATGTTCCGGAGTATTAGAATATTATTATTAAAATAGAATTAAAGTTGAATTAAATATATTTTCTCGCGTTACTTTACTGAAATCACTACAAATATGAACACTAAACTAATTTTGTTAACACTCGTAGTAACTATTATATTTTACATTATCAGATTCCACTTTTTCCATTTTAGTGAATCTGGAAAAGTGACAATGAATGTCGTTTCAAATAGCGAACAAAACATTAGACACAATTATGAAAAATATGGTATAGTAGGCCTGATCGGAATGATCGGTATTATACTCTTTATCGTGATCAACATGTTTGAAAGGCCATTTTATTGGGTAAATAGATTTTCAAAAACATATTAAAATATAGTAAAAACATTTGAAAACAAAATACGTTTTTAAATATTTTTTTAATAAACCACTTGGTGGAGTGAACCGCCGTTTAGTTGGAGTAAGCCAGACCACCCATACCGCTCATGATACGAAGAACGTTGTAGTTGGTGGCAAACACGCGAACCTTGGCAGTGCTGGTGCCTTCGACGGTAGCATTGGACAACACCAGCTGGAGAGTAGCATTGTCAATACGAGAGAAGTTGCAAGAGCCGGATGGCTGGTGCTCTTCGGGGCGAAGGGCGAACGAGTACAGGTTGATACCGGTGTCTGGGGTGCGAGTGTGGTGCTGCCAAGGCTGAACGAGGTCAAAGTAGGTGCCTTCACGCTCAGAGAAGCGATCCTGGCCGTTGAGTTGGAGCTTGGCGGTAACAACTGGGTTCTCGCCCCAGCAGTGCATGTCAAGAGCAGTCTCGGCAAGCACGAAAGTGCCGGCATCAGAAAGAGCAGACTCCTGGCCACCGTCGAGGCCACCAGCGTAACCGGTAGCACCGACCTTCCAAGGGGTGTTGCCGGCGGTAGTGACATCCACTGCACCGGCAGCCTCGAAGAGGCCAGCGGCATCGATGAAGCCGGCGGTTCCGCTGACAGAGGCAGGGCCTCCGAAAGCGTGAATGGCGTTGGGAAGAGCGTCGAGGGCATCAGTGTAGTTGAATGGCTGGGCACCAAGAAGCTTGAACAGGATGTTGGAAGCATCAAGAGACGAGCAGTAGTCGACATTGGCATCACGCTGAACGACCCAGATAAGCTCCTTAACGGGGTGGTTGAAGTTGAGCTTGATCTTGTTGGAAGAAGAACCAACTGACTCATCACCAGTGAACTGGAGCTGTTCGATGAGGTACTCATGGGGGTTCTGGGCCATGCGCCTGCGCTCATCGGTGTCGAGGAACACGTAGTCGACATAGAGAGAAGCGGCAACCAGGGACTGGTTGTAGGCAGCGTTGAGCTTCTGGTTTCCGTTGGTGGCGACGATGGAGCCGACAGCCCACAAGCACTCGTCGATGGGGCGAATGTCGAGGTTGATCTTGACTTCGTGGTACTGAAGGGCGATCAAGGGAAGGGCAAGACCGGGGTTACGGCAGAACCAGAACTGGAAGGGGATGTAGAGGGTGGTCTCGGGAAGAGCGTTACGAGGAGCGCAAACCTGGCGAGGAGCGTTGGAGTCGCAAGGGCCGTCAACATTAGCAAACAGGGGGTCAGTGATGTAAGTCAACTGAGTGGTGTTGCCGATCATCTTGTAATAACCGCGCTGCTGTTCGGTGGACATAGTGAGCTGGCACCAGATGTGCATCCAGTCACCGTACTGGCGGTCAATGCGCTGACCACCGATCTCAACCTCAACCTGAGAAATCAGCTGCTCACCGGGGAAATCGAGCCAACGGGCATAAACGCTGTTGTTGTTAAGGCCCTGGCCGATTTCGGGAAGGGTCACCTGAAGGTAAGTGCGGTAAGCCAAGTCACCATTGCGGCTGATAGTGCAGGTAACACGCCTGCCAAAGTCAGCCTGGCCGTTGAAAGTCTGTTCGATAGACTCCATGGCAAAGTTGGTGTGCCTCTTGTAAGAGACCTTCCAGAAGGTAATCTGAGGATTACCGGTAAGATAAACGTCTTGTGCGCCATAGGCGACGAGTTGCATTAAGCCACCTCCCATTGTAGTAGATTGTTAAGTTGAAGTTTTGTAGTTTATAGTATGCCTAAAGAAAAAAATTTTTAGAAAAAACGAATAATTGATTTTAATTTTGATTTTTCGAAATTCGTTTTTTTGATTTTTTGGTTGTTTTATGTTTTATGTTTTACCTAAAGTTTTTGCTAAAACTAAAAGTAAAATGTAAAAAGTAAAATGTAAAAAGTAAAATGTAAAATGTAAAAATGTACAGGTTAAAATCCAGGCGCTGATATAAATACGGGTGTGTCGGATGCAGCCCCTTCACCGCCTCCCGATTTACCCTTGATTGCAGTTTGATTAAACTGTTTCAGCGTATATAGCCCTATAATTGCAGAAGCATACACGGACATCACGTTTTGAACAATTACCTTCAATGGCGCGGTTTCTCCTGAGACAAATCTCATATCAATAAACCGGATAATAAAGTACACAATTGCTATTGCGGCTCCTTCAATGAACATTTCTTATGTATTAGGTATGTATGTATCTGCGTATGTGTGTATGGGTATGGTATGTATGGTATGTATATACGTATTACGTGTATAAAAAACATTTTATTTTTACGCAAATTACTCTACAATATTCACATTCCAAACTGCGTAAAATCCGCAAGTACCGGTCGCGGTACCGACATGGATCCGTTTGAACTCACTGAATAATTTGGAACCTTCTTACATTCAAAAGAAGGCTCGGGGCATCTTGCACATGCAGGGCAAGGTGGGCATTTCTTATTTTTAGATCCTCCCATACCTCTAAATGCTGCACCTAGTCCATTACTAAGTCCACTCGTGTCCTCTTGTTCTAATTCCAAATTCGAGTCTTCGCCGCCATCGCCATCTTCATTGTTTTCGCCAGATTCTTGGTCGCGATTACTAAACCCCGGGGTCGTTGGACAACTTGGCGGCACAACTTGCGACTTCAAAACGTATAAATGTTCTTGCCCGGGTGGAATTTGGTCCCTTGCAATTCCTTTTGACGAATCCGATTTATTCGATAACTTCTCGCGCAATGGCGCATATGGCTCAAATAATTCTTTATTATTTGATGGCAGAATCGTATCAAAGAGTGAATCAAACCCTTCGATATCGGGAGTAATGGATGGGGGTGGAAGCATTGGGGCACTTTGACCATTATCACGGTTGCTTAACCCTGGGTCAGTCATAGGCACTTGTGGTGGTGGTGGTGGTGGCGGTACTAGATCACCGCCTGTATGTTGGTTCGTTGGTTCAGATCCATTCTGGTTTCCTTCTTTATAATCGATAAACCTTCCTAAAAAAGATCCTAAGAGTAAAGACAGCAGCAGAATTCCAAACAAATGTACACTATTTAATTTCATTTCTTTCTTCACTAAATTTAATTGATTTATTTAATAGTATACTAGATATTATTTTATGGACAAAATTGATTTATTTTAAAAATTAGATAGTGTGATAGATAGATATATAGATAGATAGATAGATAGATAGATATTATCATGGGTTATAAAATGAACGATCCAGGAGACGATGCAACCTTTCCAAGTATATGCATTCCGTTCTCGAAAATACGATACGGTCCCGTGAATGATAAACTGGTCACTGAAGCATTTGTCAAAAAATGTTTTGGGCGATACGGCACTATTGCTCACGTTGTCATAAAGTCTCATGCCACTGACATATGTCATTTGACAACTGCACCCGAACACGCACTCACGTCTTCGCATACCCAATCGAAATCTGCGGAGTATTATTATAGCATCGTAATTCATTTTGATAGCTGGGATCTTGAAAACAAGGAAGCCAAATACGTCAGGTCGGTGTTGATGTCTCCGAACGAGTTTTCCAACTTGAAACTTGTATACGATGGCCCGCTGTACTGGAAGTTCTTTGCGTTCAGGCCGAAACGTCCAAATCTAAATAAATATTAAGAATAGTGTAAGAATAGTGAATAGTGAATAGTGAATAGTGAATAGGAGTGGACGGGCATTGGTTCATTGGAGATGCTCGTCATATCTGCGAATCGGGTTCACATAATTGGCAACACGTTCAACGAATGCGAATTGTATACTGGATGAAAATTCTTGCTGTATGAACCGGTCAACGAAATCTTGAATTGTGGAATACGTAACCACCTTATTTTTCAATGAATTAAGGTAATAAACAGCCGGATCGTCTCCGTTTTTTATAACCGCGGTCCAGTGCCCGCCGCGCGGTGAACCGTTCTCGTTGACCAGCATTTTCCATTCAGAAGCGGCACCAAGTGATAACAATGTAGCAGAGACGGTGTCTTTATCATTTGATGGGTTTTCCATGGAATGGTTTACCAGTGACAGCGCTGCCATCAACAATGAAATACTATGGTTTTCGTATGACAAGCATTCAAACTCGTCACGAATCGCACTCGAATGGGTTTTCTGTAGCTTTTTGTTCATTGTCAAACAAAGCTGATGCAAGTTAATCGGACCTTTTGGAGGAGGGGCTGTTAAATCAAGCATAGGAACACCATCATCGTGCTCAAATGTGAAGGCAGCTCGTTGCAACAAGTTATTCAGAGCATGCCTGCCACAAGAAGCCATCATGTCCTGATGCTCGAAATAAAGACCGGATTCGGATTCTTTGCCTTTTTTGCCTTTTTTGCCTTCTTTGCCTTCTTGCATCTGACCCTTCTTTTCACTTGCACCTACGTTCGGTACCGGATTAAGATCGGCACCGGAAGCTGCATCCGGTTGGATCAATTCGCCTATTACCGAAACATGCTTGTCATTCAACTCAAAGCGATGTCCAATGACCTTTACTCGAACCACCGCGTCCGGTCGAATTGAATTGAAATACTTATCGGAGTCCGATGCGTGATGTTCTCGAAGAATGTACACGATTACCGGATTTACTACCGACGCGCCGTTGATTCCGGCAAGGATGCCCGCACTAGTTACGGATTTTACGCGGCATACTAGAATTGCGCCTTCGCACGGCAGAAATACCGAGCACGAGTATGCAACATCAAACACCACATTAGGCCCTTGAAGCAATCCGCTGGAGTGCGATAATATTTTACATGTGTTCGGATGAACAAACCCATCCACCGTGCATTTATTCTCGATCTGGTTAGAAATATAAGTTCGAATCATTTGCGTAATACTCCCCTTTGCAGCGTGACTACTCACTTCAATAAACGGAATCGTTACCTTTTTAGAAGTCAAACACTCCGAATAACAATTTGAAGCCGACATATCTGAACCCGAACCCGAACCCGACTGTTGTTGTTGCTGTTGTTGCTGTTGTTGTGCCATTGCCATCATACTATTATAATATGGTGATATTTTATATCTATTTATGCATGTGATTTGTTATTAAAACAAGTTCAATTTTAATAATAAATAAAAATAAATAATTAAATTAGTAAATTAAATTAGTAAATTAAATTAGTAGATTAGTTAAATTAAATGACGGTATTCATAAATTGAATGATCGTCTCTTCTTCTGGTTTGGCATCAAATTCGATCACTTCGGATCCCTTGACTAATTTTATTGTAGGGTAACCCTCAATGTTGAATTTTTCTGCCGTTGCGGGATCCGTGTCGCAGTCAACAATCCTGAAAATCACACGATGGCCATTGACAAGGGTGTCCTGATGCTTGCTCTTAACTGAATTGAAGATGGGAACGGCGCGTTTACAGTGTGGGCACCAGTCCGTTTTAAACAAATAAATTTCCGCAGTTGGAGCACTGCTCATATCCTGCGAACCGTCTTCATTTTGTGTTTTGGACGAGCCCTGCTTAACATTAAGGTTAAAGTCTGAAAACAGTGGTCCGACGTATGTGGTGTATGCCCAGTATGCAACTGCTAAAAATACGACAACCACCAGGCCGTACATAATATACTTGCTGTTCGAATCCGAAGAAGACCCTGACGCCGCACTCGAGGATGGAGCTCCACCCATCATGCTGGTTAAACCTTTTATCGCATCATTAAGCATTTTGTTTGTATAATAGTTTAGTTTATATATCTATATATCTATATATTACGTATGCATCAATAATATATAGTATTTAACTTATTATTTCTAAATTAAATATATTTCATTGAAAATGTATCCCAATTGAAATTATTAGCCCATTTTACACGATTATCAATGTTGCTAAAGTCTTCGCGCTGAACAAAGTACTGGTCTACTGCCAACCAGCATTTTTTACTTTTGTTAAAATATCCCGAATACATGTCATCAATTGCCAACGTTTTTCGAGTTTCAGGCTTAACGACATTCGAGCTGCCACCAGGTTTAACTTCGATGGCGGTAGGCGCCCGACCCTGTCGTAAATAGTCATTGTAATAGTAATTCAAAATTTCATCGTACATGGATTTCTTAACAACATACGCGTGGTTACACCATATCATTCCGCGTATCCAGTCACCGGTCTGACCTTCAATCGTGTGTGTTAATATTCCGCCAAAATACAGCATGTCCCACTCATTGGGAAGCGCGTTTCTGTTAAATTTTGAAAAACTGTCTCGAACAACTACATCGTCTTCCAACACCATGATTGCGTCATAGTTTTTTTCTTTTGCACGGTGAATTGCTCCAATGTGCGCTTCCAGGCACCCGATTACCGGGAGTGGATGCAGCTTGTTTTGCAGAAACGTGAACGTTATTCCCTTTGAAATCAATTCGTCGCGAACTTGTGTATGTCGGTCGCTTCGTTCTTCGGTGGTAATTACCACCACTTCATTGACCAACCTGTTTAACTCACTGGCCGCGTACGAAAATTTCAGCGCCTCCTCGCTCATTGTCGCATATTCATATTGACTGTCGATACAAACTGCGGCATCTGGAATATAATTGAAAAAGTCATTTTTCTTTACAACGTCAAACAAAATCGTTTCAAACAAGTGTACTCCATAATTATTGGGTTTGAAATCGAATTTACGCGAACCCTCAAATACATCGCGTTCCGGCCAAGCAACCGGGAAAAAATTCTGACAATTCAAAATTTCAATTCCAAACTTCGATTCGTAATACGGGTTATTTTCAATAAGGAGTCGATTCGTGTCACGAATGTGGTATGCCCATACTCCCATACGCAACCCAGTTTTAAAATTATCCAACCATATTTTAAGAAACTCGTTTTGCGGTTTGGCGGCGATGAATGCATTGATAAGTCCTGGACCGTCTCCTTCTTTGGACAAGTACAAGCTTTTACCGGTGTTGAAAACTTCGCTGAAATTTTTTACAATCAGCATGTCAAGATCAAGGTACACGCCGCCGTGCTTGTATAAAACTTCTAGTCGAACTACGTCGGCCTTATACTGAAAATGCGACAGTTCATATCCATCGAAATGGGTCGGAACCTCGATATTCTCGATGCGCACGCGAGGGTGTGTTTTTAGTTTATCCCAGTACGCATTTCCCACGGGTTCGACGCTGTTATAAATTACAACTTTATAGTCTAACATATGGAACAGCATGGAGCGTACGCAGCGATCGTGAAAGTTGTGAAACTCGGTCTCTCCAAAATACAACAAGTGGATAATTTTTGGAATGGGGTCGTTTTCGTGCGGTTTCGAATGTTTGTACGAAGAGTATAAATGCGGCAAGTTGCAATTTGTAAAGAATTTCAAATCATCTGCTACATTCGGGATCCGCAAAAGCGATTCATAGATGCAAATTGCTTCTTCGGGTTCAATATACGCAAGTGCAAACCCTTTATAAAACATGGCAAGTTGGGTTTCTCTTTCAGATGGCGTATTGAAGTAGTCAATGAATGTTTCCGATGAAGCGGCCAGCATTAGTCGGTCTCGGGTGTTATAAAAATGGGTTTGCGTATTGAAAAGCGTGGTCCGATTCTGATTTTTAAAAAGTGGTTTGTATCGTTTATACTTTGATTCATTTTTCAATCGGTTGACATTGTACTTCCCCCATGCAAACCCGCGGCCGTCATTTGGGCGAAGTTCCATAAACTCCTTTCTATCAATTTGATGGATGTAGCCGCATTCGCATAATAGGGTCCACGCATAATTGGGGGAATGATTCCACCGCTGAACGTGGTTTTTATTGGTTAAAACAATATCGTCGATAATGACAAGGGTGTTCTCATGAGCCAGGGACATGCAGTTGATGGTGTCATGCATCGGCACGTCATCGTAGTGCCCGCCATCGATGAATATAACATCAAACGTGTCGGTTGGGTTTTCGGTGGCGTAGGTTCGAATGGTATCGAGACTGTTCCCTTTAATTAACTTGTGTCGGTTTGGAAATGTGGCATCAACAAACTGTTTGGCAGTGTCCACATAATAATGTTCGCCCAAATCAAAACTCACCATGGTGCAATCGGGCGCGGAAGCGGACATGAGTGTAACGCAACTGTGGCCCGAGTTGAATCCGATTTCAAGGATGCGTTTGGCCGCATATGGACGAACCGTATCTGCAAAAAATGTCGCCTGCGTTCTATCCTGAGCAGTATATCCCTCGTTAATATGAAAACTCGACATATGTTTGTCCAAATTGTCTAATACTTCTAAAACAGATGACATGATGGCTAACTAATTATGGTTGCGTGTTGCGTATGTGTATGTACTAACAATAATAATATGTAAAAGCGTAAACTTTTAAATACTATTAGGATTAACTATCTAAAATCTAAAATATAAAATCTAAAATTTATAGGTTGCGATTTTTACGACTTTTGAGATTTTTACGACTGCGACTTTTGTGACTTTTGCGACTTTTTCTACCACCCTTGTCTGGCGACGGTGATCGTCTTTTTTGAATATCAGCAGCGCGTTTGCTGACCTGCATATGAGAACCAACATAGAGTGGATCTGTGGAATTTCTGGAAATCTTTCTTGCAAGCCGTTTTGCAAGAAATGTCACAAGTGACGGACGGGCCATCGTGCCCATTGCGAACGATGGAGTTCTACCAAGCGCTCTAAGTCTTTGATTGAGGCTTAATCCAGTATACTTGTTTGCTTCCACCATACTGGCCCGTGCTAGCCTACATTGGGCTGGACTCGTTGCGTGTGAGCATGCGACCAGCGATGTATCGATCTCGGCAGCACCTAGATTGTTATGTAAATAAGCCCGAATGTCTCTATACCTAGGACTTAAAAATGTAGATCTATCTATTGGACCTATTGCGTGATCCTTCAATTTCTTTATATGAGCAAGCGCATGATACGATTTTCTACTATATGGTTTTCCAAGATGTCTATCCTTTATATCGTCGTCCGCATCGTTATCGAATCCTGCCGCGTGAGCCATAACACTATAAAAATATAAAAATATAATAATAAAAGATACTATAAACTATAACTATATTATAATAATTATGTAATATTTTTTGCTAAATATTACATGCATGCATATTCATATTATTCCAATTATTCCGAGGACGACGATGTTAGAAGATGCTTTTCACTGTAGTTTGAAATACCAATCCATCCGATAAATATGATAATAATAATCAATCCCTTTTGGTCTTCACTAATATTATTTTTTAATTTAGTTAGGGTTGCCAATACAGCGCGTACAAACCTTTTGAAGAAATTCAATATATCAAAAATCTGTGCTGTAATTCCCATTTTGTATTTTGTATTTTGTATAGTTTACAATTTTATTTTATAAATATTTATTTATATTTTTCATTTTTTTTCATTTATTTTTACGACGCTTGTTAGTATTATTATTATTCTTATTGCGAGTTCCCCTTCTTTTTTTTTGGCGGTTACGTTTTGTTCGAGTTACTGCATGCGCTGCACGTGCCTTTTTCTTTTTAGAACCGCTCTTACGTCTATTAAGATTTCCTCCTCCATAGGGGTTGAGGGCCCGAACCGGGGGGTTAGGTTTAGGTATAGGGTCATAAGGTTCATCAACAATCATCAAGCTATCAGCATTAAAAGATAACCGATCTACAGTATCACTCTGGAATGAGCGAGTCCGCTCTGGAGTACCCTGGGCCCGGGAATAGCCACAACTTACTTTACACACATGTAGAATAACAAGATACTTCTTATTGGGTATACTAAAATAATGATGGTTCAATATATCACTTAAACGTACCGTTTTATCCTGTTCTACCATCGAAATACCGGCAAAATATTTGACATGGCTTCCAGATTCAATATACCCATAAGGCTGTAATTTATATTGTAAATATTGTAGGTCACCATCATAGCGCATTAGAAGCCGTGTAAGTATGTTGATGCGTTTATCTACCCAAACTATTTGATCAGGAGTCAACTGATTTTTTTTCTGCCCAGTAAGCTTTATAATCTGAGCTTTTACCTTAGTCATCTCAGATATAGTAATGTTAACCAATTTTTGTACCATTCCGCTCGTTTTGTACCTAATAGTATTATCATTACAGTTCTTCGTCTTACTTGTGTAACGTACTTGAGTGTTTGGGGTTAGACCCAGATTGAAAGTTATGTCCTGAACTTGACCATCTTGGTCCAATGCGAATATCCCAGAATGACGGAGTCTACAACCAGTCCCAAATAATTGAGCTTCATGTATTTCAAAATATCCTTTTCTTGCTGAATAAACTGTAGGAGTTAAAAAGACAAATTGACTACCTTCTGCAAAAAAAGCTTCTGTTTTGTGGTAGGTATTTCCCGTATGCTTAGCCACTACATCATAAACATCCTTTAGTGTAGTAGGGGTCCCGGGATGGGACTGTTTGACGTGTTCATTTATTCTCTTTAATACCGACGGAATATTCGGCGGGCCGAATCCTGTAATAGTGGATGCTGCTGCAGTCGTACCCGTTCGTGCAGTTTCTAACAAAGATACATTCAGGTTTGTAATTCGTACTGGTGGTTCGTCTATTTCTTTACATCCATGACAGGTTATAACTACTACTTCATCAAACGTTTGAGTCAGATCAATACTGGCGGCGGCGGCGGTTGTAGTCAATGGCAGTGTTGTGGAGGTGGTGGTATCATTGTCGACCTTGACAGACCCAACTTTATCATCTTGAGGGTCAGGCGCGACAGTACTGTCAACACTGATCTCCACCTCGGCTGCTTTGGCTTCAATTTGTGCTTGGTTTGCAACAATTTTTTGTTGTTGTTGTTGGGCTGCAACAATTTTTTGCTGGTCTGCAACAGTTTGTTCTTGGTCATTCATGTCGATTTAAGGTTTTTATTAAATATAAAATTCGTTTATAATTTTATATTTTATTTAATTTTAATTTTTTATCAAAATTCCAAATGCAGTTACTATAACTATTTACTGTTTAAGTTTCTGAATTTCTTCTACTAATTCTTTCACCTGGCGTTTCAGCGCTTGTGTTTCACTTACCAGCATCGCCACCATCGAATTGTAATTGACTGACTGCAATTCAGAAGCATCTTTTGTTCCGGATACCAGCTCTGGATGTCCTTCCTGAAGTTCGTGAGCAATAAACCCGTGCTCCGATCGATTCGTTAGCGTATTGAAATAGCTCACCGGTCGCATATCATCCACTGAAAACCGTGCATTTGCTGTATCAATCGGTTCCACATTTTGTTTAATGCGGTAGTCACTCACCACATTGATACTCGTGGTCTTAATGCCGTTACTGCTGACGTCAAGGTTATAACTGGCATCGGGCGTACTAGTACCGAATCCAACCGGGCCCGCCGTGTAATAAATGCTATTATTTGAAGCACCTTTTTGAAATACACCCATTCCAGTGACTCCAATTCTCAGCGACTTCACGCTGCCCGATATATCGGTTGTAAGTCTCACATTGTCTCCTTCTACGAAATGGGCAGTATCAAGTCCGGATGCAACCAAATCGGTTTGACCCGCTACCTTCCACGTCTTAAACGTCGACTCGATCGTAAGGCGGACATAGTTGTTTGAAGCATCACCGGTAATACCGTACCCGGTTGCAGTATCCAATTCAACGATACTCACATTATTGTATGAAATATTGCCTTCCGTGCGATTCACAGTTTGGAACCTTAACGTGTTTCCAACACCAGTTGGACCTTGAGGCCCAGTACTGCCTGTTCTGCCATAATCACCTGTTGGCCCCATTGGACCCGTTTGACCCGTCGGACCAGTTTGACCTGTCGGGCCGGTTTCACCCGTTGGACCAGTCTGGCCTGTTGGACCGGTTTGACCAGTAGGGCCGGTTTCACCCGTTGGACCCGTTTGACCCGTCGGACCAGTTTGACCTGTCGGGCCGGTTTCACCCGTTGGACCAGTCTGGCCTGTTGGACCGGTTTGACCAGTAGGGCCGGTTTCACCCGTTGGACCCGTTTGACCTGTTGGACCCGTTAGACCAGTCGGACCTGTTGCACCCGTAGGGCCGGTTTCGCCGGTAGGACCTGTTTGACCCGTTGGACCGGTTTCACCCGTAGGGCCGGTTTGACCCGTTGGACCCGTTAGACCGGTTGGACCCGTTGCACCCGTGGGACCAGTTTGCCCAGTTGGACCCGTTAGACCGGTTGGACCCGTTCCGCCAGTAGGACCCGTTGAGCCAGTAGGACCCATTAACAGTCCTTCATCAACGATGTCTCCGATATACTGGAACATTCTCGAGTCGCTTTGTCCAAGGGTGATCATCTGATTGTTGACCACATCTACGTATATATTATCTGCGACAGGATCAGTAGAATATGAATATGGACCAGTTGCACCACTCACCCCCGGAGCCAAATTGTTGCCCACAAACATGTAAAGGTCTCCTCCGCGAATCAATACAAAGTCGCCGATTTCAATATTATACAGAACACCCGTTGAATAACTAACGTATGTGTCTGATTCTGGATCAAAATTATTCTCCAGATTATTCGCGATGTTATAGTCACTTGCCGCAGGCCATTGCAACCGAGTCATATCTGCTTCTAAAAAGTCAGCGGTAGTATTGAAAAAAGTTTTAACGTTAAATCTTCTTCCAACTGGACCGGTAATCCCTTGCGGACCCGTTGGACCAGTTTCACCGGTTGGACCAGTTTGACCAGTCGGACCTGTTAGACCAGTTGGACCAGTTGCACCAGTGGGACCAGTTTCACCCGTCGGACCTGTTTGACCGGTAGGACCCGTTGCTCCTGTAGGACCTGTTTGACCAGTCGGACCAGTTTGACCGGTAGGACCCGTTGCTCCAGTTGGACCGGTGGCACCAGTTGGACCCGTGGGACCAGTTGGACCGGTTTGGCCCGTAGGACCGGTTTGGCCCGTAGGACCGGTTTGGCCCGTAGGGCCGGTTTCACCAGTGGGACCGGTTGAACCCGTTTGACCAGTTGAACCCGTAGGACCTGTCTGCCCGGTCGAACCTGTAGGACCGGTCTGACCAGTTGGACCAGTTTCACCCGTTGGACCCGTTTGACCAGTTGGGCCCGTTTGACCAGTTGGGCCCGTTTGACCGGTCGGTCCGGTAAGACCTGTAGGACCCGTTGCACCGGTTGGACCGGTTGGACCGGTTGGACCCGTCTGTCCAGTCGGACCAGTTTGACCCGTTGGGCCGGTTTCACCCGTTGGACCTGTTTGACCGGTTGGACCCGTCTCACCAGTAGGGCCCGTTTGACCAGTCGGTCCGGTAAGCCCTGTAGGACCCGTTGCACCAGTTGGACCGGTCTGACCGGTAGGGCCGGTCTCACCCGTAGGACCAGTTGAACCAGTCTGACCTGTAGGACCAGTCTGACCAGTTGGGCCAGTCTGACCAGTTGAACCAGTTGGGCCAGTGGGGCCGGTTTGACCAGTGGCACCAGTTGGACCAGTGGCACCAGTTGGACCAGTGGCACCAGTTGGACCCGTTTCACCAGTCGGGCCGGTGGCACCAGTTGGGCCGGTGGGGCCAGTTTGACCGGTTGGTCCAGTTGAACCCGTTGGACCAGTTGAACCCGTTGGACCAGTTTGACCCGTTGGGCCCGTCTGACCAGTTGGACCAGTTGAACCAGTAGGACCAGTTGAGCCAGTCTCACCAGTTGGACCCGTTTGACCGGTTGGTCCGGTAAGGCCTGTAGGCCCGGTTACTCCCGTAGGACCCGTGTGACCAACTGAACCCGTCGATCCTTGAGGTCCAATCAACAATGCCTCATTTATAATATCTCCAGTATATTTGTAAGAACTCGTTGGTCCAGTATCGCCGTTACCCGCACCCATATAGACATACATGTCGCCTCCTTTTACGAGTACGAATTCTCCTAAGTTTACATTTGAAGGAGTAACGCCAGATAATTCACTGTAATTATTCACAACTGCGAAAACGTGAAATCCTTTCCCAGTAGGTCCAATTGGGCCAGTATAACCGGTTGGACCTTGAGTGCCCGTTTCACCTTTTGGACCGGTTGACCCGGGTTGACCCGTTGGACCCGTTTGACCGGTTGGACCAGTTTCTCCAGTAGGACCAGTTTGACCAGTAGGGCCGGTTTGACCGGTAGGACCCGTTTGACCTGTAGGACCCGTTTGACCTGTAGGACCCGTTGATCCTGTAGAACCCGTTTGACCCGTTGGACCGGTTTCACCAGTGGGACCCGTCTGACCGGTAGGACCCGTTGCTCCTGTAGGACCCGTTTGACCTGTAGGACCAGTTGATCCTGTAGAACCAGTTTGACCCGTTGGACCGGTTTCACCAGTGGGACCCGTCTGACCAGTTGGACCAGTCGAACCAGTTGGACCGGTTTGACCGGTTTGACCAGTAGGTCCAGTTAGACCGGTTGGGCCAGTTGCACCAGTTGGACCTGTCTCACCAGTTGGACCTGTTTGACCCGTAGGACCTGTTTCACCCGTAGGACCAGTCTGACCTGTTGGACCAGTCTGACCAGTGGGGCCGGTTTGACCAGTGGGGCCGGTTTGACCAGTGGGGCCGGTTTGACCAGTGGGGCCGGTTTGACCAGTTGGACCCGTCTCACCAGTGGGGCCGGTTGCACCAGTTGGACCCGTCTCACCAGTTGGACCCGTCTGACCAGTTGGACCGGTTTGGCCCGTAGGGCCGGTTTGGCCCGTAGGACCGGTTTCACCAGTGGGACCAGTTGAACCCGTAGGACCTGTCTGCCCGGTCGAACCTGTAGGACCAGTCTGACCGGTAGGACCCGTTTCACCTGTAGGACCAGTCTGACCGGTGGAACCCGTTTGACCGGTAGGACCCGTTTGACCGGTAGGACCCGTTTCACCTGTAGGACCAGTCTGACCAGTAGGTCCGGTTTGACCCGTTGGACCCGTTTCACCAGTAGGACCAGTTGCGCCCGTAGGGCCCGTTTGCCCCGTTGGACCAGTCTGACCCGTTGGACCCGTTTCACCTGTAGGACCAGTCTGACCCGTTGGACCAGTTTCACCGGTAGGACCAGTCTGACCGGTGGAACCCGTTGGACCTGTTGAACCCGTTTCACCAGTGGGACCTGTCTGACCAGTGGGACCGGTTAAACCGGTTGGACCGGTTGCTCCTGTAGGACCAGTTTCGCCCATTGGGCCAGTCGGACCTCTCAAAAGACCTTCATCTACGATGTCGCCGATGTAAGTAAATGCCTTATTTCCCGGGAAGCGTGGAACACCGCCCGTCATCCCAGATCCTTGTAAATCTAAATACCCGCTTACTGGACCAGTATTTCCACCAGTCTTAACAAACATGAACAAATCTCCACCTCGGATGAGTACCATCTTACCTATATCCGCATTACTCACTCCAAGATTTCTTAAAATTGCACCGCTCACATCAAGTGTCATATCGGTTAAGTTTCCACCTAAAAAGCTACCAATTGTTTCAAAAAATGCAGCAACACTGAACCCTGTACCTGCTGGACCGGTTATACCCGTTTGACCTGTTGCGCCTCTAGGGCCTGTCGTACCTCTAGGGCCTGTGGGACCAGATGCGCCTATCGGACCTTGCGTACCACCATTTCCTTTACTACCTTGAGGACCTGGCGGACCTGTGACACCAGTCGGGCCAGTTGCACCAGTAGGACCGGTCGATCCAGTAGGACCAGTTAGACCGGTGGGGCCAGTTGCACCAGTAGGACCGGTCGATCCAGTAGGACCAGTTGATCCAGTAGGACCTGTTGCACCGGTAGGACCAGTTGCACCGGTAGGACCCGTTTCACCAGTAGGACCCGTCTGGCCGGTTGGACCAGTTGCACCGGTTGGACCTGTTTGACCCGTCGGTCCGGTAAGACCTGTAGGACCAGTTGCACCGGTCGGACCCGTTTGACCCGTAGGACCGGTAAGACCTGTAGGACCAGTTGCACCGGTCGGGCCCGTCTCACCCGTTGGACCCGTCTGGCCGGTTGGACCAGTTGCACCGGTTGGACCTGTTTGACCCGTCGGTCCGGTAAGACCTGTAGGACCAGTTGCACCGGTCGGACCCGTTTGACCGGTGGGACCTGTTTCACCAGTTGGACCTGTTTGACCCGTGGGACCTGTTTGACCCGTGGGACCTGTTTCACCAGTTGGACCAGTTTGACCCGTTGGACCCGTTTGACCCGTAGGACCTGTTTCACCAGTTGGGCCGGTTTGACCCGTAGGACCAGTTTGACCCGTTGGACCAGTTTGACCCGTTGGACCAGTTTGACCCGTTGGACCAGTTTGACCCGTTGGACCGGTTGGACCCGTTTGACCCGTTTGACCCGTAGGACCTGTTTGACCCGTTGGACCTGTTTGACCAGTAGGACCGGTTTGACCCGTTGGACCCGTTTGACCCGTAGGACCTGTTTCACCAGTTGGGCCGGTTTGACCCGTAGGACCAGTTTGACCCGTTGGACCAGTTTGACCCGTTGGACCAGTTTGACCCGTTGGACCAGTTTGACCCGTGGGACCCGTTTGACCCGTTGGACCAGTTTGACCCGTGGGACCAGTTTGACCCGTGGGACCAGTTTGACCCGTTGGACCTGTTTGACCCGTGGGACCAGTTTGACCTGTTGGACCTGTTTCACCAGTTGGACCTGTTTGACCAGTGGGACCAGTCTGACCGGTGGGACCTGTTTCACCAGTTGGACCCGTTTGACCAGTTGCACCAGTGGGACCCGTTTGACCGGTTGGACCCGTTTGACCCGTAGGGCCAGTTAACCCAGTTGGACCAGTTGCACCAGTGGGACCAGTTGATCCTGTAGGCCCAACTAGAAGTCCATCATCTGTAAGATCGCCGACAAAATTAAATGCCATTCTGGCTATAGTAATATCAGTTGGCGAAATCGAATATATATTACCAGTAGCTGGTCCAGTGTTACCATTTGCAACACCATTTGTCGAGCCTACAAACATGTATAAAAATCCTCCGCGAATCAATACAAAGTCACCGATGAGTATGTTGTAAAGTTTAGAACCAGACGACTGCGATAATGTAGTTCCGTTACCTCCTAGAAATTCACTAACTTCATTGAAAAACCCTTTAACATTGAATGGTCGTCCAACCGGGCCTTGAATACCACGTTCTCCTTCAGGGCCAGTAGTACCAGTATTGGCAGCGGTACCATCTCTTCCAGTAGGACCCTGTGGACCAGTTTGACCGGTTGGACCTGTTTGACCGGTAGGTCCAGTCTCACCAGTAGGACCCGTTTGACCAGTAGGGCCCGTCTGACCAGTAGGACCTATTTCACCAGTATAACCAGCTTGACCAGTGGGACCCATTTCACCAGTCGAACCTACTTGACCTGTAGGACCGGTTTGACCAGTTGAACCCGCTTGACCTGTAGAACCGGTTTGACCAGTATGACCGGCTTGACCAGTGGGACCCGTTTCACCAGTTGAACCCGCTTGACCTGTAGGACCAGTTTGACCAGTGGGACCAGTTTGTCCGGTAGGACCAGTAGCACCAGTTGGACCAGTAGCACCAGTTGGGCCCGTCTGACCAGTTGGGCCCGTCTGACCAGTTGGACCCGTCTGACCAGTTGGACCCGTCTGACCAGTTGGACCCGTTTCACCAGTGGGACCCGTCTGACCAGTAGGACCCGTTTCACCAGTTGGACCCGTTGCGCCGGTAGGGCCCGTTTCACCAGTTGGACCCGTTTCACCAGTTGGACCAGTTTCACCTGTAGGGCCTGTTTGACCTGTGGGGCCAGTTTCACCAGTTGGCCCAGTTTCGCCAGTAGGACCAGTCTCACCGGTAGGGCCTGTCTGGCCGGTTGGACCCGTTTCGCCAGTAGGACCCGTTTCACCCGTTGGGCCGGTGGAGCCAGTTTGACCCGTGGGGCCCGTTTCACCTGTAGGACCCGTTTGACCGGTAGGGCCAGTTTGGCCAGTGGGGCCCGTTTCACCAGTTGGACCAGTTTCACCAGTAGGACCAGTGGCACCAGTAGGACCTGTCTGACCAGTTGGACCCGTTAAACCAGTCGGACCAGTTGCACCAGTTGGGCCAGTTTCACCCATGGGACCCGTTTCACCAGTAGGACCCGTTGGACCGGTGGGACCAGGTTGTCCCGTAAATCCTCTAGGACCTCGTTCTCCGGTTGGACCAGTTGGGCCGGTTGGGCCGGTAGATCCGGTAACTCCAAACATTTTAGACTCATCGGTTATGTCTCCTGCATACACAAAGTAATTTGTAGCATCCGCAGGACCAGTCCTTCCTGTCGACGACCCATAAGGCCCGCTTCCAATATACATGTACAGCTCGCCTCCCTTGATCATTACAAAATCACCAAATGAAATAATCTGATAAAGATTGTTACCATTCAAATGTGGCAAATACAAAAACTCTGGATTTGCGTCCCTATTTGGGTTAAACCTGTAAAATATATCATTGGCTTGACCAGGCGGGTTCTGTGTTCCAAAGAATATTTCCTTGGTGTCGTAATATGCAACAACTGTGAATTTTTTACCATCGGGTCCGGTAACACCAGTTGGACCCATGGTAATTGATCCGTCTATGTTATACGCAAACGTATACTGGTTTACACCATTTACCTTGGTCAGAACATACAATGCGCCTGCATAAGTCATTCCAAATTGACCTAACATAGTATCAGACGGGTTTACTGGAAAGTCAGCTACCGTGGCACCAGTAGTAAAAATCGAAAACCCCCGACCTGCACTTCCTGTAGGACCCATTTTACCAGTTGGACCTGTGGTACCCGTTGGACCAGTTGGACCCGTTTCACCAGTTGGACCCGTTTCACCGGTTGGACCAGTTTGACCCGTGGGACCAGTTTCACCAGTGGGACCCGTCTGACCAGTTGGACCTGTTTCACCAGTTGGACCGGTTTGACCCGTTGGACCCGTTTCACCAGTAGGACCGGTTTGACCAGTAGGTCCAGTTAGACCGGTTGGGCCAGTTGCACCAGTAGGACCCGTTTCACCCGTTGGGCCAGTTTCACCCGTGGGGCCAGTTTGACCAGTGGGACCGGTTTCACCCGTGGGACCAGTTTGACCCGTGGGGCCAGTTTCACCTGTTGGCCCCGTCTGACCGGTAGGACCAGTTGCGCCCGTAGGACCAGTTTGACCGGTGGGACCGGTTTCACCGGTAGGACCTGTTTGACCTGTTGGACCTGTTTCACCAGTTGGACCTGTTTGACCCGTTGGACCCGTTTCACCGGTAGGACCTGTTTGACCCGTTGGACCCGTTTCACCAGTCGGGCCTGTCTGACCAGTCGGACCAGTTTGACCCGTTGGACCCGTTTCACCAGTCGGGCCTGTCTCGCCCGTTGGACCGGTTGGACCGGTTTGACCGGTTGGACCAGTCTCACCGGTTGGACCGGTTTCACCTGTAGGACCGGTTTGACCGGTGGGACCCGTCTGACCAGTTGGGCCCGTTTGACCCGTTGGACCTGTTTGACCGGTTGGACCCGTCTGACCAGTTGGACCCGTTTCACCGGTTGGACCGGTCGAACCAGTTGGACCTGTTTGACCAGTAGGCCCGGTTAAGCCGGTAGGACCGGTTGCACCAGTAGGACCTGTTGCACCAGTAGGACCAGTGGTACCAGTAGGACCAGTGGCACCAGTAGGACCTGTCTGACCAGTTGGACCCGTTAAACCGGTTGGACCAGTTGCACCAGTTGGGCCAGTTTCACCCATGGGACCCGTTTGACCAGTAGGACCCGTTGCGCCGGTTGGACCAGGTTGTCCCGTAAATCCTCTAGGACCTCGTTCTCCGGTTGGACCAGTTGGGCCGGTTCGGCCGGTAGATCCGGTAACTCCAAACATTTTAGACTCATCCGCTATGTCTCCTGCATACACAAAGTAATTTGTAGCATCCGCAGGACCAGTCCTTCCTGTCGACGACCCATAAGGCCCGCTTCCAATATACATGTAGAGCTCACCTCCCTTGATCATTACAAAATCGCCAAATGAAATAATCTGATAAAGATTGTCACCATTCAAATGTGGCAAATACAAAAACTCTGGATTTGCATCCCTATCCGGGTTAAACCTGTAAAATATATCATTAGCTTGGCCAGGCGGGTTCTGTGTTCCAAAGAATATTTCCTTGGTGTCGTAATATGCGACAACTGTGAATTTTTTACCATCAGGACCAGTAACACCAGTTGAGCCCTTAATATAACTTGATGTGTTTATGTTGTACGCAAGGGTATATTTGGGTACCCCATTCACGTTGCTCCATACAAATAAATCACCGGTATTTGTCATTGCAAATTGTCCCAGAAAATCGTTTGAGGGGTTTTGCGGGAAATTAAATGATGTATCTGCGGTTGCAAATATAGAAAATCCGCGACCAGCACTTCCGGTAGGTCCAATTGCGCCAGTTGGGCCCGTTTCACCAGTTGGACCGGTTGAACCGGTTTCACCGGTTGGCCCGGTTGCACCAGTTGGACCGGTTTCACCAGTTGGGCCCGTTTGACCGGTGGGACCAGTTTCACCTGTAGGACCAGTTTGACCCGTGGGACCCGTTTGACCAGTTGGACCAGTCTCACCGGTTGGACCGGTTTGGCCAGTCGGGCCAGTTAGACCGGTAGGACCAGTAGCACCAGTTGGACCAGTTTGACCCGTGGGACCAGTTTCACCCGTGGGGCCAGTTTCACCTGTTGGCCCCGTCTGACCTGTGGGACCGGTTTCACCTGTAGGACCAGTTTGACCGGTGGGACCGGTTTCACCTGTAGGACCGGTTTGGCCGGTGGGACCGGTTTCACCTGTAGGACCAGTTTGACCGGTGGGACCGGTTTCACCTGTAGGACCGGTTTGGCCGGTGGGACCCGTTTCACCAGTAGGACCCGTTGCGCCGGTAGGACCGGTTTGACCCGTTGGACCTGTTTCACCAGTAGGACCCGTTTCACCAGTAGGACCCGTTGCGCCGGTAGGACCGGTTTCACCAGTAGGACCAGTGGTACCAGTAGGACCAGTGGCACCAGTAGGACCTGTCTGACCAGTTGGACCCGTTAAACCGGTTGGACCAGTTGCACCAGTTGGGCCAGTTCCACCGGTGGGACCCGTTTGACCAGTAGGACCCGTTTGACCGGTGGGACCAGGTTGTCCCGTAAATCCTCTAGGACCTCGTTCTCCGGTTGGACCAGTTGGGCCGGTTCGGCCGGTAGATCCGGTAACTCCAAACATTTTAGACTCATCCGCTATGTCTCCTGCATACACAAAGTAATTTGTAGCATCCGCAGGACCAGTCCTTCCTGTCGACGACCCATAAGGCCCGCTTCCAATATACATGTAGAGCTCGCCTCCCTTGATCATTACAAAATCACCGAATGAAATAATCTGATAAAGATTGTCACCATTCAAATGTGGCAAATACAAAAACTCTGGATTTGCATCCCTATCCGGGTTAAACCTGTAAAATATATCATTAGCTTGGTCAGGCGGGTTCTGTGTTCCAAAGAATATTTCCTTGGTATCGTAATATGCAACAACTGTGAATTTTTTACCATCAGGGCCAGTAACACCAGTGGGGCCCAGGATATAACTTGATGTGTTTATGTTGTATGCAAGCGTATACTTAGGTACCCCATTCACTTTGCTCCATACAAATAAATCACCGGTATAGGTCATTGCAAACTGACCCAGAAAATCGGTTGAGGGGTTTTGCGGGAAATTAAATGATGTATCTGCGCTAGCAAATACGGAAAACCCACGACCTGCACTTCCCGTAGGTCCCATTGCACCAGTTGGGCCCGTTTCACCAGTTGGACCGGTTGATCCGGTTTCACCGGTTGGCCCGGTTGCACCAGTTGGACCGGTTTCACCAGTTGGGCCCGTTTGACCGGTGGGACCAGTTTCACCTGTAGGACCAGTTGGACCTGTGGTACCCGTTGGACCAGTTGGACCAGTCTCACCGGTTGGACCGGTTTGACCCGTGGGACCAGTTAGACCAGTGGGGCCAGTTGCACCGGTAGGACCGGTCGATCCAGTAGGACCAGTTAGACCGGTGGGGCCAGTTGCACCAGTAGGACCCGTTTCACCAGTAGGACCCGTTGCTCCGGTGGGGCCAGTTGCACCAGTAGGACCAGTTGCACCAGTTGGACCTGTTTCACCAGTAGGACCAGTTGCGCCCGTAGGACCGGTTGCGCCTGTTGGACCAGTTGCGCCTGTTGGACCAGTTGCGCCGGTTGGACCTGTTGCGCCAGTTGGACCTGTTGCGCCGGTTGGACCTGTTGCGCCAGTTGGACCTGTTGCGCCGGTTGGACCTGTTGCGCCTGTGGGACCGGTCAGACCAGTGGGACCGGTTGCACCAGTTGGACCCGTTAAACCAGTTGGACCAGTTGCACCAGTTGGGCCCGTTTGACCAGTTGGACCCGTTTGACCAGTAGGACCCGTTTGACCGGTGGGACCAGGTTGTCCCGTAAATCCTCTAGGACCTCGTTCTCCGGTTGGACCAGTTGGGCCGGTTGGACCGGTAGATCCGGTAACTCCAAACATTTTAGACTCGTCTGTTATGTCTCCTGCATACACAAAGTAATTTGTAGCATCAGCAGGACCGGTCCTTCCTGTCGACGACCCATAAGCTCCGCCTCCAATATACATGTAGAGCTCGCCTCCCTTGATCATTACAAAATCGCCAAATGAAATAATCTGATAAAGATTGTCACCATTCAAATGTGGCAAATACAAAAACTCTGGATTTGCATCCCTATCCGGGTTAAACCTGTAAAATATATCATTAGCTTGGCCAGGCGGGTTCTGTGTTCCAAAGAATAATTCCTTGGTATCGTAATATGCAACAATTGTGAATTTTTTACCATCGGGTCCGGTAACACCAGTTGAGCCCTTAATATAACTTGATGTGTTTATGTTGTACGCAAGCGTATACTTAGACACCCCATTCACTTTGCTCCATACAAATAAATCACCAGTATTTGTCATTGCAAACTGACCCAGAAAATCGTCTGAGGGATTTTGCGGGAAATTAAATGACGTATCTGCTGTTGCAAATATAGAAAACCCGCGACCAGCACTTCCTGTAGGTCCCATTGCACCAGTTGGGCCCGTTTCACCAGTTGGACCGGTTGATCCGGTTTCACCGGTTGGCCCGGTTGCACCAGTTGGGCCGGTTGGTCCAGTTGGGCCCGTTTCTCCTTGTGGACCTGTAGATCCCGTATTTGCTGCGGTTCCCGCTTCTCCTTGGGGACCTGTATGTCCTTGATATCCGCGAGGCCCGGCCGTACCGGGCTCACCAACCGGACCGGTTGATCCGGTATTGGAAGAAGTGCCGGCAGGCCCTTGCGGGCCTTCTGTTCCAGTTGGGCCGCGTATCGTATTTGAACTTCCAATATCGTATGCAAACGCGTAAATCAAATTATCATTCACGTCTCTTGTCAAAACATATAGTTCCCCGGACGCTGTAAATGCAAATTTACCAACATTGGATGCATCGGGCGTGGGTGGAAAATTCAATGACGAGTCTGCAACAACAAAAATAGAAAACCCTTGGCCGACAGGTCCAGCGCTACCCGTTGAGCCGACTTCGCCGCGTTCTCCGGTTGAACCCTTATCTCCTTGTCTGCCGATATAACCTGTTGCTCCTTGCTCACCGCGTTCACCGGTTGCGCCCACGGATCCATGTTCACCTGTAGGACCCATAACGATCGTGTCCTCTAAATTGTACACTAACGTGAAGTTGTATTGTGGCGATGCAAGTGCATTAAATCCGTTATAAATGTAAATATTCTTCGTTAATTTTACTATAGCAAATTCGCCAATATTTGAAATGGCTGGACTCGGTGCAATGGTTTGTAGATCTTCCTCCTCATCTACCACCGCGAACACGCGAAATCCGGTGCCGGGCATACCTTGAGGACCCACTGGACCAGTGTAACCAGTGTCACCCTTTTCAGCAGCAGTTCCTGGAATACCTTGAATACCTTGAATACCTTGTTCACCTTGAGGGCCTTGAGGGCCAATAATGGTTGCAGTTTCAGTATCCAATGTAATCGGGTTTGATTCGGGTATAAACGTATTTCGAAATGTAACATTTCCTCGCGACGATGATACTGCAACGTCCCCAATATAAATGGTATTGGGTCCGAAGCGCCCTTCATGGGCATAAATTGTTTTAAATCTCATACTCGGAGTACCTATATCATAAACTCCGCTAGCGTCTGGGTAAATTGAAGAAGTGACTACACCAGAAAATGTACCAACATCACCTTGTTCACCCTTTTCACCAGTGTCACCCTTTTCACCAGTATCGCCTTTTTCACCAGTGTCACCCTTTTCACCAGTGTCACCTTTAGAGCCGGTAACGCCGGTAGGACCCATTTCACCCATATCACCCTTAGCGCCTGGAACACCTTGTTCACCAGCGTCACCTTTTTCACCGGTATCACCTTTAGGGCCGGTAACGCCGGTATGACCCATTTCACCCATATCGCCCTTGGCACCAGGTGCACCATCCGCACCAGATAACCCAGAATCACCACTATCGCCCTTGTCACCTGGAACACCTTGTTCACCTCTTTCACCCTTTTCACCGGTGTCGCCCTTTTCACCAGTATCACCTTTAGGGCCGGTAACGCCAGTAGGACCCATTTCACCCATATCACCCTTGTCGCCAGAGGTGCCTGGTACACCTTGTACACCTTGTATACCTTGTACACCTTGTATACCTTGTGGACCGATAATAAGCGTCTCATCGGTGATGTCATTTATGAATTCATACTGACTATCAGGTCCGGTATCTCCATTACCGCTACCTAAAAATATATACAAGTGCCCACCTTTTACCAGTACAAATTCGCCAATATTTTCAGAAGATGGAGATACCGGAAGTTCTGCATCACTATCTACGGTTGCAAAAACCCTGAATCCTTTACCGGCCGGACCAGTAGTGCCAGTTATGCCGGTAGGTCCAACTTCACCCGTGGACCCAGTTGCGCCATCACTACCCGTATCTCCCTTCGCTCCGGTCGGGCCAGTATAACCAGTATCGCCCTTTTCACCAGTTTGACCCGTAGGACCGGTTAACCCGGTAGGACCCGTTGCTCCTGTAGGGCCCGTTGCACCGGTTGGCCCTGTCTCACCTGTTGGACCCGTTGATCCCGTAGGGCCCGTTGCGCCGGTTGGTCCTGTCTCACCCGTGGGACCAGTTAAACCGGTAGGACCTGTTGCGCCAGTAGGACCTGTTTCGCCAGCAGGGCCCGTTGTACCGGTAGGACCGGTTTCACCCGTTGGACCCGTCGGTCCCGTTGGACCTGTTTCTCCCTGCGGACCGGTAGATCCCGTATTTGCTGCTGTTCCCGCTTCTCCTTGGGGGCCGGTATGTCCCTGATATCCGCGAGGCCCGGCCGTACCGGGCTCACCGACCGGACCGGTTGATCCGGTATTGGAAGAGGTGCCGGCAGGCCCTTGCGGACCGTCTGAACCAGTAGGGCCCTGTATCGTATTGGAACTTCCGATATTGTATGCAAACGTGTACTGTAAATTATCATTAACATCCCTTGTCAAAACATATAATTCTCCGGATGCTGTAAACGCAAATTTACCAACATTGGATGCATCGGGCGTGGGTGGAAAATTCAATGACGAATCTGCAACAACAAAAATAGAAAACCCTTGTCCGGCCGGTCCAGCGCTACCCATTAAGCCGGCTTGGCCGCGTTCTCCAGTTGAACCCTTATCTCCTTGTCTACCGATATAACCGGTTGCTCCTCGCTCACCGCGTTCACCTGTTGCGCCCACGGATCCATGTTCTCCCGTAGGACCCATAACGATCGTGTCCTCTAAATTGTACACTAACGTGAACTCGTATTGTGGTGTTGCAAGTGCATTAAATCCGTTATAAATGTAAATATTCTTCGTTAATTTTACTACAGCAAATTCGCCAATATTTGAAGTGGTGGGGGTCGGTGTAATGGTTTGTAGACCTAGATCATCCTCTACCACCGTGAACACGCGAAACCCGCTGCCGGGCATACCTTGAGGACCCACTGGACCAGTGTAACCAGTGTCACCCTTTTCAGCAGCAGTTCCTGGAATACCTTGAATACCTTGAATACCTTGAATACCTTGAGGGCCTTGAGGGCCAATAATGGTTGCAGTTTCAGTATCCAATGTAATCGGGTTTGAATCAGGAACAAATGTATTTTGAAATGTGATATTTCCTCGTGATGACGATACTGAAACGTCTCCTATATACAAGGTATTTGCATCAAAAAACCCTTCTTTCGCATACATTGCCTTGAACCTACGATTTGGGGACCCGATATAATAAGCTCCGCTAACATCCGGGTAAATTGAAGAAGTAACTACGCCAGAAAATGTACCAACATCACCCTTTTCACCCTTTTCACCTTTTTCGCCAGTAGGGCCCGTTGCTCCGGTAGAGCCCGTTGCACCAGTAGGACCAGTTGCACCAGTAGGACCTGTTGCACCTGTAGGACCAGTTGCACCTGTAGGACCAGTTGCACCTGTAGGGCCGGTTGCACCAGTAGGACCTGTTTCACCAGTAGGACCTGTTGCGCCAGTAGAGCCAGTGGGACCTGTCTGACCCGTTGGACCGGTTGCACCAGTAGGACCAGTTTGACCCGTCGGGCCCGTTTCACCAGTTGGACCTGTTGCGCCGGTAGGACCTGTTGCGCCGGTAGGGCCGGTTGCACCAGTGGGACCTGTTGCGCCGGTAGGACCCGTTGCGCCGGTAGGGCCGGTTGCACCAGTAGGACCCGTTGCGCCGGTAGGGCCGGTTTGACCCGTCGGGCCGGTTTGTCCGGTGGGCCCAGTTGGTCCAGTTTGACCGGTTGAACCGTTTTGGTATGCCAATGTGGTCTGCACATGCGAAGGACTACTTCCGTTAAAGTATAGCGCAGCTATAACTGATGTTGTATTTCCAGTTGGCTGAACGATATAAAATTCAAACTCTATTGGGCATAGGTTTGACGGTACCACCGTGTATGGAACAAAAGAAGATATGGTTAGTAACTGTAGTTCAGTTGTCGTGGCGATGTTTGTACGGCTATTAGTTCCATCATACAATAATACTTGATTGTTTGAATTTGTTACATCCAGGTAGTATATCTTGGCATACACATATATTGGATTATTGATTGAGTTCACTTGCGTGTAGAGATTAATATCCCATAATCCTGGAGTAATAACTGTTGATGATCCAAGTATTCCCGGAGCCGAAGTGTAAGATCCAATATACCGAACACCGCGATCAGCTGCTCCAGAAAATGGATAAGTTATCTTGGTCGATATTGTATTGGGCAAAGTTGACACTAAGCCGTTTGAGTCAGGAAATACGGTCTGGTCTGACGGATATAAACTATTACTAAAAAACAAGGTTAATCCGGTAGATGCACCACTTTCACCGCGGTCACCTCGCGGACCGGTTGGTCCAGCCTGTCCAGTTGAACCGGTACTGCCGGTAGACCCATTCAAAAATACTTCATCAGTAATATCGCCTACATAGCTATATGCCATATTGGGACCAGTATTGCCGTTGTTCGATCCTGTATACATATACAAGTCTCCGCCGAGTATTAAAACAAATTCTCCAATGTTTGAATCTGATGGAGGTGGGGAAATGCTATTGAAATCTACAGTAGAAGATCCTTCCAGACGTGCAAAAACTTTGAATCCTTTACCGGGAGGACCAACCGAACCAGTTAGACCTGTTGGACCTACTGGACCGGTATGTCCTGTGGATCCTACTATACCAGTACCTTTGGGCCCTATAGGACCTTGCTCACCCGGTGGACCTGTGGAACCTACGATGGTCGCGCTGAGACCAGCCGTATATGTACCCGATGTATTGCTCATGACTTATAGATACTGGATGAATTGATATTATAATATTAATAAATAATTTTTTAATTGGTTATTTATTTATATTTTTATTTACTAAAGTGATTTATATCTAATCAATTTGTGAATAAAATACTATATATATAAATATTAAAGTAATAATAATAAATAAAAATAGTTGTGAAATCAATAGTTATAATGACTGCAAAACGGGTTTCGTATCAAGTAACGGTTAGTAGTAGTAGCAAGTATGAATGCAATTATTGCATGTTTTATACAAACAAATATACCGACTATACTCGTCACTTGTCTACCCAAAAACATAAATCTGCATCCACGCCTCTAGAATCATCAAGCAGAGCGTCAGATCCAGATTCCAATTATAGTATGCTAGAAGACGATGCAACAGCTGATTCACGTGAATCGCCGCCATGTACGGGTATGGACGTGTTCAATATACAAATGCCATCTCGAGCATGCCAAATGTACACTTGCAGATTTTGCGACAAGCAGTATATCGCTAGAAATAGTTTATGGTATCATGAAAAAAGATGTAAACAACATCATGTAGCACTTCAGTTGCAGAATAAAACAAAGGATGAAGTAATCGACCGGCTATTGAAAGACAACTCTGAAATGATGAAACTGTTGAAAGAAATTGTTCCTAGAATTGGACCGACCACGATGATAATGAATAACACTACGCATAATAAATTTAACATCAACGTGTTTTTAAACGAGCATTGCAAGGACGCACTTAACATTTCGGACTTTGTAAACTCCATTAAAATTACAATGCACGATTTGAAACTGACCGAAGAACGCGGTATTGTGGAAAGCATATCGAACGTGCTAGTTCAGGGACTGAACGACATGGACATTTGTAAACGACCCATTCATTGCACCGATTTAAAACGCGACATCCTTTATGTGAAAGAAAACGAGCAGTGGGAACGCGATGAAACGCAAGAGCATTTACGAAAAAGTGTAAATGATATTGCATACAAACAAATTCTATCGGTTGAAAATTGGAAAAACACGCTTCCAAATTTGAACTGCGATGATTCGCTTCAACTTCAGTATAATACGCTACTTATGAAAACGTTGGCAGATACTACTGGAGAAAAGGATGTTAAAAAAATAGTAAAGTCGGTATGTAAACACGTTTATTTGTCAGAGTCACTGCTACTTTGATTCAGGATATCAGCGCGGTGGGGTTTAAGGCACTGCGTAGTGGGCGCTTGACGCCCACTCAGTTACATTATTTATTTTGTTTTCGGTATTTCGTTTTATATTTCGATTTTAGTTTCGGTTTTGTTTTAGATTTGGATTTCGACTTTTTCGATTTTGACTTAGATTTGGATTTTTTGAACCGTCTTCTTAGATACTTTCTTGAACTTCCGCCGGGCTTGGATTCCAAAAACTTCCTACTAGCAGCCGCCAATATATCACCAGCATCATCAGTAGAACTAGGAGGAGGATGAGGAGGAGTATAAGGAACAGTTGATTCCATTGACTTGTCCATTTCAGCCAAAGCGTCGTCTAAGACCTCAGAGACATCAGGTGGTGGTGGTGGTGGTGGAGAAGCAATGTCTTTTAACTCACCTTTATTCTTTTTTTCCTCTTCTTTATACTTATTGATCTCGTCGAATGTATACCTAAGCTCGCCCACACTGCCCCGGGGAGGTATTCTGGGATCGTAAGGTATCGCATCCTCGAGGTCGGCTAATCTTTGGTGGGTGTTGGGTACATAATAGCCCGCATATTTACCCGGATTAGCCAAAAAATTTTGATATGCCTCATTGATCGCCTTTTCTTTACCGGGGTAAAGATCATCAAGGATTGTTCTCCTATATTTTAGTTTCATTAGGTATGGTATTAATTCTACAATATTATATACAGACGCAAATGCTTTATCCAATTTTTGTATATCGTCTAACGATTTTGACTGTATATCGGATCTCCCCATCAAATTAAGTAGATAGGTCAATGGATGCTGATATTCTTTAACTTTTCTTAACAAGTCAACATTGGCATGTTGTTCATAATCAGTCATTTTCGGCGTAAATTCTTAAGCTATAAAGTTATAACATATTTTATTTTTTTTTATAAAAGAGACGTTGCTACTCTGAAAATACATCACTTCCACAAATTTGCATTTGTAAATCAATATTCAAATCTGTGTTTTTACTCGTAACGCTTGTGAAAATAACATCCGATCCGTCCATCTGTGCGGGGGCAGGCATTTGTATAACGCTGTGCGGAAGAATCGACATAAGTCTGCTTTTTAACTGGTTCGTAAAAATAATATACGGCAGGCGTTCTTCCTCTAGAAACAGCTTCCATAAAAAGTGCATTTTTTTCCAAGTTATAAAGTATTGACTGTTATTGCACGGGCTGGTACTGGTCGCAATAAACCGGTTAATGATCGCAGTTTCATCATTTAATTTCAAATACAAACAGTGCGAATGCAAAATCGGGTCCTTGCAATAATGCGATTCCAGAAATGCATCTGCGTTTTTAAATCGTTTCGAGTAACAGCATGCTACGCACATGATTTCAACAATATTGCGTTTGATGGGTGACGAATAGTCACATACATTCAGCGTAGACAGTCCGTCATCGTTCATGTCCAGTAGTCGACATTCGTTAAACGTGTGTTCGTAAAATTTAAATTTGAACACGTTACTCATTCCGTGCATACCAAAAAGTGCCGCACATTCCGACGATAGTTCTTTTATAAAGCGTTTGGCTTTCGGGGTAATGAAATAAAGGTTTACATTTTTTTTGTAAAAGATGTCTCCGAGAATAATCAGAAAATGTTTCACGGCGTCGCGGCTTTTGAAGACGCTCGGTATAAACAGCGCGAGCACTTTTTGAATCGTGTGCGATTCAGGCATGGAATTCAAAAGCTCTTTTTCTTCTTTGATTCGTTTTATGATTTGATTCTTGATTCGATACTTCCATGGTTTCAAATCTTCATATTCATTCAACGCCAGAAGCGTTACCTGTACAATCTCGTCTTCTTCAATTAATTCATATTTCATCGTATTCCGATTGTATGCAAAAAACAAGTCAATTGCCGAATTGTAATAGTATTTATTGGTATCATCCGACAAAAACTGTTCAATGAATTCATCGGCCGTTGTAGAAAGCGCATTTTTACGTTCAGTTCGTTCCTGAAGTGTAACTTCGTAATTCGACAGAGCAGTTGGCATCTGTAAAACGAGCGATGATAGTTTCGACAAAATTGCATCGTTCCCGCTATATCTCGAAGCCAGATCATCTATGCTCTTGTGAAGCCGAGCAATGTCGATTGTATTTGTGGTTATATCACATATTTCTGGTTCAAAGCCGGATGCTTCAGATCCGTGATACATTTGTATTTTTTGTGTATTTTTATTGGTATTATCATTATCCATGTATTGATTTTAAATATTTAAATGATATAAATAAATCAATAATAGATACCGTATTCGAAATTGAATTGAATTGAATATTGAATGTATGATGTATGCAAATATAAATATTCTCATCTTGTCGGTGTTCAACCACGACGAACTGTACGATAAAATGTACGAAAAAAATATGGAATACCTTGATACGATGACTAAAACGTATGGCGCCCTCATGCGCAATATTCGGTTTTACTATGTACGCGCCGACCCCGAATGCACCGTTCCAATTTTAAACGAACGCACTCGAATGCTTGTTGTTCCTGGAACGGAGAGTTGGTGTCCCGGGATTCTTAAAAAAACGATGGCCGGGTTTCGATTTTTTTCATCCAGTGATTTTGATTTTGATTACGTGGTTCGAACCAATGCTTCTACCTTTATCGACCTGGAAGGTCTTTACAATGAACTATCTCAAGTTCATTTGGCGCGCAGCATCCACGCTCTAGATGTCAGTGCAAGGTGTCCATATATTGCTATGGGACATGTTTCAACTCTACCTTCGGATACTATAAATTACAGATACGGGCTAACCGAAGATTCGATGAACCTGTATCGAAATGAGCGGTTTTTTCAGGGTGTATGCATAATTATGAATCGCGCGCTTTATAACGGCCTCGTGGATCAGTCAACGACATCTATTAACTGTAATATTGTAGATGACGTTGAATTGGGTCATTTTATTTTTTCATACGATCGCGGAACTGACTCACCCAATTCATTACACGTTGTAGATTTGAAACAGCGGATGATATCATACTACGTGAACGACGCCGATGCGATACGCCCGTTTATATTTTGCAATAACCGGTACAAGGCCTGGCGATATAATGACTTGCGGGCGTTTTGTGCATTCGCGGACAAGTATATCAACGACGCGCGTATACAACAAAAATAGAAAAAATAAAAAATAGCAAGAATTACGTTTTTATTTTATTATTTATTCAGTCCTTATTCAGTTGTTCTTTCAACTTCTTCACCTCTTCAGCCAACTCATCTCGCTCTTTCAGCGCGTCATCTCTCTGGTTTGCTATAAAACGCACCAGTCCCAGGAGTCTAGCGTTTTCCTGTTCTGCACGGATTCGCCGCTGCTCTTCATCTTTCCAGCCCTGCCACATTGTCCACATTTTCAGTCGCTTGATTTGTTTGTTGCCTTGTTGTTATTTTGTATGTTCGGTATGTTTGCATGAACTTTCAATTTTTTTTATTTTTTATGAATCACTTCACTATAAAATACTAGACAGTGCGGTTTGAACATCTTCCGTTAGGGACTCAGGATAAGTAACATGAAACCAAATGTGCAGCGATCCGCAACCACACTCACTATTATGTTTTCCACTCATTCGTTCAAATCCAAGTCCCTTGATGGTTTTGGTACTTTCCGGCTGAATGACGCTTCCAATATTTTTATTCAATATTTGATACGTCTTTCCATTCAAATGTGTAAACTCAAATTGAAACCCGCAAAGGGATTCTTTCAATGTAATTGTTTTATGAAGAACTAAATCGATGGGGCTGGTGGAGGTTTTTACATATTTACTCAGTAGCGGTTCCAAATCCATCGTTGAGAAAACTGAATGCGGTTGAAGTTGTATTGTGAGTTTAATCTCTCCAACTACCCCATTGGCATTCACATTTCCAACATTCGGTATTATAATGACTTCACCGTTTCGAACCCCCTTGGGAACCACTACGTTCATGGATTCGTGTACCACATTACTAAACATCTCGTTTTCCGATATCACCTTTTCGTACTCAAGTGTTGTTTCGAATCCCGTATATGCCTGCTCCATGGTTACTTTCAAAGACTTTTCAATTGGGTCAGGTAAAGGCACTTCAGCTGGTTTCGTCCTTGCGCGATGGTCTTGTTGTTGCTGTTGTTGCTGTTGTTGCTGTTGTTGCTGTTGCATGTGCATAATAAATGGATTGAACCCTCCCCCTCCCCCTGGTCCTCCAATTCCTCCCCTAAAAATATCAGCGGGATGCCCACTTTGATGAATGATATGAATTTCTCCACCAAATCCACCCATTCCACCCATTCCCATTCCGCCCAAACTGTGCAGTATGCCGCCTAACCCTCCCAATCCTCCTAAACCGCCGCCGCCTTCTCCAAACAGCATATTGAAAATATCATGTGGGTTGATTTCTCCTGAAAACATGCGTGCTCCTCCCATTCCTTTACCAAACTTTAATTCCATATCGTACTGTTGACGTTTTGCCGGGTCGGATAAAACGGAGTACGCTTCTGCTAATTTTTGAAACATTTGAGTCGATTCGGGAGAATTGTTTTTATCTGGGTGGTGAATGAACGAAAGTTTACGGTACGCTTTTTTAACTTCATCTACACTTGAACTTTGTTGAACCCCTAAAATATCATAAAAATTAGACGAGGAAGTTGATGCCATATGAAATGATTTAAACTTTTGACACTTATAATAAATAAAGTATGAAGTGCTTAAATAATTATAGGTCTAAATAACTATCAAGTATCAAATATTATATTATATGGCGGCCACTCTACAACAATCATTTATTGTGAAGTATCAACCACAATGCGTGTCCCAGTTTCAACAACTTACCCCTAAACTGAAAACAATTATTTCATCGCTGATTTCAATCGATAACCTGAATTTATTAATTAGCGGCGAACCGGGAGTTGGAAAAACGGCAATTATCAGCGCGATTATTCGTGAATATTACGGAGATCAGTACACAGATAACAACATACTGGTTTTAAATTCATTAAAAGAGCAGGGAATTCAGTATTATAGAAACGATTTGAAGGTATTCAGTCAAACGAGCAGCGCGGTCAAAGGGAAGCGAAAGATAATAATGCTCGACGATATTGATATGATCAACGACCAAAGCCAGCAAGTGTTTCGAAACTGCATCGACAAACATCGCCGCAGTGTTCATTTTATAATGACGTGCACCAATATCCAAAAGGTGATTAACAGTATCCAGTCGCGCACGATTATTATCGAAATTCCGGCACCCACTACACACACGCTGTTTCGTATCGCAAAACATATCATTTCAAATGAACCGTCTATTCAAAAAAATATGATACGGTGTTGTTCTAACCGGGACTGTCCGCTCGCCCAGGATCCTGAATCTAATTCAGGGACGACGTGCCTAGAAGAGGAGTCATCATTGAACATGAACTGTCCGCTGGAGTACATTATCTCTCTTTCCAACAACACAATACGGACCTTTATCAACTATATTGAAAAACTCTATATTTTTGACAAACCATTCACGATGGATATCGCGAAAAGCATGTATACCAACATTTCTTTTGCAGAGCTTGAAAAGTATACCGCGCATATTGCAAACGGCGAATTGTCCGATGCGATCGGTGTTTTCTATGCGTTGCATGATCACGGATACTCGGTTATCGACATTATCGAAACGTATTTTTCATTTTTAAAAAATACCCGACAAGTCAATGAAAAACAAAAATATAAATTAGTGTCGCTGCTTTGCAAATACATTACTGTGTTTCATAACATTCATGAAGATGAAATAGAACTTGCATTATTCACAAACAACGCAATACGCGAAATTAATTCAATCTAATAATTCATATCCGGTATATTTGAATAATAATTTATTGAAACTTTCCCAATCATCGTAAATGATTGCATTACTTAAATTAGTCCAATTCCGCAAGGCAATTCTTTTTAGTTCAGGTGTCCTATTTGATATATTTAATTCGTGTAATTCAATAGATGGTTTCATTTCAGTTAATAATTCAACACCAATCCATTCAGAATAGATCGGATCATGTCCCAAAATTATTTTAGATTGTTTTTGTAAATAATCGCGATTATTTACCATAATTGTTTTATATATATTACCGATAGCATTCATATCCTCAATTGTGATTGCATCACATAATTGATTGTGATACTTATTATTATGCGACGACCATATGAAGTCGTCAATATCTAAAAATAAATCTGGGTATTTTTTTATTAACGTGGTTTTCCCGCCACCTCCACAAATAACTATTAGGGTCATCGTATCGTATACTATATATTATACTATACTATACTGAAAATAAATAAATACATAATGAAAAGGGTTTTACGCTGTTTACAGGGATTGAACCTGCGACCTTCCGGTTAACAGCCGGACGCTCTAACCAACTGAGCTAAGACAGCAATAATGGAAACAAACTCCTTTCCACAATTATTATGTATCTGTTTTTTAAATACTTTAACGTATTATATATTATTGAGTCTCTCGTTTCTCAATATAATACACCTTGGAAGTGACGGATTGCTCGTATTTCGTGGTCGAAATGAACTTTACACCGGAATGTTTTGAAATGTGTCGGAGCACTTGTATAAAGTGAACAAATGCGGTTGAACCGCCGGTCATGATTCGTTTCGCGTAAAACGCGTGGCTCGCGCGATAGTATTGACTCGCCATAAGATCCATAAACGGTTTAACAATATTGAGGTACAGCCCGCGTTTGAATGCGATCGTATCGACCATATAAAACAAATGGTTGGATAGATCTACAGAAACGGAATTGGAATTTGATTTGCATCCTGATTTTAAAATGTGCATTATTTTTGAGCTCTCGACCGGAGGCCCTCCCATTCGTTCAATAAAATCATAAAATATGTCAAGTGGAATTTGTTTTTTAAAAACATAGACTGGGTCAGCATTTATGAGAGAGATTGTTCGCTTTTGTATAATGAATGGGTTGCATCTATTGTCACTATTGTCATTATCATTATCATTATCATTATCATTATCATTATCATTATTAGAGTGATGATCCATTTCAGTTGGATCCATCATCTATTTATCTTTTATTTATATATTCTTATAATTCTTGTATACTTTGTTTTTAAAATATAAACGGTCAAATCAATTATTAACTATTAACTAATAAAAGTTGTCAGTAGTCCGCCCTATGCACATTGAATACAGGATGCGGTTTTGAAAGTATGAAAGTGCGAACGAAAGCAAAAGGCCTATACTGTAAATATAGTACTGCGTCGACCCCGTATTTTTCACGGCATTATAGAACATCGTAACGATGACAAATACCATGTATACGAAAAAGATGACTGCAATGTAATAAAAAAACAGGCAGTACTTTTTGTCTAAAGGTCCGAATATGGCGTCCATTCTTTTTGAGTTTTTGTATGTATAGTATGTAGTATGTATATAATTAGTAATAATAAAATAAATAATTATTTTTCATTTTTATTTTATTTTTGTTTTATTTTTATTACTTATTGGCGCATGCCCCTCCTTGACACTTCTCTTTGGATGCAGGCTGTGAATTCGCATACCCTTCTAATGCTCCCCAACTTCCAAATACCATAGATGATGCAAGAATCACAATGAGAAGGACGAATAAAAACCAGGTTCCTTTCAACATTTTATAGTTGTATAGTTATATATGTGTATAATATTGTCTTATATATTAAAGAATATAAAATAAAAATATATTTTAAAGTTTCAACTTATATTTTATTTTGTTTTATTTTGTTTTGTTTTGTTTTAGTTGGATTCATTAGATGGTTAAGACGGATCAGACTTCTTTAACTGACGCGGAAAAAACTGAACTTTCAAAACATGTTTTTTCATTCATGGATAGTATGCGAGTTACATCAATCGCGTTCGCGGTTTCATTCGTGACGATTGTTTTTTTTATTATCGGACCATTTCGGCCTAATTCGACCCTATATGTTTTTTTTATTCGATGTTTGGTATGCATCGTTTTAATTTACGCCGTCTTTATGAGCGGACAAGCAATGTTAAAATTGGGTAACATAAAGGGGATTTTTTCTCTCAATTCTATGCAGGACGTTCGAGTAAACTTATACATGTGTGTCTTTTTTACAATTCTTCTGATTGTGCTAATTGGACTTTTATTTCGTAAATATTTTGTCTGACATTTAATAACAATATAACTCTACTTTAAGAAATAAGAAATAATATGTGTAATATATTTTTGTTTTTATAAAAAAATAAAATATATAAGATAAAGATAAAAGTATACATTAAAAACCAACAACAATAACAACAATAACAACAATACCCGTTTAAAAATGGAAATACGAATTTTTGGAATGACCGTTCGACTTGAAATTATCATTATAACCCTAATCGTCGGTATGATAATGGGAGGTCATTTATTGTGCGCATGCGCCAAAGTGCCCCTTTCAGAAGCGTTTGGACTTGGACCTGAAGGAATGACAGAAGGGGCGGCTACCGCTGAGCCTCCAGTTGTGCAAACTGGCGGCGGACATGAAGCGACGGGTGAAACGGCAAATGAAAATCAACCTCAAGCGACCGTAGTTCCTACAACTGCAGGAGGGTCAAAGCCTGCTAATAAAATAAGTGCTGAAACCATTTCACAAATGTCAACTATGTTGCCAAATGTATTGAACGGGTTTCAAAGTATCATATCCGGGGCCAAACCTCCTACCGGTGAAACGGATGCATTTACCGATTATTCAACTTATAAAGGTGGTGATAATAATTCAGACGTTGCAAGTAGCTGGATCAATAAGGCCGACGCATACTCTAAAAATTTAGGATACCAGCAAACCGCACAAAAGGCAAACATGTATACTGGAACCCAAGTTCCGCTACCCGACGGCGAACTCTTTTTTTTCCAGAACAATCAGTTCAAACCGGAATGCTGTCCATCCCCGTACAGTGCTAGCACTGGATGCGCTTGCATGAGTACCGAACAAATCGCATACCTGAACTCCAGAGGTGGAAACCGAAGCGGAGATAGCGAATTTTAATTCGGATTGGGTTTTGAATTTAATTATTAACTAACTAATAATTAAATAAGTAAATTAAATTCAATCAAGTTCGGAATCAATGGCTGACAATAAAAAAATAATTATAGTTTCGAAGGCGTCTGTCTCTTCTACCGCTACTAATACCGTGGTTGTTAACGAATCACTAGTTCCTTTGTCCCATCGAGAACAGGTTTCAATTATAAACCGTATGTTTTTAGGACATTTGATCGATGACAAGGATCGACAACAAGAGAAATTTTACACGTCGCTCATTTCAAAAAAATGTACGGGGTACAAGCAACAAGATGTAAGCAATACCATTTATGATACCAACTGGTTCATCCCGCACGATGAAGTGCTCGAACTACTTGTTGCTTCCAAACTCACTTGTTATTACTGTCGAAAAGCGTGTTACGTTCACTACACTGAATCATTTTGTCAAGAGCAGTGGACCCTTGAACGTATTTCAAATGATCACGGTCATAACAGAAACAATGTTGTAATCGCGTGTTTAAAATGCAACCTGGCTCGCGGAACAAAATCAAGCGACAAGTTCAAGTTGGGAAAGCAGCTTCGGTTCATTAAAATATAAAAGCCGGTCGTATGTTAGTGTGTAAACATATTAAACGTAACTTTCTTTATATAGTTATAATTGTAGTTAATAGTTGCCCGGCTTTATTCGTATCGGTATCCATCAATCCAATGTCCACTTCTCAACCAATCCAACCATCCCAGACGACAACATCGGCGCGTTCAAATGCAAATGAGTGTATCGAATTAAAAAATTTGAAATACAAAAGCATGATGTTGAAAAATAACCAACGACGAGGTGATGCAGCAATGCAAATGCTGCACAACACGTCTGCAACCGACAGTATTTCAAATGTCGAAAAGTATCTGGATCATGAACGTTCGCGTAAAACAACTGACCTTTGGGGGAAATTGGACAAGACCGTAAAGTTATCAAAACTAAACGCGTTTGCACAAAAGTACATCCATGATAACGGGCTTCCAGAATGCGAGTTGACGCAGTTAGTCACGTTTCTAACTACGTGTATTGACCACAAAAAAATTGTAAAAACGAAAGATGTAGTGTATGATAAAGTAACTGGCATGATCATTTCTATTCCCATTTTAACGCACGTAAACAGCGGATCGATCGCGTCATCAACATCTTTGTCTTTACCAGCGACATCAGGATCTGGATCATCGCCAATCAAGTTTACCTTACGTCGGTGTGAAAAACGCCCATCGACCTTGAAGTCGCTTCCACATGGCCATTCAAAGTTTGTTAACAGCAACAACAACAACAACAACAAAATGGAACCCCTTCTTCAAATTCCCACCGATTGATTTAAATTTAACATATAAAAAAACAAAAAAAAGTACCTGAATTTACCTGAGTCCTGTGAGTCTTGAAGTCGAGTCGAGTTCCCTAGTGGCTAGCCTTACGAGTCTTGTGAATAATCGAGTCCTTGATTTGTTTCACGACTGCGGCGCGGTCATCCTTTCGAGCTTCGCTGGTCAAGAACGCGACAAGGTCGGTTCGAATCGCCATTGTGAGCTTTTCAAGCGAGATGAATTTGCGCCGAATAGTTTCCGGAGACAGAACGTTGCAAAGCGTCATTGCTGATGAGCGCATGATATAAGCTTGCTGCGACGGGACACCGGCGGGCCTCATTGAGTTTACGCGGCGAAGTTCGTCCGTCAGTGCAGTAATCCATTGCGTCAGGTCAATTTCTTTGATCGGCGTCATGTTTTCACGCTCGACTAAATCTTTTTGGAATTTCGCGCGCATAGCCACAAGGTCGCTCACGGAAATGCTGTCAGACACGTGGACTCGAACGCTGAACTTCTCGATAGCTTTCTTGAGAAGCTGGAAATCGGCTTGGGTCACTTCGCCATTGTAATTGCATGATTTCTCGAGCGCTGCAATCGCGTCAGTCACCTTTTTGTTCGCGGCCATCCGATAGTCGGTTCGAGACACTATATTTCGCTTCGATTCTCGGGCACTCGCTTTTGAAACTTTAGAGAAGATCCATTTAGCCGTAGACGCAGATATTTCCGCGCATTGACGATCCGTGCCTGGTCTTGGAGTTCCAAACTCCGAAGAGTAGTCTTCATCGGACATTCTTGACAGTCCCATTTCCATTCCCATTGTTGCTGTTGTTGCCATTGATTGTTGTTGCTGTTGTTGGTAGAATCGCTGCATTATATAGTACCGCATATTGAAAATGAATTTCAATTTTTTAACTGTTTTTATATGTATTGTAAAATATATATAAAACTATTTACTGTAGTAATCTTGAATACATAAATAAATAAGAGGGGTATGAATATCTTAGACCTCGATATAGATGACGTTCACGTAGACGTGCTTGGTCGTCAGAAGGTGATTATTAGCGTACATCGCGGTAAAAAAACGGTAACCAAGGTTGAACACATTCCGGCGCATTTCGACCTGCATAAAATACTAAAAGAACTGAAATCAAAAGACATGTTATCGTGTGGCGGCCATATTGCCAAACATACAGAAACTAAACATGAACTCATCGTACTTCAAGGATCATTTTCAGTCGAGGTTGCGGCGTTTCTCACAAGTAACGGAATTGTAGACCCGGAATGCATTGTATACCGCGGCGGAAGGTGATTATACATAATATAAGTTACTTAAAAATTAGTAGTTTATATTATATAACACGTGAATTAGACATCAATTCTCAACTTGGATTTTCTATGAATAAAAATGATATTTTGCAAAATGAAATAGACGACCTTAAAGCAAAAATTACAAAACTTGCTAACATAGTTACAGACACCAATTCTCGACTTGTATTTTATATGAATAAAAATGAAAAGTTAAAAAAAGAAATAGAAGACCTTAAAGCAAAAAATACAAAAATTACAGAAGCATTTTGGAAATCTGCTGCCGATGTTGTACGTATTTCATCTGAAAAATTAGCGTTAGAACTTGAAAAATCTAGAGCGACGCGTCATTATACTAATACTAATACTAGTGAATTTGGACCAGAATTTGAATCAGAATTCGGTGATACGTTTAAAACAGACTACGCGCATAGTTTACAGGCACATAGTTTACAGGCGCATAGTTTGGAGGATTGTTACCATAACCCGGGCGGAGCTACAGTTTATACAAAAGCAAATGCTATGAATAGGATGGTGTTTAATCCGTTATCGGGAATATACGAACCAGGGGACGAAAAATAAAAAATCATTTAACTCATTTGGATTTGGTTTTGGTTTTCATTGCAGCTATTTCCGCTTCCAGTTCCGCGATTTCCGCGTCCTTGGCTGCGAGAGCAGCAATCCGGTTGCTTTTGGCTTCAGCTATTTCTGCTTCCAGTGCTGCGATTTCTGCGTCCAATGCAGTACGAGCACCTACGTTTTTTTGATTGGCAGCCGCCTGTTTTTGTTTGGCCGCGTCTATTTCTCCTTCTAATGCTGCGATTTCTGCGTTCGACATACTTGTTGGTCAATGTAATTAAATTATAATTAAATTATATTGAACTATTTAAGTTAGTATTTGATTTTATAATGTAACAATATATATAATACGTATAATAAAAATCAAAATGGCCATTCCATCAAATCATATTCGTATTTTTATTATTTCTATGGCGGTATACATTGTGATCAATCTGGTCGAAAATATGATTCATTATAATATTGGAAGAAATTTCGAAATTGAGGATGTACGCGATACAAAATTCATTACACCGTCATCTGTCGATATTACGCGTATTATTTCGGTAATGGCGGTATTTGCAGTACTGCAAGGACTATTCACAGCTATCCTTACAAGACGGTTTTGCGTTTAAATCTAAACCCAATTCGCCATCATCGGGTTCAGAATGAGCACCGTGATCGCGTGATTCAATATCAGACCCATAATCTGTATCATGTATCAATATTTGTGTTTGCGTTTTTGTTTTTAATGCAGTTGAAACCCTTGTTCCGCACTGCGTTATTTCAATATTGGTCTTGTGCCCTTTATATTTCATGAACAGACGCGCATACATTTCGCCTTTATTCATGAGAGCAATGATGTTGTCAGCTTTTAACGCGTCAATCCACCGAACAAAGTCGGTTCCGGAATTATCCGTAATACACACAACTTCATTCTGTATGGGCTGGTAAGATTGTTCATTTAGTGCATACATTGTAACCTGTTTATAAATGCTGGTGAAATATTCAAATACTGAAGTGGATTCGGTGACCGGGTTTACATAATGCTCAAAAATATTTCGCATGCCAAGAATTTCATCCGGTAAACACTTTTCGTTTTCAATGCATTCATTGACCGGATAATTGCATATAAGACCGCCGTCCACATAACACGTCTTGGATGCCTCGTCTATGCACGGCGAAAACAGGATAGGGCATGCCGAACTCATGTAGATTGCATCCACTACCCGCAAATCAGGATGCGTTTTATACGACAAATCGGTCTTTGTCATGGAATTCAATTCCAAACTGAAAAAATGGACGTCGATCTTACTGTATTCAAAAAGATCCTTCATGGTTATATTCCCCGACAGTCCACGACCTTCCAGTAATGGATATAATGTCTTTTCAAAAATAGCCCTTTTAAAAATACCTTTTTGACTATACAGATTCAGTACCATCTCGCTTTTATTGTATGCGTACAATTTGTTCCATGGTCTTCGAATAAAATAAGTTAACAACGTTTCCCAATCATACTTTAACGCAATACATGTTGCAACTATACTTCCAATTGAAGTTCCGTAAACGGTTTTGATATTTGAAATATCCCAAAATTTGTTATCTTGTAAAAATTTAAGCGCACCAAGTGTCATGAACCCGGTGGTGCCTCCACCACCTACCACAATATGTTTTATATTCGGTCGTTGGATTTTCGTATTTGTTGCATTTGTATTTGGAGAAGCAGCGGTTGGTTTATGCATCGTTATTTATGTATTCACGTTATTGTTATTATTATTGTTATATTTAGATAGTTACTAGAAAATAAACATATAAATAAAATAGTAATAGGTAAAGTAAACAATAAAATGCAGCAACAACAACTACAACAACAACAACAACAACAACATTCGGACCACAGTTCGCAAAAGCACCTGAATCAACCTCATCAGTCGAAGCATGTGCAATTGAAATCATCGTCATCACCAATACCAGCATCGTCAGCGCAAGCGCAAGCCCCAGCGCCAGCATTCAAAGATGTAATGAGCGCATATACAGAAAATGAACAGCTGGTATTCGGTTTCATAAAAAATATTATTTTGAATTTGATTTTAACTATAAAACCACTTCGAATAAAATTAGAGGCGATTTTAAATCAGCCCGATCTCATCTGTGTAGAAGTATTCAAAGTATATGAGGAAAACAAGGCAAGTTTTACACCCACCGATATCGAAAATATAAAAACCATTGTTTCTTCAACAACTAGCGTGACCGAATTGAATCGAATATTTTTGGACGCCTTCACGAAAATTATGGAAGATGGAAAAATAGACATGAATGATTCGGTTCATTTTATGACATTTATGCACGAAGTTGTTCGATTGTTCAACGAATATACAACCACCCAAAGTTTTAAAATATCATTATCGGCCGACTCGGTTCTACACTTTCTGCACGTTATTATAAAAAGCATTTTGTTATTAACATTGGACCACGAAGAAGAACGTGTCGCTGTCTCAATGTTGGACGCGTCTATGAAATTAATACAAATCGCAGTTCTTCCCATCACAAAATGCAACTGCAGTTGTTTTTCATTCAAACGTTCATAACGTCGATAACGTAGTCGATCCAAAGCCGCCATCGCCTCTGTCCGTTTTACCACTTAAATCACTCTCGCGTTCTACCAGTTCTACCCGGAACGGTCCTAGACTCGGCGAACAAATTTGAAACAATCGGTCGAATTTTTTACAGTCGCGTTTAAGAACCGTTTTCCAGTCGTTTGACGCGTCGTGTTTGTCAACTACAGCAGTAACCTCGCCGCGGTATCCAGAATCGATAATTCCCACGGAATTTGCAAGTCGCAGCGGCGTTTTCACAATGGATGATCTTGCGTATAAATAATATCCCGTATACGTAATATCAGGGTACGGCGCGTCCGAATACTGAATCATCGCGCATTTTACACCTAGCGGTAACTTGAAGGTTACGTCGCTCATACGGTTCCTCAAATACGTTTCGTCGTTTTCCCAATAATTGGAGGGAATATACAGGTCAAACCCTGCATCTGGGAACTTACCGTTTGTTATAAGTTTCTCGTTGTGGGCTGAACACGCGTCTTTGTATTTAGCGACCAACTCTGGACCAGAGTCCTCGCCGACGTAAATTCTTAAAAGAGTCGAATATGAGACCATTTTTTATTTTATATCTAATTTACGTAATGTTACCTTTAAATAAATTAAATTATTAGTTATTTGTTAAAAATATTCGTCTTCGTATAGAGTATTAAGATATTAAGAGTGAATAATGGAGAGTTTTTTCGATTACAATAATGATAAAATCGAGAGATTGGAAAAAATAAACATTGACGACTTGTACGAGAAAAAAAAAGCACATGACCAGTCCAAGTTATTTACATTCAATAAAATCCTCAATCGCATCCACGCCAAAATAAAACTCACTGCACGGCAGCACGTGAACCAACAATTTTGCTGGTTCGTTGTTCCCGAAATTATCCTCGGGGTGGCACATTACGACCATATGGGATGCGTCGAATACGTGGTTGAGAATTTAATAAATAATGGATTCCGAGTACAGTATACGCACCCGAACCTGCTTCTCATTTCGTGGAAGGCGTACATTCCAACGTACGTTCGCGACGAATTCAAAAAGAAGACGGGGATCGAAATAGATGAATCCGGCGACCCGGTCCCGGTCGACGACGATGAAGGTAATCATAATAATAATGGCAAGGGCAGTAATAATCCGTTTATCATTACAAAGGGAGGAAGTAGAGGCGGAAATAACGCCAGTTCAAGTGTCGGAGGTATGAAGGCGAACATGAACACCCTTTTATACAAAAACGGTAAAACTTCAAATCCCGCATTATCAGATTCTAATTCTGCCGTAAATCTCAAGAAGAAAGAGTATACTCCAATTAACAACTATAAACCAACCGGAAAATTGATTTATAACGACTCGTTTTTTGAACACATTCAAAATAAAACAACTGACTAACCCGACTAACTAACTTCTACGTCCGGGGTTTAGTTTTGTTGATAAGGTCTCGTACCCCATCCATGAAATCAACTTGAGGATTCCACCCAAGTTGTTTTAATTTATCGTTACTTATGTAATACCGTTTATCATTAAACGGGCGGTCGTCTACATACTCGATCCAGTCAACATCAGACGATGCATCACCTATTGCGGTATCTCCATTTATCTCTTTGATAAGGATCTTGGCAACTTCCATAACGCTGTAATCACTGGATTCGTCGCCGCCGATATTGTATATCTCTCCCGTCGTACCTTTTGAGAGAATAATATCAAATGCACTGCACACGTCTGAAACGTGAATGAACGACCGTATGTTATCACCGGTCCCTTGAACCGTGAGTTTTTTCCCATCTTGTAACAAACTGACAAATCGAGGAATTAATTTTTCAGGGTACTGATTCGGACCGTATACGTTGTTTCCCCGAGTAATAATGAGAGGAAGTTTGAATGACCGGTAGTACGACTGCGCAATCATTTCCGCGGCTGCTTTGGTTGCAGCATACGGGTTTGTTGGACTGAGTAACGATGACTCGGTTTTACAGTCGCCTATAGAGTCGGATTCGCCGTAAACTTCATCCGTGCTCACATGAATAAACCGCTGGATTTTTCCGTATAGCCTGGCTGCTTCCAGCAAGTTGTGCGTTCCCATGACGTTGTCGCGAGTATACTGCAGCGATTCCCCAAATGAGTTTTGAACATGCGACTGTGCGGCAAAATGTACGACATGTGTAACCGCATGCGTGTTTAAAATCCCGCGTATTTCGGTAACAGCCTGAGAGGCTGCTAAATCCGTTTTATAAAATTTATACCTACCCCCTTCGTCTTCACGAATTTCAGCATCGACATTCAAAATGTTGGAACAGTAGTACATACAATCCAGGTTGATTATCTTAAGTTTTGAATATTTTGCCCACATGAAGTTGATAAAGTGGGACCCGATAAAACCCGCCCCGCCAGTAACGCATACGACCGTGGTATCATCGTCAACAAGGGTCGATAGTACTTCCGCTGGCTTATGTACGGGTACGAGTGCGGGTACAGGTACGGATTCTACCATCGGTTCTATATTTCGGTTCCGCATTTCGGTTGTATACATATTATTATTATTATTATTACCTCGGAAGTTTGGTTTATGGTGTAACATTTTAGTATACAACTCTCCAACCGTTTTTGAAAGGATTCGAGTACATGCTCCCGCATAGTGAGCGGCATTGACCAATATTTCCCCTCCTTTTTGAAGAAGTGCTCCTTTATTAACAACACCAGCATTAGCACCGGTAGCACCGTCATAATCATCGCCACCATCACCATTTAACGGACGCATAATCCTTGCATTGCATTGAATTTGGCTCAAAATGATTTTTTTGGGTTCATCTTGACCTCCTTGGCCTCCTGGGGGGCTATTGTATGAAATCATGCAGTCTTGTACCGCATCTTGAATGTTGCGTACATTCGGAAAAATCGATTCCAACTTCGCAGTGTCTAGATAGTTATTGGATCGTTTAGACGAGAGAATTTCATTTTGTTCGTCTACCGTGAAATTCGTCCATTCAAATTCAGGGTTCACAAACTGTCGATACATTTTCAACATTTCGTTATGCGAAATCACGCCCGGGTTTACAAAGTTCAGCGTACCCACATACCTGCACTGCATCAATGCCAACGCGTAAGGTAAAAATTCATCCAGAACCGTCATTGAATTGGGAAGCGAGCATATTTTTGAATACCCGGTTATTTTCGTAATAAAGTTGCGCGGATGGTCTCGATTTATAATCGGCATTCGAATTCGTAAATTCAGCACGCTTTCACAAATACAGTTGCGTTCCTGCATGATCTGGTCCGTTAGCCCCTTTACGATCGAATAACTCGATCCAAAAAAATTAGGTGCATCGGTTTCTTTGAATTTGTAACACGTTTCTATTCCGATTTCAGAGCCCGATTCGGCAGACTGCTGGCGGCTATCGTAGCCAAGCATCTTTTGAACGTCTTCGTCCTTGTAATGAAAAATACACCCCGTTCCCAAATACGTATAATGCACGTTTGCGTATTTGCAAATATACGCTAGAAGAAGAGGGGCAACTAAATTATCTCTCATATTTTCGCTTAGCTTCCCTTCTTGTTCCAAATAATCGATCGTAGAATACGTCTTACTTCCAATTGACCCATGTGTACGTCCCAAAAATGAAACGACGTGTGTCGGCATATACGCGGTTACCTCATCAACAATTTCACCCTGTGTTTCAAGAGATACTCTTCGGATTTGAGAGATTTTATATTCTATGTCCGATCCACCCAATTTTGCGCGATCGCATACGTCCCGAAATTGCGTTCCGATCCATCCGTTTCCTCCAAAGATTAAAATTTTCATCGTGATCTTTTTATTCGTTAGTTCGTTCGTTTGTTCGTTACAGGTTTTTATCTTTTATCTTTATACATTTAAATAAAAACACTTTATATAATAAATCTTAAATAATTATCGCAACTATGGTATTTTCAAGGTTACCCGGGTGTGAAACGCTGGCATACCCAGAACTGGCCCAACTAGAAAATGGCGACATTCATTATACAACCGACGCCTACGAAATTGAAATAAAAGGTATCGCTGTCACCATCGCGTTTGGAAAGGTTAAGCGTGAATTTGATAAACCACCCTATGAAGCAGTATACTATCCTATTTATTTAGTGCACAAATATAACCACAGCGTGATTCGAAAAATTGGCCTTATCGAATACTTTAAATCTGACGAATCCCACCTGGACGAAAACTTGGAACTCAACGTATTGTCTGCTCCGTTTCGCCCCCTGATTTTCCCGTACATCACAGTAGACATGTTACGCAAGGCCAACATGAAATCGGTAGAAATTGTGAAACAAATTGGAGAAGAGAAGGCGAAAAAACGAGAGAAACGAATGTTAGATGCCGCCGAAGACAGTGATACGGGTAAAAAAGGCAAGGGTAAAACTGCAAATGCAAATGCAAATGCTGAAACTCCTAAAAAAATAACTATGATGGCAAGCAACGTGGGTGCAGTTACGGCAATATCCGATTTACGTCCAGTGGTTCGGGTGGATTCGGTGGACGATATAGATGATTCTGAAGAATCGGGATCGGACACAGCTTCTGAAAAAAACCCCGGTCCGAACGTCGATGCGGTCATTCGCGACGTTACGCTTCCAACCCAAACAAAGGTGCTGGCCGATAAGGAGCGCGCAGAGTACGTTCATAGTGAAGAGACTGGCCGCGATGTATGGATCCAACAATATATGAAAAACCGGCATTTTGGAATTGAAGATAATGAGGGAGGAACCGATTCGCTTTTTGCGTGTATCCGCGACGCGCTGCTTAGCCAGGGCAACACGACCCTTACAATTGAACAAATGCGCGTCAAACTGGCGAGTATGGCGACCAAGGAACTGTTTCAGGACTATATAAAACATTACAACAAATACCTCGCACTTTTAAAACAGGCGTCGGAACAATTTCAAGAAAAAAAGAAACAAGGGGATGAACTCAAAGAGAGAATTAAAGGCAAACACTTGTCTCCGACCGATATGTTGAAAGTGAAGACCGAAATGACCCGGAATGCCGCCGAACAGCGCGAGAAAAATAAACGAGTTGATTTTTTGAAAGATATCGTCACAAAACAATACGGATACATGCGTCAAACCGAAAGTAAATTCGATAACTTCAAAACCATATTGACAACGCGCACATTCATTCCAGATGCATGGGCGCTCCGCGCCTTAGAACGCGCATACAATATTTCCATTATACGCATGTCAGAAGAACGATTCAAAGATGGTGATTTGGATAATGTAATTGTTTGCGGAGACCGTGCTGCAGACGCACCAGGTCTCGGACTCGGTATGGTTACCACATCCACGTACAAACCTTCTATATTTATTGTTGTTTCCGTGGATGAACATAATACTTATCGACTCATACGGTACCGAACAAAAGGCTCTTTTTCGTTTGTCGAATTGCCATACGACATTCGAACGCAGATTGTTACAAAATGTATCGAAGACCCCGAAACCGAATTTGCATTTTTACCGCAATTCAAGCGCGTGCTTGAAATCTATCCAAGCTCTCAATCGCAATCGGGCGGAGGAGGAGGAGGCGGAAGGCATAAATCGACAGATGATGATGCGGAAACCGCGAATAGAACTCGAGACGTTCCGGTATTCCAAATTTATAATCGATCCGGAAATGATAAGCCTGGACATGGCGCAGGCGAATACGTTCCTTCTGGAATGCAGCATTTATTTGTCCCGTTGGCCAGCCACCCTAATTGGCGGCGCTCGCTCACGAATATGGCCGAGTCGCCATTCGTGCTCGATCGCCGTACATGGTTCAGCGTCGAGCATTACTACCAGGGCTCGAAATTCAAAAAACACAACCATGATTTCTATTTACAATTTTCAATGGACTCGAAATCGGAAATTTCTAAAAATCCGGAACTTGCGCGCGCGGCTGGTAGCGATACCGGAATATTTCACGGGAAACTGTACCGCCCCAAGGCGGTAACAATCGACCGCGACTTTTTTTCAGGCGGTAGAGGTGCTGAAGCTTTATCCAGTGCCATGGAGGCCAAATTTCGCCAGCATACCGATTTGCGAAATATCTTGCTGGGTACATTGAATGCTCGCATCTACCACTTTCAGCGCGGTGAGCGACCCATCCTGTTTAAGCCACTGCTTCAAATTCGCTCGAAATTGGAATCTAGGATTTGAAAATGAAGTTATACGGGGAAGTATTTGATTTTTAAATATACTACTAATAATAATAATAATAATAATAATAATAATAATAATAATAACTAATATAAAACCATAATGCCTTCTAAAACCCGCAGGCGGGTTATGCAAGGAGGTTCAAAATTAACGCAAAAGACAAATCTATTTAAAAGAGCTCTACAAAAAAGAAAAATGTCGTTGAAGGACGCAAGAAATTTGGACATTTATCAAAATGAAGCTATAAGAAGACGTTGCGCGGGCGGACTTGAGTCGTCGGCACCTATTGTTGAATATAGTATTAAAATAAACTATGAAGGAGTTCCATTTATTGCAGATATGGAAGATGAAACTACAAGAAAGTTTAACCATGAACGACTAGATGAGTTAGAAGTTATGCGTGATACAAAACCTCTTTTTCATTTCAAATCAAATAATAACATCCTTTATCGAAACATACACAAAAATATTGGAGAACATACAAGTCTAATTGACTTTGAAAATTTACTTGATAATGAATGGATGAAAAGCCAGTTTGAGTATATTGCTCAGCTTAATAAACGAGACTTATTTACGATTTATTCATATACAAGAACTGGCGACGAAATCGCTAACAATTTTCTTAGAAAAAATCTTACCCCTTCTAAACTTACGAGATATTTAAAAGAGATTGATTCTAGTCCTCAGACGTATAGACCCTACTTTGCCATGTTTTTTCAGGCATTTGATGAGCTTAAAACATATAGTCCAGAACAGTTATCTGAAGTCATTTCACCTGATGTACCTCCAGAAAAGTTATCTGAAATACAAACGTTGTTATCAGTTGGTGGTTCCGGTGGCAGTTCAGATACTTTGTTATCACATGTGTACGTTAATTTTCTAGGACTGCTTACTTGTTTTACGAGTGATTTTTGGTTTAAAGTCGTTCAAATCTATGCAAGCGACATTGACCGTATTATAAAAAATTCACCCGGAGTAACTAAAAAAATGTACGTGTATCGTAGTGTAGACACGAGTGACTATTTTACGAGGGATATGACACACCATATAAAGTCATTAAATGGGTTTGAGTCAACATCAGTGAGTGCGAAAGCAAGCTTTGAATTTATCGGAAGAAAATGCTGTTTTCAAAGAATTACTCTTTTACCTGGTGTTAAAGCATTACTTATTTCTTGTGTTTCATCATTTCCAACCGAGTCCGAAATATTACTTGGCCATAATACCAATTATTACATTATGGAGCCAACCACAAAAATAAATAAATCACTTAATGGCTGTGACTTTAAAGTTCACGATGTTGAAACATTTGATATCGTTATGATTGGGAATGACTATCAGTCTACCATGATGTCTAGCATATAAGCGTATATAGACTCAAAATAATAATAATAATAATAATAATAATAATAATAACTAATAACTAATAATAATAATAATATTAATCATCAAATTTGAAAATGGATAGACGACACCGGTTTATTCAAGCGTTCCAACGCCACAGAAAGGCTATGGACTTGGACCTGGACCCATCGGCGTATACTGAATCGGTATATAAACGCTGGTTTCAACAACTTCAGAAAGCAGATAAAGTATTTCACAAATCGCAGGACTCGTTGATAACAATGACAATGCCGGAAATAATGGTCGGAAAATTACCCGATCCCATGTTTTTTAAAGATCCGTCGAACGATCTCACCTTTTTACCCAAACATATCATGAAATTTATGAGAGATCCCACTAAAGCTACACACTGGTTATTATACTCGGCAGTCGCAGGAGGGCGCACGATACGTATCCATATTGTTCACTACGAGGCGCATGCAAATGAATTAAAACAACATGACGACAGTGATGAAGACAATACAGAATCAGAGGGTCGACCAGTCGAAACCTCTGAGTCAAAGGGGGTCCCGCTATACTGGCTGAAAAAATATCGGCAGCATGTATACAAGGCATTCGCATGGTTTCAGTTCATAGCTCCATATACGAAAGACTGCGATTGCTCGAAAGAGCTGGATGTATATTTGTATTTTACACCGTTTAAAAAAAACCTTCCTGATACTCCATCATCTACGGTTGGTCCTCAACATTCAAATACCGGATTTACAACATCGTGTACTGCAAATCTCTCAAAAAATGGTAGTAAGGATCGTACTGAGATCATAATTTATCGTTATGAAGAGTTCTTCAAGGTGCTGCTTCACGAGACAATGCATAATCTTGATCTTGACTTTGGGCATATGACCGACGATGTAACGGTTGATCACTTATTTCCAGGAATTAAGCATGATATCATACTCAGCGAAACCTATGCGGAGACGTGGGCTCGACTGTTAAATGTCGCATTTTACTCGTATTATAACATACTGGGGGGCCATGGGGGGTATAAAAAGTATCAACACGCCGTCCAGCGCTGTCTCGCAACTGAACGCGCGTTTTCTTTGTATCAGGCGACTAGTGTATTGGCGCATATGGGTCTTACTTTACCTCAGATACTTTCAACTGACGCTGCGACAAAATCTCTCGTTTCTAAAAAATATTCTGAAGATACAAACGTATTTGCGTATTATATATTGGCCGGCCTTACGATGCTTGAAGCGGATCTGTTTCTTCAATGGTGCAAGGACACAAACAAACATAATTTAATATGTGCAAATTCTGGAAGTGCTGGATCCGACGCTTTGCTTATTCTGATCGAACTCATTGTTAAATCGTCATCAACATCTTCATCTCTTTCAGACGCGATCGACATAATAACCAAAATGAAACGAGAGATAGGAACTACAGATGAAAATACTAATAAATCAAGTAGAATGACGATTTGGTAAGGTAAGGTAAGGTAAGGTAATGGGTGTAAAAAAATAATATAAAAATTGATCAGTATATCATATAGCAGTGTGCTGTATATGATGTACGTACACCTCTACAATCCAAGATGGGAGTAAGATTTTTAAACACCCTGATTAAACGAAAAGCGCCTAGCGCATTGAAATATGTTTCGCTCTCTCAATATTCTGGGAACACAATAGTGATCGACACGAGTATTTACATTCACAAATACCTGGCATCCAACTCGTTGATGGAAAGCATGTATTTCATGATTTCACAGTTCAAACATTTGAATATTACACCCGTGTTTATATTTGACGGAGTTGCTCCAGCGGAAAAAAAAGGGGTCCTGAATGCGCGCGCATCTGTTCGCGAAAATGCATTGGAACAGTACAACCGGCTCGACACATTACTTCATAAGTCAGAAATCGTTGGTGCAATCGCCGAACCGTCTACTTCTACGGAGGTAGCTACTTCATCTTCATGCGAGTGTCCCGAACAAATACGAAGGCGGATGCAGTCTTTGAAACGGCGGTTTATGCGCATAAGCAATTTCGAATTAAACGAACTCAAACGACTGATGCGGGAGTTCGGCGTACAGTACATCGAGTCTGACGGCGAGTCGGATTTATTGTGCGCCTACCTCGTGAAATGCGGATTTGCACAAGTATGTATGAGCGACGACATGGATCTCTTTCTTTACGGGTGTCCCGTTGTGCTTCGACATGTAAACATCTGGCACAGCACTGGCGTAGAATATACACTGGATACGATTTTGAGAGATATGGCAGTTTCATTGCACGGGTTTCAAATGGTCTGTATTTTATCTGGAACCGACTACACTTCGAATGGAGGAGGAGACTCGGAGATGGAGCTAGGTTCCAAGCCGCCCACCAGGCATTTGAAATTTCGTATTTACTTGAGTGAACTGGTAGAGTCGTATCAAGAATATCAAGAATACCAACAACGAGAAGAATGCTTGCAATTGCAACCGCAAGAAGAACAATTTGATAATGCATTTTATGACTGGGTGGTAGAAAGACATAAAAAACAAGTTCCGATGAATGCATGCGATATTGAGCTGGCAAGGACAACCTTTGAAAAGGCGTACTCCATATTTTCATGCGACCCGTCCAGTGAAATGAAGCAGTATGTGCAAAACATGCACGATACCGCCATTAGGATGACTGAACCCAATGATAGTGATTCTGGATACGAAGTTCCTCACAAAGTAAAACGAATCATGGCAAAGTATAACTTTATTTACATATAATATGTAATTACTTTAGTGCCTCGATATCATAAGCGATGAACCCCACAATATAAGCCCTATAAAAAATAGTCTTTTATTATTACCCGGAGTTTTGTTTACTAATTGACTTGCAAAATAGTAACCGATTAAGTTTACAACAATATCTATTATTTTATTTCCAACACCTTCATTCCAGTATTTTTCAGGAACAAACCAGTATTTTGTTAATATTGAATGTAGTAATGGAACACGCGCAACGTACCCTTCAGATACCTCCCATATAACGGATAAAATGAATACTACAACATAGTGGTTCGGATATAATGTCCCAATAGTGAACCATAATATAAAGTGTACAAATGTGAATAAATTTATATATTCAAGATTCATCAGTTATTAGTTATTACAATAATAAACAAAATTTAAAAAAAGACGAAATATGAAAAATATTTATTATATTTACATAGATTATAAAATATAATATACAAAACAGTCAACCATTATAATGAGGGGTGGATGGAAACGTCGACACTCGGCAACATGCCGTAAAAGTGCGCATCGCTGTTACAATGATAACTGCGTAAGAAAGTCATTGCGGAAATATAAGACAACTACTGGTAAAAAATGCCGCAAGGGGTCGCACAAGTGTAGGGATAACCGTTGCCATAAGGCAAGAGTTGTCCCATCACGTCGTTTGAATTATTGAATTCTTGGAGCAGGTGTTACCAGATATAGAACCGTTAAATAAGAAATAATCGCTAAAGCGATTGAAACTATCCATATCGGAATTACCGTTTTGCGTTTGAATCCGATACCAAATTGGCGTAAACTGCCGTCAGAATTGTATAAAAACCCGGGCTTGGATTGTTGAAGTACGAAAAATAGTATCAAGTATAAAAAAATTGCGAAAAACGGCAAGTTTTTTCGAATAATAAAAATGTTCATTTTATCGTAGATGTTTTATTATGTGTTATATGTGTTATGTTATTCTTTGATTTTATTTTTGATTTAATTCCTAATATTTTATTTGGTTTATTTTTATTTCATTCCCATAATAAAAAAATATAGAACGATTTTTTATTATAGTTTAAAGTAACATGATGATTTGACGGTATTCTTCGAGCATATCGAGGTACATCCTGCGATCCGTTTCTGTAAATAGTATTGCACCTGCATCTGCATCTGGCCTGGATAATATGGAAATCGATATGCTGTACATCAAATCAATGTGTTGGGCAAACTGCTTGGCCAAGTACCGAATACTCACATAGTTCCGCATTATTGGATTTCGCCAGATAGATGCCCTGGAAACAAGCCACGTATACATTTTTAATTTTAGCTCGGAATCGGATTCTGATTCTGGCGATGTAGCTGTAGCCGAAATCACCGCAATTGAGTTGACCACGGCAACCGCGTGATCAATCGCCTCATTGATCATTGTCGCGTCACCCCGACGATGATTGCGAAACGCGAGTTTCATTTTATTGTATACGCGTTCGACCCCTTGGGCTTCAGGGGAACCATGACAAATGGAGAGAGTTGACTTTAGATGTTGTTGCATATTGACACATATGATACTGAGGAATCGCGATGACACAATGATAATATGATATGAATTACAATTCAATTTAATTTGTATAATCATATAAATTATTTTAACTTTTAATTTTTAATGTTTAATTGTATTCAAAATCTATTATGATTTTGTAAACCTAAAAAGCTGTCGTTTGTAAAGCGTATAATCCGGATCATCCGTATCGGTAACCGGTGAGAGAAATATAAAGTTATCATAAAAACTAGTTCGCATCGGATACGGTGGCAGCTCTTTCGGGGATTTAGCAACGGTATCATATATTGAATTCAATTCGCGCAAAGCGTCCTCGTGGCACTTTTTGAATGACCCCTCGTAAAGCGACACACTTAAGTAATTCATAACGTTTGCCATAAGTTGGACGCAATTGTTCGGATTCGGTTCTATGGGCTCTGGTTCAGACATTTTTGTTTAATGGTGTTACTGTTACTGTTTTTATGTATATTGACTTTATATTCAAATATGAATGATTCAATCATATCCAAGTTTTTTTCGTTCGTCGCATGTACTCGACCAAGCCTGTGTTTTTTTATAATATTCCATCTCGTAGTGTGGAACCGGCTGATTCAGCCACCATCCCGTGTGCTCACACGTAAACCTACCCGCAATTCGAAGGGATGAAGTTGAGATTATTCCACGGCCATTTGAACGTAATTCATCAACGTATTTTGATTTTTTAAACAAACAAAACGTAGTATCTATGGGCGCGATATACATGGTATCAGAAATGCAACCGGGCAAGGACGGTACTTTATTTAACCAGTATTTAGATTCCCATACATGCACTTGATCCTTATTGAAAAACTTATCACACTTATCATGAATATCTAATGCAAAGCCGACTTTTGCAACGTTGTAAGTATTGATGACGTCCTTCATTTTATGAATGAAATCGCCGGGTAACTGGTCGTTCAATATCAAATCGGGATCGGTGATTACAAAATATTCTGGAAGTATGTCCAGAAAATCGAGAGATTCTGCAAAAATCCGTGGGCCCAAATTCTCAGTGAATCGAACGACGCGTTGAGTTTTCGACAGTGCATCCAAATATTGAATCATTGGAGGGTACGTTGAAGCATTATCGCATATAATAAACCCGGTTATGCCGCGCGATATGAGCTGATGAACCATGTTATTTGCGTAGGTGCATAAATTAAAAACGGGAATTAGGACGGGAACTTCTCCATCGGGAATGGTTTGAAGTGCGGCCTTGAGACGGTCCACGTTACTGCTACTAGACATTATATTTATAGTTAATTAAATATTTATAATCAATTAAATTATTATACAGCATCATTTTTACTTAAATAATAATATAAACAATATAATATGTGGCCCGAAACTACTTAAAGAGAATTCGTATATAAAGGGTAGGAATGAAGTGTCTAGTAGTTGCACTAGACAAGTTGTTTCTAATCTTAACCGGCATGGCGCAGAGGTTAGCGCGCGGGGCTCATAACTCCGAGGTCACTCGATCGAAACGGGTTGCCGGTATCTTTCCAATTTGACAGCTTTAAAGAAACTGTTTGTCACAGCTAAGGGACATTAAACACAGCGAATAGAGCCGGTATAGCTCAGCGGCAGAGCGTCTAACACGCCGTTTGCTATCTTTTTGACCGTAAGGTCCGCCTTGTGAATGGTTATCGCCTTATAAGCGGAAGGTCGTAGGATCGAAACCTACTGCCGGCATCTTTTCAATTTGGCCATTTTATAGAAATGCGCCCGCACATCACTATGCGCACTCCACAACCCCCTTAGCTCAGCGGCAGAGCGCAGGACTCATAATCCTGAGGTCGGCGGATCAAAACCCCCAGGAGGTAACTCTTCAAATTGTTAACCGGCATGGCGCAGGGGCAGCGCGCAGGGCTCATAACCCTGAGGTCACAGGATCGAAACCTGTTGCCGGTATTTTTCAATTTGGCAGTTTTATAGAAACTGCTAGGGGACGTATGTCCCCCTAAAACCCCTCAGCGCAGTATCCGCGAAATGGGGTCTAATCACTGCGTAGTGGGCGCTCGTCGCCCCATACATGGAACCGGTGTGGCGCAGAGGAAGCGCGCTGTAAAAACACCGTCTCCTACCACCTTGACCTGCGAAGGTCTGACTTGGGGATGGTTATCGGATCACAACCCAGAGGCCGTAGGATCGAAACCTACCACCGGTATCTTTTCAATTTGGCAGTTTTATAGAAACTGCCAGGGCGCTTACGCCCCCTCAACAAACCACTCCCATGGAGGGCAGCAAACCCCGTCGAACTACCCCTTGACATTCGTGTCCGATTTGTTTGATGGTTATCTCTTATTCATTACAAGGCAAGCGTGGGATCGATACCTACGGGTGGTACTAACCGGCATGGCGCAGCGGAAGCGCGCAGGGCTCATAACCCTGAGGACGTAGGATCGAAACCTACTGCCGGTATTTTTCAATTTGGCAGTTTTATAGAAACTGCTAGGGGCGCTTGACGCCCCCTTGTCGGGCTCAGTGACATTAAACAGAGTGGATATGGGCTCGTTGTACACTTCAATGCTCACAGTGAACATTGAAGCGTGACCGAGACAGTTGATCGCGCGTGTGGGGCGATCAATCAAACGCCATTTGTCGTGACATTTCTTTGGTACTACTCATTGCTGGCTCCCTGATCAAGAGCGAAAGTGATAGAGAAATCTTACTAACCGATCTGTCAAACAAATATTTTCCCATGGATGCCATACTTGACTAGAGCCACTTCACTGTGTAGCTGGTCCGAATATTCATGGGTTACCCTTTATAATTAAAGCCCTTACAACATTAATTCATTTTATTGTTGACCGGAATTGTACTATTACTCGTCAAACAGTGATATACAATCCGACCCCTCCCCCTTCCCCTTCCCACACATTCACTCATATAATCCACAGGTCGACCTTGCAAAAAAACAATACCCCCCCTCCAAGAATCTATGTTACTAATGTTTTTAACGTCATATGACGTTATAAAAACATTTACACGTTTAGTTTACATTTTTTACATTTACATTATTTCAGAGCAAACAGTTCTGTTATCAGATCGTATAATCCAATAGTTAACCCATCTGGAAACGATATCACTATTTTATTAATCGCATTCATAACATTAATGGCTACAATCGACCCGGCGTATACTTTAAACGGCACTCCGGAAATGGTAATAAAATTCACTGCATTTCCATCTGTGTCTAAAATATTAGTTCCATCAAACAAGTAAACGGAGTCGTTTATTTTCGCGCTCTCGTTAACATTAAGTGGAATGTAAACCGACAAGTCACCTGAAATGTCGGAAACAGATACAGTTACAACCTTATTTCCACTAACATCAACGGATGATGGCGGCGCTACAACAAATGTGGCGTTGTTGATAATATCGGAAGGAATCTCGACTAGACTGTTGATAATACTTCCGGATAATGGTTCGGTAACTTGAACTTCGCCAATGTCGTTATTATTTATGTTTTTTAAAAGTTGCAGTTTTTGAAATGTATCGAATTCGGGTAAGTTCGTAGCGCCACTTAAATTGACGTTCGTGAAGTCGGTGCCGGTAACCACCGCCCCTGAAAAATCCACATTGCTTAAATTTGCACCAGAAAATGATACGCCTGATACGGTAGTACCTACTAAGGATGCTCCCGATAAATCCAATGCGGCATACGATGTTCCGGAAGTTACAGTAGTTCCTTGAAGAGCTGTACCTGCAGACTGGATTGAAATAGAGCATGTTGTATTAGACGGTGCATTATAAAGGGCGGTCAAAACTTGCGAGGCCGTAATTGTGACAGATCCAATACCCTTCAATGTAACTGATCCCGTGCTTGGGTGCACGGTTGCAAGGGAGATATCACTGCTCGAATATGATACCGCTCCATCACTTGCACTGGTTGCGCTGACCGAAAATGATGCATCTGTAATGAATTTGGTTGACGGCGGCAATACAAATGCCAGTGTTGGCGTGCCCTTGGATATTGTAAGCGCACTTGTTCGACTTCCAGATGTAAACTGGTTCGGAACTGCCGCTTGCGATGCCGTGAACGTCACATCACCCACTCCGACTAGATTTATCCAGGTTCCAGAAGTGTCGATTGTCGCTACTCCCGAGTTATCGCTTGTATAGGTGATAACGCCGCTACTGTTGCTGGTGGGACGAGTTAAAATAGCAAACGATGCATCGCCGTACACTTTACTAGTGTTTGCGACGGTAAATGTAGCCGATGAAAGGGTCGGTGTTCCTAGAGAAACTGTCAGCGTATTACTTGTCAGAGTCCTACTTGAAAACTGGTTCGGAACTGCCGCTTGCAACGCGTTGAAGCTGACATCACCCGCTCCGACTAGATTTATCCAGGTTCCAGAAGTGTCGATTGTCGCTACTGCCGTGTTATTGCTGGTATATGTGATTGCTCCGCTGCTATTAGTAGTGGGTCGCGTGAGAATAGCAAACGACGCATCACCGTATGCTTTATTAGTGTTTGTGACGGTAAATGAGGTAATGATAGACGGGTTTCCTAGAGAAACGGTGAGCTGGTTACTAGTTCTGGTAGATCCAGCATATTGACTTGTAGCCGCTTGGGTTGCGGTAAATGTCACGGCACCTATGGCGACAAGAGATATCGCGTTTCCTGACCCATCGGGAGTAATTGTGGCTACAGTCGGGTTGTTGCTGGCATATGTAATTGCACCACTGCTGTCGCTGGTAGGCCGTGTGATGATGGCAAACGACGCATCGCCAACGTTTTTACCGCTTGTAACTTGAAACGTGGATGATGCGAATGTAGATGTAACTAGTCTTACTGTAAGCGCATTACTTGTTTTGCTTGCGGCGTAGTATGTAGCCGTAGCGGCTTGCGATGCCGTAAATGTAACGATACCTGTTCCAACAATCGTTATTGCATTTCCCGATCCGTCCGCCGCGATTGTAGCGACCGACGTATTGTTACTAGTATATGTTATAGGAGTGCCGGTATTATTGCTTGTAGGACGGGTAGTTATAGCAAATGGAGCGTCAATAGCGGTTTTAAGTCCTGCAACACTAAACGTTGACGATGCAAGTGACGGGGTAAGTAAAAGCTGTTCAAGCGACGCTTTGTAGACCACGGCACCAAACTCTTGGGTAATGAACAGCGTATTATTATAATAAAATATGCCGGATGCCGATGCATTAACTCCAACGCTTCCACCTGATGAAGTTGCCGTTGTAGCATCTGTTGCCATTAATCGGGTACCTGATGAGTTATATATTTTCAAAAATGGATTTCCGGACTGGTTGACAATTGCAAAGTTGTTTGTAAGTGGGTCAACTGAAATTCCCCTTACATTAATTCCGACAAACCACGGAGTTAAATTGGTCATTGTGATAAGTATTGTGCCGGACGGTGAATATTTATATACAGTGGACGCGCCAGTTACGTACATGTTTCCACTCGTATCTAATGCCAACCCCCACGCATTTTCTGCAATCGCATAACTTGCAGTAAACGTTCCACTTGAGTCAAATTTTTGAATGCGCGTATTATTATCCGTCACATATAAATTGAATGCGGAATCAACGGCTACCCCGCGAGGGGAGTTGAACTGTCCCGTAGCGCTTCCACTTGACCCCGTTCCCACACGTCGTAAGTATGTCCCGGATGAATTGAATACTTTTACAACATGATTGTTCCTATCAGAGACGTAAAAATTCTCACTTGCATCAATTGCAAGTCGTTGCGGGGCATTGAACTGTGAGTTTCCAGACCCACCCGAACCAACTGAAAAAATAAACACCCTGGACGAATTGAATTTTTGAACTCGATTATTTCCGCTATCAACAACGTAGAAATTTCCATTTGGAGGAAACATTTGTACATCCAGTGGAGTATTAAACGCACCTGTAGCCGATGAATTTGTATTCGCTAGATACCCGGCTTTAGCCACGTATGCGCCAGACGAATTGAATTTTTGAACTCGAGAGTTTTGATTCTCAACTACATAGACGTTATTATTCGTGTCAACTGCAACGCCCATCGGTCCGTCTAGATCTCCGTTTGCAGTTCGATTGGAATAGTTTATTCCTCCTCCACTAGTGCCAATAATTCTCAAAAATGTTCCACTACTGTTGAATACTTGAACTCGGTCATTCTGGTAGTCTCCGACATATACATTTCCACTGGAATCAAACGCGAGCCCGTTTGGAGTTCTGAACTGCCCATTACCAGTACCGCCACTTCCGAACTTCGTAATGAATGTTCCGGTAGATGTGAATTTTTGTACGCGGTGGTTGTTTACAGACAGATACGGGCCTTCGTCGGTTACCCAGAAATTTCCACTTGTGTCGAATGTCATTGTAGTTGCATTACTAATTTGTCCATCCCCACTTCCCTGATTGTTCATAAAATCTCCCAGCGAGTTTCCAGATGGATCGAATTTTTTAATCCGAAACCCTTCTGAGATGTATATATTTCCAGTTGAGTCAATTGCCATCGCTCTTGGATATGAAAGACCACTAATTGTAAACAATAAATTGTTATTTGCATCGTATACTCGGCCAGTTGGATGCGCTATAACGTAATACCTACCGGTTGTTGTATTTAATACAAAGTCGCCAATAGCAATACCAACTGTTAACTGCGAAATATAGTTAAGACTCAGGTCAAATATTTGGACGCGAGAATTTCCTTCCTCCACTACATAAAGACTATTGTTATATATTTTACAAAATCTTGGGTACAGTAACTCCCCTCGCCCGGTATTATAAGACGGTATAGTTGGCGTGGCTGGATTCAACGGGTCTGGAATGATATTTGTAATGGATGCGCCGAGATCAAGCACTCCGTCGAAATTTTCGATCGTCTCGTTGAAATATATTTCTCTCATATCAATGTCGGTTCCGGTAGATTCCAGTATCCAGTCGCCGCCAAGGGTTGATGATCCCGTTTTATCGGTAGATGCTCTTATTTGCACGCCGGTTGTAGTGGAAAGTGTATCAATGATATATTTCCAACTCATATTGATGTATAATGAGCATGCCAAAAAATCAAAGTGCTCAACGGTGTACGATGTTTTTAGCCATACGATGAAGTCGTTTATATAGGACCAAGTCTCAAGGGATGGGTCGGTCCAAATGACGCCTGTAATTAATGCATCGGGACTTGATTCTCCGAATAGGCGGTAGTAATTCCGATTGGTGTTGTATTCAACAATTCCAATTGTTGTAAATGATGTAACATTCAATTCGCTGATTTTGACCTTGACATAGTCTACCATTGTCTCGTATGTCCGATCGTCTACATCATACAGAATATAACGTACGTCATCCCTGAGAGAATCGATAATCGTTTGATAATTAAAAACCCGTTTATCAATTAAAATAACCGCATTTACTGAGTCAGTAGTCGTCATTCTAACCTTAGTTTAACCTTATACCTTTATTGTATAAAATATATATTTACTTACTTAATTGATTATTTAGTTTAGTTTTTATTATTACCAACGATAAATAATAAAAAATATAAAAAATAAATATTTTATGTTACCTAGTATACTTTCCAGCTCGAGCGAATGAGTCGACGATAAAAATAATAAACACGCCCAAAAAGCAGTACAGGACCAGTTCTTCAGTCACGTGTTCGGTACGCTCATTATGCTGTTCTTCCAGTAAATGGATGATGTAGTTGAGTTTTTCGATAAATTCATCATTTGTCCCGGGTCCAGCCAGCTCATTCGAAAGTTTGTTATAGTTATATGGAGCGAGCTGTTTGTAATACTGAGCGGCATACGTGCTTGGCGCATTCATCTTAAACTGTTCAACCCCGGCACTGCCGCTTGCTCCTGTTCCTACTCCTTCTGAACCCATTCCCATTTTACTTCCGAATTGTTGAGACATACTAAACATGGGTTGATGTGTTCGTCCTTCATTTGTAGTTGGTGGTATACTACTGGCCTGGTTACCTGAGCCTGCATCTGCGATTGGAGGAGACACCTTAAGACCGGTAGAAGCGCCAGACCCAGAAACACTAGATCCCGGGTACGTTGGAAGCACACTTGCAGTCGCGTCGTCATTCGCGTCGTTATCGTCTTCTTCATCACTGCTAGCCGCGTGTATTTTTGCAATCGATGCTCGTAACCTTTCAAGTTTCGGGTTGGTGCGACCGTTTGGTTGTTGTTGTTGCGCTTGTTGCGGTTGTGCATTCGTCATCGGATCAATCGCCTTTACCGTTTTATTTTTTCGTTTAGATGCAATATACCCATCGCTACCCGGGGCGTTACTGGTGCTGCTTCCGCCGTTATTGAAATCGGAATATCCTAAAGAAGACATTTTATACTATTTACGATTTATCGATATTTTATATACTATCGCTATAACTATATTACTATTTTACTATTATTTTATTTTTTCTCCTAATTTATTGATTCAATTGATTCATTTGATTGATTTTTATTTTTAAAGTTGGATAAAAATAAAATAAAATAATAGTAAATTAAATTAACGTGACTACACAATGATTTGACTCTTGGACAGTTCATTTATTTTCTGGTTGTCGTCTTCTTCAGATTCGTCTTCTTTTTCTTCATCTTGGCCTTGGTCTTTCGTAAACATTTCAAGTGCGACCAAACATGCAGCTAACAGTTCGCCAGTAACCACGCTCTTCAATGCCGGATCGCACGAATTGTAGTCGCGTATTTCGTCACATAAAAAAACTCGAGGGTGTGATGCGTACAAATGGTCCGTCGAGTCGTCTAGTTCTGTGGCTCGTTCACTCACAATGCGCACGTCGGGGAACCTGAGCGCCGTATGCACGCGTTCGCTTTCAAAAATGCTGTTGGCATAGTAATGAACGTTCAGTACAACCTTGGATCGAGAGATGTGGTCAAGTAGTTCGGCTCCAAATAATGTACTCACTACCGTCATATTATAGCCATGACTTTGTAACTGTTCCTTCAAGATTCCAAGTATAATATTTCGCCTCGAGTTTGCAGTACCGTAAAACAATACATCGAGGTCCTTTGGTTTGGGTGGTTTCGGGTTATTTGCTTTCGCGTGACTCATCGGTAAAATTGGCGGAGTAAGAACCCGCAATTTGTCTCGGCATGCTTCCGGATAGTGTTTCAAATTAACCTGCGTATAGTCGAATGTCACAAGGCTTTGAAGAATTAACCGGCAAAAAAGCGCATTGAAAGATATGGGTGGCTGCACGTTACCGATACCTTTGTCATTAAGTTGCTCTAGCTGGTATAGCGCATACTTTCCGGCCGGAGGCAATGACGCTACACCGGGCACTAATAAGTGCGGGATCAAAATAAACATGAGTTCGTCCGGTCGCGACTCGTTTACTTGTACGTCCTGCGTAGTTACTTGTTTACCGAGAATGATTCGACGCGTTTCAATTCCTAGTTCGGTCTTAAGTAGATGACTTAACGAGTGTACTAAATTTTCCACGTATTTGGTGGCAAAAAACGTCACCGTTTTAAACTTGGATCCAAGTCCTTTGATATTCGTATTCGTATTCGTATTCATTCTGAAAGTAAGCAACTAAGAAAAATAAAATGTATATTTGATATGCTACTATTCTATATACATTATGGTTTAAATCATTATATTATTTGATTTGTCGGGTTGTTTGTTTGTTGTTACTGAAAGAGCTCCAAAATATCAACGTGTTTAAAAATAGTTTTATTTGTGATACTCGGGTAACTCTTTATTTTCAACAAACTTATGAAGGTAATGTTATTCAAAATGTTGACCCACTCGTCCATTCCAGTGAGCTCCGTATGACCATTCTTGATGATAATGTAAATATTTTCCGAAATCTCGTCCAGCTCATTGGTCTTCCCGGCAATTTTCAAGTTGTCATTCAGCATTCGCTGCAAGTCAATCACTAACTCGACCACTTGGCTGGCAGGTACGATACCCTCTTTCATGAGGTTCACTATGAACAGCGACATTGCTTTACGCTTATCGTTCGACTTATTATTTTCACAAAACTTATCATAATCCTTTTTCGGATCAACGTACTCAATCCGTTGAAACAGTTTAATATAGTCCTTCATGCTTTCCTCAAAAATAGGCTTAAAAAAATCATGTTTTTCAAGCAAATCCTTGAACAGTGTGGCGTAGGTTTGCGAATAAAACTGGTTCGAACTTGCCGTATTGAAGATCGATGTACCGATTTTTAACATGGATTCTTCATTCGCACTGCTGGAAATCAGTGTTGCAATTTCGGATAGGATGGCGTCGCGCATTTCAGTGTAATTATCAGTCGTAATGCGATTCAAGCATGAGCGAATGGTATTAATATTTGTTTCAATGCCTTGAGACCTTGTCACTTCGGTAGCCTGAAAGGCGCGTATCGATTCCCAATCTTCATCCGTAATTTGCTGGCTATCCACTCTCCGGGATCCAGTCGGTCGTTTTTCTGAACCACTTGAATTGTAACTAGAACTGGAACTAGAAAAAAACGAAGAACCTGATGACGATGCCAACGACGGCGTCGAGGATGAAGGATTTGATAGAGATACGGATGCTTTATTCTTGGGAAATACCGGCGTCTTTACATACGTCGGAGCCCCGACTTGATCGGCCAGTTTGGACACAAGAGCAACTACATCGGGATGAACGGTATATTCAAATCCATTATATATAATTCTTTCAAAATCCGAAAGCGAATACTGCGCTGTAACCGAAGGTACAAATGGATAGGTGGAAGAAGCGGGGGTAGAAAGTTTGGCCATTCTATTGCTTATTTGCTTATTTGTTCACGCACTGCAATGTAGATGAGTATTATATAATATCTATATGGTTTTTATTTTTAATCATATTGGATATTCGGATATTCGGATATTCAGTCCATTTATTTTTTAATGAAATATTAAGTAGTATTTTTAGCAATTAAATAAAACCGGTATTTAAGAGGATAAATTTTAAAATTTTAACAGGTCAGTCATTAATATTATATAATAAAATTGAGATAAACAGAAAAAGATAGAAATAGTATCATCCAGGCAAATCAATTTACGTAGTAAATATTACACACATGAAAAGAGAAAAACGACCTGAACAGAAGAGTAATAGTAATAGTGTAGGTAACGTAGAAAAGAATGGGTTCAAGGCCGCGCCGGGCAACACTTATATGGATTATGTTTCAAAGTTTCTTGTTCAGAAGGGAGAAGCGCATTCGCACACGCGAATTCCGGACAAGTCGCTTAGTATTGGCGGCGCATTTATGATTCCGCGCAGCGACATCCCCGAATTTTATAGACGGTATCACCAGCATGTATTTGTGGATAAGAAACAGGAATACCTGACTGAAAAACAGCAGCCTACAAACGGCCCGGGGCTCATCGACTTTGATTTCCGGTACGCGTCGGACGTTGAAGAGCGACTTCACACCAAGGCGAATATTATGGATGTAATCCTTGCATGCATGCGCGTCTTTACAAGCGTATACAAGTTTCCAACCGACGATTCATCATCGAATGAAATTGTCATTCCATTTTATGTGTTTGAAAAACCCACCGTCAACATGCAGGCTGATTTCACAAAGGATGGAATTCATATGGTAATCGGAATGAAGATGGAGCGCGCTGTACAAATGCTGTTGCGCGAAGAATTGCTCCACGAGCTTCCAGAAATTTTGGGTGACCTCCCGATTGTAAACACGTGGGAACAGGTTTATGATGACGGAATCGTAAAGGGGCATACGAACTGGCAGCTTTATGGATCTAGAAAGCCGAATAATAAGGCATATGACTTGAAGTATATATTTGAAATGAAACGCAATCCAGAAAACATGACGTGGTACTGTTTTGAAGCTAGCGTCGGTGATTTTGTAGACAACATGTCGCAGAATCTAGAAAAACTTAGCGCACAGTACGAGTCGCACGTTTCATATGAAATTTTAAAGGTTGGCGACGCGGATGATATGACGGAGCCGGAATTGCAACAAGAATTGTTGAAACGATTAGACTCAATTCGAGCATCGGTGCAAACTGCACAGATGGCTGCAGCCCGTAGGAAAAACGGGGCTGTGGGCGGCGGTGGAGCCAGTTCCGGTGCAGGAGCATCTCGAATCATAATGCACTCGCCCGATGAAGTAATCGGTGTTACGCCGCAGCGAAGCACGCCATGGACGATTGCAGATATCAAAACACTCCAGGATTTACGGGATGCAACCGAACAAATGATTTCGAATCTCGATTCGAAAGAGTATGAACTGCGTGACACGCACGAGTACGTGATGACGTTACCTGACTTATATTATGCCGATTATACGAAATGGCTCCATGTTGGATTCGCGCTAAACAATACCAGCCCGAGGCTATTCCTTTCATGGATGCTCTTTAGTTCGCAGTGGGAACGCTTTTCGGTGCACGACATTCACAAACATTTGGTGACCTGGCGCGGATTTTCATACAATCCGTCGGGGCTAACCAATCGGTCAATTCGTTACTGGTCTAGGCGGGACGCACCCGACAAGTACAGTAAAGTGCACGACCTGTCCATCGATCACTACATTGAAGAAACGATACGCACCGACCAAGCAACTGATTTTGATCTTGCCATGGTGGTGTTTCAGGTATTCAAGGAGCAGTTTGTTTGCGCAAGTGTGGGGAAAAATATATGGTACGAGTTTGCAAATCATCGTTGGGTAGAATGCGACGAGGGAAACACGTTGCGACTTCTAATATCTCGCGACATTTATCGGATTTATTACAGGAAGCTGCAGCTGCTGATGGATGAACTCAGGCAACATGAAACGGGATCGGAGCAGTTTGTTCATATCAAGAAGCTTACCGAGAAAATAACGGCAATCAACGTAAAGCTGAAGACCACGACGTACAAGAACAACATCATGCGCGAAGTGAAGACCCTGTTTTACGACAAGAAGTTTTACGACAACTTGAACGCGAATCCGTATTTGCTGTGTTTCAAGAACGGCGTTATGGATTTCAAGCAGAAATGTTTTCGCGATGGACAGCCCGATGACAATATCTCCAAGTGCACCAATCTCGAATACGCCAAACTGGACGCCGGGTCTATCCATAAGAAGGAGGCAGGCGAAATCACCGATTTTATGGGTCAGTTGTTTCCGATTGAGAATGTCAGGCGGTACATGTGGGAACATCTGGCATCGGTGCTTATCGGTGTGAATCGCGACCAAACATTCAACGTGTATATTGGCGGAGGCAGCAACGGCAAGTCGAAATTGGTGGAACTTATGGCCATGTGTCTTGGAGACTACAAGGTCAGTCTTCCGATTGCACTCATTACGCAAAAACGTATCGGTATCGGAAGCACGTCGTCTGAGATCGCGCAACTCGTCGGGGTTCGATACGCCGTAATGCAGGAACCCACCAAAAGCGACAACACGTTAAATGACGGTGTACTGAAGGAGATCACCGGCGGGGATCCGATTACAGCGCGCGCACTGTATAAGGACAGTATAACGTTTGTTCCTCAATGCAAACTCGCCGTATGCACAAACGTGATGTTCAACTTGGAGACCAACGACGATGGAACAAAACGCCGCATTAAAAAGATCGACTTTGTTTCGAAATTTTGCGAACGACCCGTTCAAGGGGACAAGGATGCCCCGTTCCAGTTCATGATAAACAAGTACTTGGACGAGAATTTGAAGCGTTGGAGCGGGGTCTTCATGTCGATGTTGGTCGACCGGGCGTTAGAGACTGGTGGAGTGGTGAACACATGCAAAGAAGTCGAGGACAGCAGCAACGCATACTTTGAAAGCGAAGACCATATTTCCGAGTTCATCAGCGAGAAGGTTCAAGCGTTCGAAGGTGGGTTAATCCGATCAGGCGATCTGAATGAAACGTTCAAAAAGTGGTACAGAACGCACCACGATCGCGAAGTACCTAAACCCAAGGACTTATATGCGGTTATGGATAAACGGTTCGGAAAACGAGGCATGCTCAAAGCGTGGAAAAATGTATGTATTGTGCAGGATGATGAATATGCGAAGGACGACACATACGGAGATGTCGACGGAGAAGGAGACGATAGCGAAAGCGCATACTCTGTTGAAGTTGTCTCAAATAAGTAATCTGGAACTGGTAAGAATGATAAAAATAAAAATATCTATTTTTATTTTTAGGTTTGTTTGTTTAATCACTACTTCAGTGCTTGTAGCGCTGCCTCAGCAGCTGCAAGGTTAACATTTGTTTCCATTGGTTCAGTTGTTGTTGTAGTCTCTTCAGGTTTCACAACGGCTGCAGCTTCTTTTTTTTCTTCTTCTTCATCCATGCCCTCGAAAACCGAGTTTGATGCAATCACGGCAATGAACACGACCCCTAGTAGTCCAGCAATTGTATGCTTCAGGGTTAAAAACACAATGCATGCGACCAAAAACAATTTGCCCAGAATGTTGTTATACATGATTCCGAGTATGGATGGTTTGAACACCATGATTAAAACTACAATTACAATAATTGCAATTGAAACTTCTTTCTGATTTGAAAATGCCATAGGATAATAGTATTTGAATATTGATATGTATATATGTATGCGTAGATTATTTTATTTTGATTTTAAATTAGATAATTCCTAAATTTTGCTCAAACAATGAAACAAACAAATATAAATATTTTATTTTAATTAAATAAAATAAATAAAATAATAATAGTACATCATACATACCTACATACATAAAAAAATATGTCACCAGCTTTGTTACAATATCATCTTCACTCCAACCAAGATAAACGATTGAAGAATAAGAATAATACTGCAAAGAATGCAACCTGTATAAAAAATAATTATATTTCAACGTATTCAAATTCAAATTACAATGCAAGTATACCGCCGTCATCATATTTTATGGATACAATAGGGTTAGGTATCATGTGGTTATAAATATAGGCCGTGAAACAACTTGGTTTCATTTTTCTTGAGCAAGTAGTCCATGTTGTCGCGCGACACAATAAACGGAAACTTCACGTCGCTTGTTTTTAATTCCTTTGGAAACATGGACGTGATTGTTGCAGGCGTCATAAGTCGATGCAGGTTCAGCTTGGTGTGTATGATTTCGATACAGCGTTTCAGATTGCGAACGCCTTCTTCTTTGTCCGTGTAATTTTCAACAATGTGCTCGATCATTTCCGACGAAATACGAATTTCGTCGGGTGCGAATTTGACTTGTTCGATAATTTTGGGTATCAAGTAATTCTGGCTTATAGTTATTTTTTCCTTGGGACTGTACCCTGACGTGCGAATTCGAAACATGCGGTCCAAAAGAACCCGATTAACGCGACTTTCGTCATTGTAGCTAAAGATAAACAAGCACTTGCTCAGGTCAAATGCGATTTCGGAAAAGTACTTGTCGTGGAAATGGCTGTTCTGAGAAGCGTCGGTAAGGTGTGTCAAAATACCAACAATTTCATCGCCCTTGGGAGTATCGCTGATTTTATCCAGTTCGTCAAAATAGATCACGGGGTTCGTTGACTTGCATTGAATGAGTATATCTATGACCTTACCCCACGTGCTTCCCTCATACGTATACGAATGCCCTTCCAGAAAACTGCTGTCCGTTGCACCACCCAGTGCGATAAACGCAAAGTCTCGGCCCAGTATCTTACTAACACCTTCTTTGATAAGACTGGTTTTTCCAGTACCGGGCGGACCGTGGATCGCAACTGCAGTTCCCATCGCATTCGGATTGGCAATCCATTGTCCAACAAGCTGCATCAACTGTAACTTGGCGTCATCGAGTCCGTAAACTGCATCGTCCAACTGCTTTTTAGCTTGGTCCATGAATTTGCTGCACTCTTCTCGTCCATGCGTCTCCAGCGTAACTGGCAACTGCTTTTCATTATCGAACGGGATTTTCATGAACCCGTCTACCCAATTTTTAACCTTGTAAAACTCTCCTGAACCCGGATCCATGTTCCGAAGAGTTGATATTTTATTCAACGCAATTGACTTGAACATTCTGGGAATGGTCGACTGAAGTACGCTTAGTCGATACGGAACGTCGCTGTAAGAAATTTTGTTGACCTCCTTTATTTCTTCAATGAGTTCCGCTTGTTGGGCTGGAGTCAACTGTTTTTTGAAATAGTTGAGGTCGTTCGAAGAAGTTCGTTTTTTCAAGAGCTTTTTGAATTCATTACAGTTTCGTTTCTTTTCCTTCATTGTGCGCTTTTCCCTGTCGTGTTTCAGCTGGTTGCATGCGTTCTTTAGTTGATAATAGTACGCGCGAAGTATTTGATTTTCTGGATCGGATTTGTACATGTCGCGTATACTTGCAAACAGCGTATCCATTGTTTTTTCCTCCTTTTCCGACTTGGTACCAAGAGACAGTGGCGACTTTTGAATAAATTTTATAAATTCTGGATCCTTTGTAAACGACATTCGTTGTTTCGTGGGAGACGCTGAATCAAGTCCGCTGAAAAGGCTATTGTAACTTCCGTTTCTGGATAATGATGTTGCTTTTCGACCGCGAATATCATCATCATCATCGTCATCATCGTCTTCATACTCATCATCATCTTCGTCCTCTTCGTCTTCGTCATACTCATCATCATCGTCATCTTCTTCGTCATCGTCGTCATCTTCATCTTCATCATCGTCATCGTCATCATCCTCGTCGTCATCACTCTCATATTCATCTTCCTCTTCATCATCGTCATCTTCACTATCGCGAGCACTTTCGTCGTCGTCTGTCGTTTCATCTTCTTCGGGAACATCGTCTTCATTTTCTTCATCTGTGTACAGAGATTCTTTGGATTTGGTTAGTTGTTTTTTGGATTTTTTGGCCAAGTTCATTTTTTTAGAAGACATGGGCGGTTTATCCATACTGATAATGATATTCATTTTGTTGGAAAGAAGCTGTTTCAAATGATTCGTCGCTTGTTTCCTCCGAGATTTTGAAATGGTATTAAATCCACCGCCTCTTTTTTTTCTTATATTACCCCCCTTATCTTCAGAATAACTCTCTTCAGAAGCGGATCCAGAAGATTTCGATGACCCGTTTTCTTCCGCGTCTTCATCAACGTCTTCTTCACTGCTCGATTCTTCCAGCGGGGGAGGGTGATGAAACGATTTTTTCAGAAACTTTTTCTTAAAAGAGTACTTAGTTGGCCCAGAAGATGAAAGTTTGGAAGGCTTTTTTGAAGAAGTGTTGTTTTTTGTTATTTGTCCTGCGCCAGATTTTCCGTTGTTGGATGTGGATGTAATTGGCTTACTACTACCAGTAGCACCAGTTCCTTTCGGGGACTCCGAAACGCGTCGACTAGCTGCCGTTGACGGGATTTTTATTTGCTTTCCCGATCGTGTAGTTATTATATTTGCATACTTATCATCCTTCTCGTCTTTGCTACACTTTTCAGCATCATCGTGCAAGACCTTGTTTTGTAAATGACGCGAAGGAAACTGCGACAACAGAAATTTACGGTATGCCTTGATGTCAAACTCGTTCTTGTTGTTGTTGTTATCACTTGATTTGGGCATAGCTTGATAAATGTGAATTGTGTATTCAATAACAAACTTATATAGTTATCCTTTTATATTGTTAATATAAACATAAAATTGATCATCATCGAGAATTTTCAATTTTATCCTTTATTCATTTTTATTTTCATTTTCATTTTCATTTTCATTTTTTAAGTTTGTTTTTTATAAAACCTTGGATGGAACCGTACCAGGTTTGCCTTCTACTGGTGAAGACCACCGACCTTGCCCGACTTGGGTAACTGCTGAAACGCGGACACTGTAGTCTGTACCATTTACCAGTCCGTCAATCCGTGCAAAAAATGCATCATATCCGGGCGCATTCGGAACCAGGCTCACGTCTGAATTGCCATATTGTCTAGGCGTGGTTTGTCCAGAATTTTTAACATACTCGTATGCGGTATCAGGATCACTGGATCGTTTATATTGCACGTAATAATAACTAGCGTCATTGGTTCCCGTGTTTGCAGGAGCCGTCCAAAACAGCGTAACCCTTGCATTTCCAATCGAAATAAACAATCCGGTCGGTGCGAGCGAAACTACACCCGGAACGGCTTGTATTATGGTAGAAAGGTCGGGTCGACTTGACCCAATCGCGTTAATTTGCATAACTCGAATACGATGCGTGATGCCATTTACTAAACCGCTCAAATCAATATTTGAACTATAGATTCCATCAACATTAACGGTTCGCCATGCATCTGACGGAGTGGAAACCGTAACTGGGATGTATTGCACTTGATACCCGGTTATAGGGTATCCTCCATCATTAACACCTTGCGTGTTCCACGTAACGCGTAGCCCCTGATTTAATGCACTCGCCGCAATATTTGAAATCGGATCAGGTACCTTTCTTGGCACGGCAACAAGCGTATCCGAATATTCGGACCACCCAAGCAGATTTTTCGACGCGACTTGAAAATCGTAGGTGGTACCATTTACCAGATTCAGAGTTGTCAATTTTCGGTACTCGGACGTGTTTGTAACCCCCGTAGGTACTGCGATTTCTACGATACTCCATTCCGTAACTTGTTGACTAACGCGACGGCGTACCCTGTAATTTGTAATATTGTATCCGTTTCTATTCGGAGTTAGCCAATAAAGCGTGATTTCGCCTCCGGTTTCAGTATTTATTGTAAATGCCAGTTGAGTCGCGACATCAAGTACTGCGGGTACGCTTCCCGGTATCACGGTACTCGGCAACGCGTCAGAGTATGCACCGCGCCCAACAGCATTCAATGCCGCAATCTTGAAAGAGTATTTTTGTCCATTGATTAAATTCGAAATAATGGTCATCGCGGCAGTACCCGGTCCGCCTTCGACCGCACTTCGTATCGTATCTTCCGATACCGTAAACGTACTTGGCGGAGCAATATTCCATGACGCGTCTGGAATACTTCCCGGTTGCGGGACCGGTACACCAGAAATATCCGGAACTACCACATACTGTACCGTATACGAATAAGGAACGTAGGTCGTGTAGTCTGGAACCCGCCATGAAAGTTTTATTTTTTTCCCACCCAAGTCCGGTATAATTGTCGGAATTACACTTGAAATGGAAACCTTTCCTGGTAATGCACCAATCCGCGAAAATACAACATTTGGCGGACTCAGAGTCATAGACTGCGGATCTGGTAGCGTAGTATTTGTCACTGGCGCGGTGTTTTTAAAATCGCTTGTTCCCAATACATTCGATCCGGATATTTGAAATTCATATAAGTTGGCTTCTAATGGACCGGATATGGGAATGGGGTACGACAGCACGGTAGTCGTTCCTCGAACAATTCGGGAAACACGCGAATCATTGGACTGGAAGGTTACCGCGTTTATATTTTCCGTATCTAACCAGGTGGTATCCGGTGGGTTAATTGGTGGATTCGATACACTCTTTCGGTACCGAATTGTATAACTGTCAATCGGGTAACCTTGATTATATGGATCCGTCCACTCCGCCTCAAACGCGTTTGTATTGGTATTTGTTGTATTTGTATTTATAAACAGCGTGGATACCGCGTCCGGACGCGTTCCGGGAATGCATGTTACCAAATTCGAATACTTTCCAACACCGACAACATTGATTGCTGCAACTCTGAAATAATACGTCGTACCATTGGTTAATCCGGTTATCGTTATATTCGTTAACGGGTATTTATCCGAATACACGATCCAAGGAACGTACAGTCGCGCAATTGGTTGTTGGTCCACGTATTCGATAATATACCCCAACCGCGGTTTACCGTCTGTAAAGGATGGTTCCCAATTGAGAGAAACATTTCCATTGCCAATTACCGTATGCACACGCGACACTTGTTCGGGAAGCGTCAAATTTCGGGTTCCATAGTACGAGTATACTTCATAAATTGCAGGAAACCCTAAGGCTCGATACACGTCCACAATGGAAACCCCCAACATGGATCCCTGAAATACTAAAAATACTTTATTGTTCACAAGTAAGGTGCGTATCGTGTTTCCAGTGGAAGCTTCGATAAGTCGAGTACCTGGTATATCGTGGTAATACTGGGCAATTTGAGAGTTACCGGGTACCGACTGCGGCAACGCCACAAGTGTTGCACTAGTATCAACGTAAAACGATTCACTCGGGCCCGACGGAATATAAAATATTCGTCCGTTAAACCCGGATAAATTCGAGTTACCGCTTTGATCGATGATTAGAACGGTCGCCGAGATGTCTCGAATATGGTCATATATTCGATTATATGCCGGTTCGTATGTTATTTTGGTAGAATCGCTGACCACGTCAATGTCTCCCGCCAAGCAAATCGCGGTTCGGATGCGCTGTATACCGCGATTATTTTTATTTTTCAAAAGCTGCAGGTTTTGCCGCACAGTGAAATTATTTTCTATCGGGGTACCGGGATTAATTCCGTTTAGGTTCGCATTGTTTATGTTCACATTCGTCAAGGTTGTATTCGTAAATGTAACATTTGCAAGGTCGCTACCGGATAAATCAAAATTGGTAAGGTTGGCACCAGTTAAATTGGCAGCTGCCAAATTTACACCTGAACCCAGGATATATGCGTCGGCGGGAATACCCGAGCTGCCGCCGGTTCCAGGCCGTTGCACAAAGTAGTATCCACCCGTTAATGTTCTTGGCGGACCAATCAACCCACCAGTTCGCGTGTTTATAAATGTCGCGCCGGCCATATCTGCCATGCTAATGTTCATTCCAGTAAGTACCACATTATTCAGGTTTGCATTTTGCAAATTCGACTCAGGTCCAATAAAGTACCCACCGGATGCGCTTACAACCAGCGAGAAGTTGGTCGGAAGCGATTGCGGAGTTCCCGTCATTCCACCGGTCCTTATGTTTCTCATACTAGTTCCACTGAAGCTGGCATTTGTAATATTCGCGTTGGTTAAATACGCGTTATCTAAATTATAGACGGTAGTTGATCCACTAACTGGATCGACTACAACGTTCAGATTGCGAAGACGGGCGCCGGATAAATCAACTCCAGGTCCAATAAAATACCCCGCCGTGTTGTCACCATTCAGGCCGTCGTATACGAAGCGGTATGTGGACGGTAACGCCGACGGCGGGCCCGTCATTCCGCCGCTTTTTACATTGATAAGCGTGGCGTTTGTAAATGATGCGCCCGATATATTCAGTCCAGTAAACCTGCAATTCGTGAGATTCGATCCGCTCAAATCGACATTGGGGCCAATAATGAATGGTCCAAACGAATTATCGGTCATAAAAACGTATGATAATGGAAGAGATGCGGGAGGGCCGATTGTTTGGCCGCTTTTAACATTTGTAAGAATACACCCCGACAAATCAACACCGGTTATATCAACACCTTGGAAATTATAGTTTGTTAAATCAACATTCGAGAGACTGGCGCCTGAAATGTTAACACCAGGTCCGATTATATATCCACCGGTACCGCTCGGATTGTCGAGAACGTAATTATACTTTGACGAAGGAAAAACGGCAGGAGGTCCGACCAGCCCCGGACCCGTCTTTGCATTTAACATGAACGCTCCGAACATGTTTGCACCACTTACATCAAGACCGCTTAAAATGCAATTTGATAAATTGGCTCCAGATAAATCGACCCTTGCTCCTACAATGTATGCTCCACTAGTATTGTTTCCGCTACCGTCGACCAGGGCGTATCCGGATGTAAACGATAATGGAGTTCCTTGAATACCGCCGCTTCTAACATTGACAAGTATCGCATTCGATATTCGCGCATTCTGAATATTTGTATTTGAAAATATTATGCCGGACAAGTCGGTACCGGTAAGCACGGCGCCGCTAAGGTCGACACCTGGTCCGATAATATATCCACCCGAAGCGGTAACTGCACTAATTATAAACCTATATTTATTTGGAAGGACTGCCGGTATACCGTTTATGGAAAGTAGCCCGGTTCTCGTATTTATAAGCCGCGCATTGGTGAAATTCGCCCCGGAAAGATCCGCGCCGGTAAGAACCGATGATTCCAAGTTGGCACCGCTCAGATCGGAAAAGGGACCAACAATATAACCGCCGCTCGCACTGTTCGTAATAAATTTATAAGGTGGTGGAAGTACTGCCGGAACACTGGTATTCGGAATACTTCCGGACCGCGCGAATCGAAGCCGCGCATTGGTGAAATTCGCCCCTGAAAGATCCGTACCGGTAAGAACCGATGACTCCAGGTTGGCACCGCTCAGATCGGAAAATGGTCCGATAATATATCCACCACTCGCGCTATTCGTAATAAACTGGTATGGGGCGGGCAGTACTGAAGGAACGCTAGTATTCGGAATACCGCCAGATCGCGTGAATTGAAGCCGTGCATTGGTGAAATTTGTTCCCGAAAGATCCGTACCGGTAAGAACCGACGATTCCAGATTAGCGCCGCTCACATCGGAAAAGGGGCCGATAATGTATCCGCCACTCGCGCTATTCGTAATGAACTTGTAAGGTGGTGGAAGTACTGAGGGGACACTAGTATTCGGGATACCACCGGACCGCGCGAATCGAAGACGTGCATTCGTGAAATTCGCTCCCGAAAGATCCGTACCGGTAAGAACCGATGACTCCAGGTTGGAACCGCTCAGATCGGAAAATGGTCCGATAATGTATCCACCACTCGCACTGTTCGTAATAAACCGGTATGGGGCGGGCAGTACTGAAGGAACGCTAGTATTTGGAATACCACCGGACCGCGCGAATCGAAGACGTGCATTCGTGAAATTCGCTCCCGAAAGATCCGTACCGGTAAGAACCGACGATTCCAGATTAGCGCCGCTCAGATCGGAAAAGGGGCCGATAATGTATCCGCCGCTCGCACTATTCGTAATGAACTTGTAAGGCGATGGAAGCACGGAAGGAATGCTAGTATTCGGAATACCGCCGGACCGCGCGAATCGAAGCCGTGCATTGGTAAAATTCGCTCCCGAAAGATCCGTATCGGTAAGAACGGAAGATTCTAGGTTGGCCCCGCTCAGATCGGAAAAGGGACCGATAATATATCCACCACTCGCGCTATTCGTAATAAACTGGTATGGGGCGGGCAGTGTTGCCGGGACGCTAGTGTTCGGAATACCACCGGACCGCGCGAATCGAAGCCGCGCATTGGTGAAATTTGTTCCCGAAAGATCCGTACCGGTAAGAACGGATGATTCCAGGTTGGCCCCGCTCAGATCAGAAAAAGGGCCGATAATGTACCCTCCACTTGCACTAGTCGTAATGAACCGGTATGGGGCGGGCAGTGTTGCTGGAACGCTAGTATTTGGAATACCGCCGGACCGGACATATCTTAATGACATTGGATCTGATGGAAATATGGCACCGAGAATATTAGTGCCGGAAAAGTTACAAAATGATAAATCGGCTCCGGTGAAATTCGCACCTACTAGATTTTGCGCAGGTCCGATAATGTACCCACCGGATACCGAAGTTATCACGTATTTATAATTCGGAGGAAGCGATGGGGGTGTATTTAGACCCGTAATATCGAGCCGCCCTGACCGCATATTCGTAAGATTTGCATTTGACATATTTACCCCTGCCAAATTTGTGGCTGAAATATCAGTATCTGTTAAATTTGCATCAACCAAGTTCACATTAGGACCAATGATGTACCCGCCACTCAATGTACTGAAAATAACACGATACGGCGTAGAAAACACTGGCGGCGTTCCAGATGGAGATGGTCGAACTTGCAATCGACCTGACTTTGTATTTGTAAAATTTACGTTTGTAAAATTAATACCGTCAACAAAAACAAACGACATGTCGGTATTTGTAAAATTGGCACCGCTCAAATCAATATTGGAACCAATGATATATCCACCGCTCGCTGAACTTTGAATGTATCGATACAGCGGGTTGATCGTACTCGGCGGGCCGACAAGTGCTCCACCACCCATTTTGGACCCGTCAAATTTCACGCGCTCCATCGTTGCATTTGTTATATTCAATCCCGTAAGAACGGTCTCGCTTCCTGAAAAATTTGCATCGTTCAGGTTTACGTTTGGGCCTACCAGGTATCCGCCAGATACCGTAGTTGACAGTACACTATACCCGGAGGGCAAGCTCGCCGGTATGCCGGTTGCCATTCGCCCCGATCGTGTTTGAAAAAATGTAGCATTTGATAATTTGGCATTGGTCAAGTCGGCAGTGGATATATCCGCGTATGAAAAATTCCCATAACTGATATCAACCGAAGGGCCTACAATGAACCCGCCTGATAATGTGGTTTGTACGTGAATATACGGAGGCGTAAGCCGTCTCGGCACGCCTATATTATTCCCCGTTTTTGTGTTTGAGAAATTTACATTCAACATTAGCGCGTTTGTGAGCGTAAGACCTGTCAAATCAATATTGGTCATTGTAGCATTATTCAGGTCGACATTCGGGCCAACAATATATCCATTCGATGTAACAACATACGGCGCGTTCAGCGGTTTACGTGGCACTCCTTGGATACCGCCAGAAGACACATTGTAGAAATTCGCGTTGGTCAAGTCTGCATTTTCAATACTCACGCCGGATAAATTTCCGCCCGATAAGTCGGCGCCCGACAAATCCGTACTCGGTCCGATAATGAATCCGCCAATGAATGAATAGAAGGTCGGCAACTGTTGCGGCGTACCGGTAATAAACCCGGTTCGCACATTATACAAATTCGCATTTACAAAGTTAACATTTGTTAGATTCGTGTAGCGCAAATCTACACCGCTAAAATCCACTCCCGTTAGATTCACGTTGGGTCCAATGATATAATTTGCAACAATCGTATAGTTTGAAGACGGCACAATGGTCTGTACATCGTGCGTTACTTTGCCCGTTTTCGTATTGAATACGTTTGCACCTGTTAAATTAATTCCGGAGATGCTGACCCCGCTCAAGTCGCCATTTGATAAGTCTACACCCGGGCCTACGATATATCCGTTTGATAACTGATACTTGATATTCAGTGGTTCAGTAGTGGTAGTAAACCGAGTTTGAGCCGAGCCAGTTACGCTGCCCGAAGACGTGTTTGTAAATCTGGCATTAATTAAATTACTTCCGGTAATATCAGCCCCGCTAAAGTTACCATTTGTAAAATTGTATCCGCTCATATCCAGGCCTGGCCCAATAATGTGTCGCGCAGTTACTTTATATCCAGACGGCAACGATGCTGGCGTTCCGGCAATATTGAGTGACCGTATGCGCGAGAGATTTGATCCGCTCAATTTGACACCGGATAAATCTACGCTGGTTATTGTAATGTCTGCGAAATTAGAACCCGTCAAGTCAACGCCCGGACCCACGATGTACCCGTTCAAGTACTTGTATCCATACTCTGAACCGTACGATGCCCCACTTGAAAATATGATTGGACTACTGGTCAACATTTGAATCCCGCCGGAGCGCATGTTTGTAAAAGTGGCATTGGCCATATTTACACCGGTAAGAATGGTATTACTTAAATCCAAGCTAGTGAGATTGGCACCCGACAAATCAACTCTCGGACCGACAATGTAAGTTCCTCGAATCGTATAATTTGTCGGCATCGTAGCCAGGGTCGTTGCATTATACCTGAGATTTCCACCGCTTTTGGCGCCTGAAAGCAGCGTTGCATTACTAAACACGACATTCGTTAGATTGGCGCTTGTAAAATACGCATTGGATAAATTCGACGCGGTAAGAACTGCTCCACTCAAATCGACTCCTTCGCCGATAATGTAGCCATTGCGTATCATATACCGTTCTCTTATAAAAGCCGACGTTCCGACAACTCCGCCACTTCGCACATTTGTAAAGTTCGTATTTTGCATTCGCGCACTTGTTAAATTAAGTCCACTCAAGTCCATTCCGCTAAGGTCGCTGAAAGAAAGGTCCACGTTCGGGCCAAAAATGTAGCCGTTTCGCAGTCTAAATGTTGAATTTGGAAGAATAGGAAGAACTGGAGACGCCACGATATTACCCGATTTGATATTCACGAAAATAGCGTTTGTAAATACTGTACCCGTCAAGTTAGTTCCACTAAAATCCTGATTCGTAAAATCATTGCCCCTGAGGTCGACATAGGGTCCGACCAAGTATCCGGACAAAATTTTGTAGCCGCTATTGGGCGTGAACGTGGGTTGGACTCCATTTGTTATTATTATATTCCCCGATTTTACATTTCGAATATCTGTTCCAAATAAATTGACACCCGTAAGATTCATATAAGATAAATTTATTCCACTCAAGTCGAGGCCACTCACGTCAACATAGGGTCCAAAAATATATCCCGTGTCGAGTTTTGAGTTATAGATGTATCGATACGACGTCGGTAACGACGGGTCTTGACCGGTTTGGTTATCTCCATAGTCATACCCTTGATAATTGATTTGTCCTGTTTTTGTTCCTATCATGGAACCTCCGGTAAAAAGTGCATTTGTTATCGTCGACCCAAATAAATTAGCATTTGTAAAATTGGCATTTGTAAAATTCCCACCGATTAAAACAGAATTGCTCAAGTCCAATCCTGTAAATACGCCTCCGGATAAATTGACTTGCGGTCCAAAAATGTAGCCACTTCGAGTAAAATATGTTGACCTTGGAAAACTGGCAGGCGTACCAGTAAGGCCTGAAGTTGAAAGGCCATTGAAATCGGCCCCTGTAAAATTTGCACCTGTAACATCTAAATTATAAATCTCTGCGTTTCTCAAAAACGCGCCTGTCAAATTGGCGTACGGGCCTACAAAGTACAGCGCATTATTATATGACGGGTCCTGACTTTCTATCGTTTGTGTACTTGTGCCTGATACCACACCGTATCCAGCAGGCAGCGAAGATAAAATCGGCGTGTTTCGCATAATTCCCGACCGTACATTTGTAAATGACGCTCCCGTAAAATCAACCCCACTTAAATCTACCCGATCGAAGTATGCTCCGCTAAAATCGGCACCTCGGCAATTTGAATCTGGGCCTACGATAAATCTCTGAAACCCGGAATTCGCGACCGATTCGTTATATCCATTTGGGATGAGTTTGTAACTAGTCGAAGGCATAGTCGGTTGAGAAACAAACTGGATACGTCCACCCGAGCGAATTTTATTAAATGACGCTCCCGTAAATATGGTATACGATAATGTAGTCCCGTACAAATTGGCTCCGCTCATATCAGCATTCACAAAATTTGCACTGGTTAAATTATCACCACTCAAGTCTACGCCGACCATATTTTCACCGGATAAGTCAACACTCGGGCCCACCAAAAACCCGGAATTTATTTTATACCCCGACCCAGCTGTAAATACTGGCGGATCGTTTATACTATGCGTGATACCTGACGACTTTACGTTGTTGAGCGCTGCACCTGTAAATATCGTACCCGTTACATCCACGTTTCTTATAATACATCCAGTCAATGGCTTTGATGCAAAATTTAATTTCGAACCCATAATAAACGTCGAGTTTACATTATTTGTGGTAAATATGTAACCCGCCGGAAGAGAACTGGATGCATCATATATAAGGTTTTCAGAGGTAGTATTGTTTATATTTGCACCCGTCATATCTACGTTGTTTAAATTAGTATTTACAAATGCAGCCCCTTGTAAATTTGTTTGTGACAAGTCTACGCCAGGCCCAATAATGTATCCACCTGAAGTAGTGGTAGTGATATAACTATAGGTGGACGCCGGTAAAGATGGAATGATGGTAGTATATGCGAGTCCTCCGGTTCGCGTTCGTAAAAAGTTTGCTCCAGTGAATACAGTCGCATTCACAGTTGACCCGAATAAATTTGCGAATGACATATTGGCGTTTGTAAAATTAATACCCGACAGTGCTGAAGTTGAACCTTGGGAAACGGCCTGCGAGCTAGTTCCGAGTACAAACGTGGATACATTCGTACCGCTCATATCCACATTGGGCCCGATAATAAACCCTCGGTATAAAACGTACCCCGACCCTCCAGTAAATGTGGGGAAATTTCCCGCGGTAGGAGTGGCAATTGATCCGGATGTTTTAATATTTGTTAGAACCGCATTCGTAAAATTTACATTGGCTATGTCGACCACATTACGCAAATCAAAGTTTGCGAAGTTCGCACTGCTTAAATTTACTCCTGGGCCAATGATGAACCCACCAGAAGGATTGGTTTCCACACGCCGATTATACACGTACGGATTGGAAATAACGGGACCTGAATAATCAGTATATATACTTACCGCGTTTAATACATCATTTATTGTAGTTATTCCCTGGTTGACGGTTGTGTACGTTGACGAGGACGCCAAATTAGTACCGTAGTTAATCGTAAAGTATGAACCATTGAATGACACTGTAAATGTAGTCGGCCTGGGTAAGTTGTGTAATCCAGATAATATATAACTTTCAGGCCCCCATACACCATTGTATTGACTCATTATAACTCTGTCGCTTCTAAAACTAATATGTAGTGCAATGTAGTTACCATTTGTTGCATTATTGAAATTAATATTCGCAACAGGTGATGCTATCGAGACCGTCCATTTTTTAGAAAGTCCGCCGTTCTGGAGGCCTTCGTAGGTAACAAGTGCACCAGACCCAGACCCAGAATCAATTTCAATCCATCCGGGTTTCATATTTGTAAATATCGCATTTGTCAAATTAGCAGATGACCAGTTAATCGCATTCAACTGCGTACTGAAGTCGAGTGACGTGAGATTTGCGCCACTCAAATCGACCCATGGGCCGTGCAAGTATCCGCCCAAAACTTTGAATTTGGGGGGTAGGATGGGTTGCGACGTTGAAAGCACTGAAATTCCACCTGACTTTACGTTTGTAAGCGTTGCGCCGGTTAAGTTGACGCCGGTGAGTACGGTATTTGAAAGATCGACGCCCGTTAAATTTGTAAATGACATGTCTACATTTGCGCCAATAATGTAGCCGTTTCGAATAACATACCCCGCGCTTTGACCCGACGTGAATACCGGAGGCACTGTAGGTTGCGGAATATTTCGCGAGCTCGTGTTTTGGAACGTGGCACCTGTAAAATTTACCCCATCCAGTATAATCCCTGAAAAATCGGCGGTTGACAGGTTCGCATTCACAAAAAGTGATCCACTCAGCGTAAATCCGCCTACCGTTGACGTACTGAATTTCACACCGGATACGTTTTTGGAAGTCAAGTTGATTCTAGGTCCCACGATGAACCCGTTTAAAAACGCATAACTTGCATCTGGCAGAAGCGTGCTTGCCGAGCTTAGCGTATTACCAGAAACCACATATGTCAGGTTAGACCCTGTGAAATTTGTCCCGGATAAATTCACATTTGTGAAATCAAACCCAGAAAGGTCGGTATTGATAAAATTCATACTAGGACCTATAATGTATCCGCGCGTTAACCCGTAACCAGATGGTAAAACCGGAACTTGGTTATATGTAATACCATTAATGGTTGCGGTAGTTGTTATACCCCCGCTAGTTATCCCAGTGATGGTAGCGTTCGTAAAATTTGCACCGGTCAAATTCGTATTTGTAAGTGTAGAATTCGATAAATTTGCTTGAGTAAGATCAACGAATGGTCCAACAAAGTAGCCACTGATAAGAGAATAGTTCGAAGGTAGTAGTGGCTGCGACTGTCCGGAAGTAACCGTAAGTCCTCCCGATTTTACATTAAAAAACCGCGCATTGGTAAAATTCATACCGGTTACATTAGACTGTTCAAAATTTACGCCAGTTGCATCCACACCACTCAAATCTACATTAGGACCGGTAATAAATGCGGGATTTGTAAATAAAGTTGAAGTGGGTTTTGATATACGGTATCCGCTAGGCAATACAGTTCTATCCGAATATAACAGTTCTCCAGTCCGAACCGCAATTCCGGAAAGCGATGCAGAAGATAAGTTAGTTCCAGAAATATCGGCACTTGAAAAATTGACGCCGCTGAAATTTGCATTTCCGAGCGCAAGGCTATCCAAACGCATTCCAGGACCGGCCAAAAATCGCCCAATCAAACTATCGGATATCATACTGAAGGAATACGTTACACCATTGATCGGCGCAGGTTTCATATTTATAGGCCCACTACCCGTTTTATTTAAAAAAAATGTTCTTATATACTCAACTGTAGACCCACTGAAATCTACTCCGCCAACATCCATTTGATTCAGTGCGGTTGACCCATTATCGAATCCAGTAATCTCAAGATTAGTTATACTCCCGCAGTTTGTAAATTTTGCATTTCTCAGTGTAGCAATATTGGGTATAGCTGCATTTTCACTTGTGAACGTTATTTTAAATGAAACGTTACCAATTCTCGAACCTGAAAAGTCAACTGCATTACAGTTACAGTCATTAAATCGCACCGAGTTAAAAGAACCACTAGTTAATATTGTTCCTGTGAAATTCCATCCTTGTATAGTAACAGCTTCTGTAGTTATTGATCCAATAGATAAATTCGTAAATGTCCGACCGGTTAAATCAGGTTTAGGACTAACAGCGTTATCAAAGTATGTTCCGCGCAGACTTAATCCGGGTCCAAATAAGTAGGATCCACTTACATGATATGGAGGAGGTGATGCGGCAGGTAGTATTGGAAATGATGTCGAAAAAGTTTGCGGTGTACTTAAATTCGGTAAGGCCATCACTGCACCGGTTGAGTTATTTATAGCACGAATATACATCGTGTTAACACTATAACCAGTAGATGTAGGAGCGTTTATTAGCTCAAACAAATATGTTGCAGTGGGTCCAACTTGTGTTAATAAATATCGCTGATTCGTGCTTCGGACAATAAAATTTGATGATGTCAGATTTGCAGTTAACGCTGACTCGACTTTACCATTGATCAATAAATTTCCTTCCGCAATACGATAGTGTCCGTCGCCACTGTACGGCGTTGTTGTAGACAGTCCTGTTCCGGAAGGAACCGATGCCGACGGAGACGCAAGAGTAAAGCTTAACGAAAAAAATACTGTCCCGCTTGGTATAATTCGACCGCCTTGTATTGCCCATGACGACGACAACTGTGTAGTTGTTCCGGTATTATTATTACTTGTCAAATCTGTAAAAGTTGTACTTGTTAAATTGGTAGTACTGGTTATTGTGTTGTATATAAATGTCGCACCCGTTAAAATGGCCGAATTGAAATTTGCATTCGCAAGCAAACAGTTGACAATTCGCGCATTCGTTAAATTAGAGCTTGTAAAATTTACACCGCTCAAATTATAGTTTTTAATCTCGGCTCCCGTCAAATTCACATTCGGTCCAACAATATATCCTGGACGCACGGTAAGTAGCACTAAATTTGCAATAACTGTGTCAAGGTACCCGTTTGTCGCGTCTTGGGCTACCGTAACCGTCAGGTAACACTGACCGGTTCCGACAAGGCTAAATGTTGGCGTTGACGCGTTTGGCACTGTGGCTGTTTGTGTTAATGCGCTTGAAGATGCATACGCTTGATTGCTCAAATAGGTCACGCTGTACGTATACACTGGCGCAGACAGATTCGGAGTAAACGATGTCGTCGTCGGTGCTGATGCCACATACGACGATCCAATATCTGCAAAAAATTTATCAACTGATGTTGTTGGTCCGTTGTAGGCCGGAGTTCTTAAAAAACGGATGGTGTGTGTGGCGGTAACCGTATTTGCAATGACTCCATCCGCACTTATCGTGGCGGTAATCGTCACTGGTCCTCCTGCAGTGGCTGTAGCTTTTAATGTAATATCTCCACTTGCCGAAACGGTGCAATAAATATTTGTGGGCGTAGAGTACGTAGTATAGGATGCCGGCAAATTACTGGTAAAAAATCCAGCTATACTGTATGTACCTACGTCTGTTATATTCCTGTTGGATGTCGGGATACTTGCACTAAGCGTTGCTGTAATTATTGAGTCATTTGTTACGAAATCGCTCGTGATGAATTCCACTGTCTCTCCATAGTACGCATTAGGGCCTGAATCTAGTGCTCTTCCAGAAGTTTCGTTTAGTTTCCAGTAACCGATAATACCCGTCATATCCCCTGATTGGAGTCGACGCCGGTAAGATGCAGAAATATTAGCTGCGCTGCGTACGACATTCCATAACCGAACATCGGATATATATCCGACAAACCATCGATCGTTCATCCCGACGAGACCCGCAGTATCTGTGCCGATACATACTCGCATTGCATTTGCAGTCTCAATGAGACCGCTCATGTACGCTGTCGCACTTGCCGAAACACCATCAACGTATATGTTTATCGCTCCAGTGGTGGAGTTATACGTACCTGCAGCATGATGCCACGCCGTGTCTGCATATGATCCGGTAGTTGTAGCGCCTCCGAATACCCCGGCCGCATTGTTAAGAAGTAACATAATTCGTCCATCGCTATTAATGCCTAAGCTCCATGATGCATTGGCCACATACCCACCTGTAGACCATCTGGACATAAAGTAACCTGGTGCGGATAATGTGGTTGATTCAGTTTTAAACCAGCATTCAAGTGTTACAAAACTTGTAATGTCGTTATAACGTGGTCTGTTTGCGGGAAAATCTAAATTGACATAATTTCGTCGGCCGCTAAATCCTGAAAAATAAAATGACATGAGGTGTTTCCATTTTTCAATGTCTTCCGTAAAATATACATCCTTCAAATTCACTCCTTCATTTGATTCAAGAAACCAGTCTCCGCCTGATTCTGAACTACCAGTATCATTCGTAGACGCTCGGACCTTTATTTTCAATACACTGGATAGCTCATCAATAATATATTTCCAATTTTCATTCGAATAAATGGCGCATGCCATAAAATCTAGCGCATATACTTCATACTCTAGTACGATCCGTTTGAAAAAAGTAACGAATTCGTCCCATGTTTCTAAAAATGGGTCTCCGGTTTTAACAGTATGTACCAAACATTCCGGCTCGCTTGAAACAAAGTTATAAAATGGCGAGTCATAGTTATGCTGCAGTATACCAATATTGTTAATTCGAATTGGAATCGTCGTATTAGTATTACCTTCTTGCGTCTCGAGTGTAAGACTTTTTACCCTTTCATATATTGACTCGTATGTATCCGTTTCATACTCAAATACAATTCCCAGCGTGGAACTGTTTAATGATGCAAGAATTACATCAATATCCTGGATACGCGAATCGATAAGCACTAGATGATAACAATTGCTCTCGCTATATTTTACCATCAAATACTTCGTTTCGGGTCAGTTATATGTGTTTCTCTCTAGTGGTGTATATTAATTACTAATTTTTTAATATATAAAAAAGCTATTTTACTTATTACATTAAAAAATTAAAAAATATATGTATTAGTTTTACCTGTTTCCTGTTTCCTGATTCCTGATTCCTGTTGTTTCCTGGAGAATTTTATTTTTAACGATGTCCTTCAGACGTCGCGATGTCATTGTCGTTGAATTCCGGAGTCTGGGTTTCGCCAGTAACGCACCTGGCGATTGTGTTTGTGCACGCGCGCATTGCTGTTGGGGTATCATCCGATGACGGATTCAATGATCGCACTCGGTCGAGGCCGATGTCGTCTGCGTTTCGGCGAGACATTGGGTCGGATCCAATGAACAGCATGGTGTGCTTGGCCGGATCCAGGGAGGTCACCTTGGCGCGAATCGTTTCTCGGGTCGCTCTTTGTGAACTGTTGTCATCGCCGTCGGTGAACGCATACATACAGGCAGTGACCCCTTGGCAGTCTTGAATGATTTTGTCGAGTCCAACGTCGCATGCATCCCAAAGAGGTGTAGGCCCGTGACACTTGAAATTGCTGGGCGTATACATTGGATGCCCGATGATGTTTTGCCATTCGCCGACTGTAATGGTGTTGCCTGCAAATGTAATCAACAGGAACTGGGCATTGTGTTCGCAGGGCTCCGCGTAGCGCATTTGCAGGTCCTGGATGAATTCATTCGTACCCGTGGATACGGTACGAACGTGAGGTTCCATTGATCCACTCAGGTCGTGCACGAAGACCACGCGAATATTTTTGCACGCCTTGACGCTGGTGGCTGGACGGTCTTCTTCGATTGGAGTCGGCGCCGAAGTTGGAGAGACTGAAATGACTGGGGTAGAAGAGACATGATCGGGTTGGCATACACTGCTGTATACATTATCGTCGTCATAAAGTTGGCTGTCGTTCATTTCGTTTCCGTTTCTGCTCATTTTGGTTGATTTGACTTGTGGTTCGTTGTCTGATGTTATACTTAAAGTCTGTGCATTAAAGAATCAATTTTTTTTCGTTTATACGCGACACATGGTATATTAGCCTGATATTATTATATATATGTATTGTTATATAACAATAATATTTATACACTCACTTCTAAAATTTTAAATGTCTAATTGTGCACCAGGATCGGGATCAAGCGGGACCAACACTATCCCAGGTCGGGTAACAACTACATCAAGACAGCAGTCGCTTATCAAGGATAAAAATAATAACAAACCCAAGTATGTGTGTAAACTTCTAGATAACAAATCGTCCATACTAGCACAGAATGCTGCATCGGGTATGTCTACGAACATGCAGTATTCGCAAAAACTTCAAATTTCAAAACAACGCGGAACGCGTTTTTGGGGAGTAATACAGCTCAATGAGTTTGGAAGTTATAAGGGCGCTCCTGGCGGAGCGGGCGAACCTCCAAGGAATAAATTCTAGTATTTCATATTTCATAGAACAAAATCCATAAAACCAAAAAACCAAAAAATCCATTTTTCCAAAACTTTTCTGAGAAAGTCAAAAATGGACATAAAAAAGTATGTCCAAAATTCAAACTCCCGAAAAAGTTTCAGAAAAAAAGTTTTTTTTTTATCGTAACAAACTATAAACTTTTTTTTCGAAAATGAGAGCGTTTTCTAGGAAAATCACTTTTTCGCACTTTTTAGAACAAACCCTCCAAAAACCGAACTTTTGGGCCGCGTTCTAAAAAACATAGAACGCATAGAACGCGGTGTTTTTTGCACGCAAACGCTAACAAAAGCGCTTTCCTATCACCCCGAATTGTTACGATGTTTTGAGGCCATAGAACGCGGAGCGCTTTTTGCATGATTCTTCATGTAAAAAGTATAATTACCCTCGGTGTTTTTTGCACTGAACTGTAGCAAACGCATGCTTCAAGTTTAACTTGTAAAAAGCGTTTAAAGTATTTTATATATGATGTAACAAAATAAATAATAATGGCACAACCATCAAATCATACTGAACTAGAATGCGAGTACATATCAACATGTGGCTTATCGTTGCTTTGTGATCAGACAATCGCTTATTTTGGGCGGTATCTATACAACTATGGTTGGAATCCAAACGTAACCGAACAATGTAATACCGTATATACCAACTGTTGCGAACTAGGTTTATTGCTACAAAAAATAGATGATTATAAAATGCCTATTATAATCATGGTGAATGGCGACGATTATCTAGCCCCAATGGACTACCCCATTGAAGTGCAACTGAAGATAGCAACAAGTCCGAATGTTCTGGCAGTGTTTGCTCAAAACTGTTGCACTAATGATCCCGCATCTAAATGGAAGCATCTTCCAATCGGGTTAGATTATCATACATTACTATGGAGCGATTCTCCACATTTGTGGGGTAAGCACGGATCTACCGCTCTAGAGCAAGAAAAAATATTAAAGTCGATTCGGGCCGAAATGGTTCCGATACATGATACCGACGGTTCTATGGTTGTTACCAATTTTCAACTGGCTATGGGTGGACCTTACAGAAGAACCCAGCTAAGACCGCCTATATATGATGCATGTAAAAATACGCCCTGGATAAAATGGCTACCCGAACAATCGAGGGAAGAATTTTGGCGGTCGTGTAACGAAGCTGCATTTGTTCTATGTCCGCCTGGAAATGGTTATGACACGCATCGAGCGTGGGAAGTGTTGTGTCTAGGGCGTATTCCTATTATACAAGATCTTCCCATCAATGAAGTGTACCGGGATTTACCGGTATGGATTGTGGATGACTGGACCGGTTTTGCAAATTTAACGGTATCCGATCTGAAACGGGTATGGACTGAATTCACTTCAAAATGGAATGACTATAACTGGGAGAAATTAAAGTTACAATACTGGAAAAAATACTTGTCGCAAGTGAAGGACTCGTATAGATCTTAATAATAAATTTTTAATGAATTATTTTTACAAAATCTGGATCCGGCATGTATTTCATTTGGTACTTTTTACATATCGAACGGTCTCCTGCTGTAACGTGTGTATGATGATATTCCGACGGTTTACATTTCACAAACTCTCTGTTTTTTGAAATGTATGCAACTTGTTTTATTCCAAGACTGCGCAAAGTCAACATGCAGTTGACACACGGAGCCGAACTACTTGATAACGACTCGTCGTCATCGCAGTCATCTTTTGAATTACTAGGCAACCTGGCAATATACAGGGTGACCTTTGAAAGAAGTTTATACCATTGGCGTTTTGACTTTGTATTGTTCCTGTTTATATTTTTTGTTTTGATTCCAATAACGCTGTACAACAGTTTGCGTATTGTGTCGATTTCTGCATGACAACACCACGTTTCTCGAATAAGGCCGTCGCTTGAAAAGCAGCGTTCGTTATTGAATCCTTGCGCAACGACCTTACCATTCAATACTGCAACGCAACCGTGGCGTATATTAATGGTCGATTCTAGGCCAATGTTACATGCCATTCTCATCAATCGATCGTCCTTTTTCGACATATTTACATATCCTTATAACTAATAGCATAATAACAATAATTATAAAATAAAATAAAAACAATCACAATTTTATTTAAAAATGAAAAAAAATTGATGTATGTTTTAATTACACACTTCATATCATAGTAGTTCAAGTTACAACAACAACAGTCAAAACAATTACAATGCCAAGTGCCAGTGCCACCAATTCAACTAAACCCGTTCGTCAGGAGCTGAAGGGTCTCGGACCAATCATCACTACATCGCGTCGTTCAACACAAAGTCAAGTCCAGCCAGCAGCAAATCACGTCGACGCGGAGCCAGTGATGTCATCGAATCGTCAGCAAAAGTATGAAAGAAGAATCAGAGAAGCACTCAAAGACCTAGAATCGCTTGGTCCAATCGTCACCACCACTCGCCTGCGCAGCCGTGCAGAACACCCAAATGCCGAATACATTCAGTCATTTCGCAATGCGGCGGCTGATGCACTTCCGAGAGGCGGACTTCGTACTCGGTCAGGTCATCATTACGACAGATCATTTTAAATCATTAAGAAATCATAACAGCGATACCCTAAGATAACAACCATACATACAGGCAACGGCGGGTTTGTTGCCATTTTTTTATTTTTTATTTTTTATATAAAAACACTTATATTTTGGGTAACCCATGACTTGAACTCGCTTAATAAAATATCCTTGTGGAAGTTGTTTACCATAAGTTTGACATTTACTGTTTTTTTCCCGTAAATTTGAAAAAAGTATTCGATAATCAATTTTACGTTTGCGTTCTTATACTTGGCATCGGCGTCTTCCAGTGAAAATACTGGCTTACCTTTTCGTATATTCACAGTATTGTGAAAATTGATATACAGCATCTTCAAATCCGTCTTTGTTCTTATCATTTTTTGATTTATTTTACTTAAGTACGCGGTGGCGTGCTGAGAACATTCGGGACAAGGCAAGTTTGTCGCAATCCGAAATGAAAATGCAATAAATTCATTTTTTATAGTTTCAAATTTAGGATGATCTTCTTTGATATGATGAGCCACGGTATGAAACAAGTACCAAACACACGGTCCCCATACTGCTTTTGTAGTCATTATCACTAAACCTTTGGTATGTTATGTGTTATAATGTTATAATATATTTTTTGTAACTGATATAAACCTATACCGATGAAAATTAATTATTACTTCGACTTAAGTGATTCATTCATTGATTCATCTGTTTCAAATGTACAAAATTGAAGGTGGTATTAATTTTTACAAAGAACTGTTACTTGAAGAAGCGAATGCGCAGTTGTCGTCGTCGTCGGATGATTGTCTATTAACAAACCGTCCACTCGAATGCGGATATATCGAGCTTCCGTGCGGACATAAGTTTAATTTTTTACCACTTTACACGGAAATATTATATCAAAAAACAAATCCAGCGTTTGTAAATAATAAATACAACACTCCGATCAGTAAGGATAAAATAAAGTGCCCTTATTGCAGAACAATTCATTCCAATTCACTTTTACCGTATATCGTAAACGAAAAACGGATTATCGGTATAAATTCTCCAATTAAATTGTGTAGTTTGGGAAATGTGAAATGTCAGCATGTATCCGTATCAACTTGTAAAAAAAAGCATACCGCATGTACATCATTTACAAACATTCACTACATACCAAATTCGGACAGCGGTACAGGTAACGCGATGTTTCTATGTAAACGACATGTTACACAATGGAAGTCGAAAAAAAGTCAAAATGAAATTCAGGATCAAGAAAATGAAATGAAAATGAAAATTAAAATGGAAAATGAATGAAATAAATAAAATAAAGGGTTATTTCAAATTTCAATTTGAAATAAAATACGTATAAGTAATTAATAATTTAATAATTTAATACTAGTACATAATAGTATATATTCTAAACATCAAACAATAAATGGCAGAACAGGCGCGTTCCGGTCGTCGCCGTAAAAGGCGGTCCATAGTTGAATTGATGCGCGGTGATATTGTTCGACTTGTAGCATCATCACAGATAAACAAAAATATATATTTTATTGATTACATTGATGAAACCAGTATCCGCTTGATCGCAGATATGCGAACGGCGGCATCTGACGCGGCGTCGACGTTCCAAAACCCGAGTCCAGTTCTTAATTTGGAGTTAACAAATGGGCGATTCCCATCGGAGCTTCAGATTGAGTCGATTGAATTACTGTTTCGCAATGAAAAAGAGCAAGGGTATGCCCGACAAAGGGGTCTTGTTCCAGGAAAATGGATTGAAATTGAATACATTACCGAAAAAGACGAAGTTACCTTGATGGTGTATGGTGAAATAATATCGCTTCCCGACGATACCGACTGTATTGGAATTTCGGTATACACTGACCAACAACAACAACAACAAGAAGGAGTCGAAACGCCCATTATTTATATCGATTTTGAATTCAAAGGTCTTTCGGAAGATCTGCATATTCGTAGTATTAAAGTATGCAACAAACCCAGATCGCTTGTAAAAGAACAAGAGGAGCTTGCAGCGCAAAAACAGCGTGAAAAAATAGACCAAGTGAGAGAAGAAGCGCAAGAAGCGCAAGAAGAAATAGACGCGCAAAAAGAAGACGAGGACGACGAAGGTAATGAAGAACGAGACGCAAAGGTAAATCTAGAATTTCAAAAATCGCCTCCCGGACCTATTGACGGTAGTCCTGCTCAAAAGGTTTTGATTGATGAAGGGGATCGAATAGCAATTACGTTTGAATCAACTGGTGATGATGATGCTAGTCCAGTTGTGTTTATCAAAGAAGTGTCAAGGTACTACAGTTTAGAAGAGCAGCAGCAGCAGCTTTTGGAAGCACTCATCGACATGGCCCCCACTTCAAAAAGCCACCATCTGGCTTCAACGAAAGAATACGGCCGTATGATTGAGCGGTACACCCAGTTACGCGAAACATATTCGGTTCAAACCGATCACGGTAATCTTGTACGTCGCCCGTACTATGGAGACGGATATAAGCCGATGATGCATGCACTTTTGGTAGACGGTCTTCAGAAAGATGGAATGGATTTTAATTTTATGAATGACTGGTTAATGCCGATTTATGTGCAAAAGCGCATTATTTATTGCGTAGACGACAAAGAAGAGACCCTTTTCGAAAATTCGTCGGATGCGGAAGTAATCAATGCGGTGGATCGCATTATAAAAGACCTAGCCGAGTATGAACAATATGATACCGGAAAGTCGTATTTTTCGGCCTATTTAAACAATATACGTATGAATACAACCCCGTACTCGATAAGCGACGATACAACGACATTGTATAAACCACTTTTTAAATCATCATCGCTTCAATGCTTTTCAACTAGTGCTTCAAATGTAAAAAGCATGCTGGTTCCTGCATTCAATAAAAATAAAACGACATGTTTCAATATGTGCAGGTACATAGGAGGAGACAGCGTTCCCGAGTATCCGGCGGGATTTATGGTACGACCGTACCCGTTTGTATCCTATAGTTCGCTGAAATCTCCAGGTTCGTCTATCATGGATAAAACCAATGCTCGCCTCGTAGTTGAGTCGAGTGATCCACTTGGAACGTCGTCGTATCATTGGTGGTCATTAGGATCGGGATCATTTGGCGATAACGGTGGCACTAGCAGTCGCGATGAACAACAAACCGAAAGAGCATGCGCATCAATGTTTAAAAAACATAGCGTCGATTTACGGCATGGTGAGTCAGAGAAAGATTTGGTGCCGTTCCATGAGCGGTTTGCAAACACGATGCAAACCGAAATGTATTTTTCAAAGAAGTTCAACCGGGCTGCGTTGTATAACATGGTTCCATTTACTGAAGAACTGGCAAACAAGGTAATGTCGTATTATAAAAATTATTATACCGCATTGACTCCGGACATTCTTATAAAGAGTTTATCTCCATTTTTGATTCAGCCTGAACACATTACTCAACAAACGTTTTCAATTTTCAGCGCATTTATTCGAGAAAATGTTAAAGTTTTTAAATCGACAATGAAGATTATGAAGCGCAAGTACGAAGCATACGAATCGTTTGCATATCCAGGTTTTGGTACCGGGAACGGACCAACGTTGAACGCGCTATATGCGCTGTTGACCGATCCCAAAACCGCCAAATCTGGAAAGGTGCTTGAAGCGTCATCTAAATCTAAAAAGGAAAAAGACGGGTCGTCGTCGCATTCGGTATTCGATACAACCGTTGTATCGAAGTATCCCATAAAGGAATGGATGGTAAAGGGTAGCGACCAGCAGAAAATTCTCTCAACTTCGGAGGTACTAAGTCGAATGTTTTTTGTTGATTTCGGGCGTTGTTTAATGAATGAGGTGATACAGATGAACCTGACCAGTGACAACTTGTACGGTGTAAATGTAACCGGCGTTATAGATCATTTCGTAAGCGAAGCGGAAAAAGCTGCAGGTATTGACAATGCTGTAAAAGATAAAGATGCAACTGACGTGAAAACCGGGAATAAAGAACCCAAAAATGGTAAGTTTATTCTTGCTAAACGGTACGAAAATATGGGGGACCTAAACGCCGACAATGAAGCAAGCCCGCACGTTGCCATTTCATATGACGTCGCATATGACTCGACCGATTACGAGTTTATCCGGAAATATGAAAAAGAACGCCGCAAAATGCCCGAAGATGTTTTTAAAGCGTTTTTGATCGATAAATTTCAACACATGCAGCAAACAAAACGAAAACAAAAAATGACGGTGGTTGAATGCGCGTTTGAAGTAGACTCGATGATTTCAGGGCGAAGGCCGGTTCGTGCCGGGTCAAAAGACCGGGCAGTCGTTGAATTTTCAGGACCCGTTTCATTGCCTGGAGAAGCGACTGGCGAGGATTCGACACTGAATATGGATGCATACGATCCCAAGCCGGACGCCGAAGAGGGAGAGGGAGGAGTCTCGAAAGAATACCGGTACTATAAACTGCGATCCAATGGAACGTGGGAACTAGACGATACGATCCCGACGTCAATTACTCCCGAAAACATGGAATTTTTCGGAAATATCGTTCCAGGCGCGATTGTTATGAAGAACAACTGTTTATCAACGGATACAGGAATAACCGCCGAAAGCAGTGCGGTAGTAACATCCCTCGCCAAAGCCAATCTTATTTCAAAGATCACGCACGAATTTGATGGCATTATTGAAACAAAACAAGATGAATTTCAAAAAGTTTTTTCCGAAAAGTTAGAATATTATTACTACCGCCTCGGCGCTGAAATGGTTATCCAAATCAAAAAACAAATGGACGCTATGAACAAACAGTACCGGTTGGGTCAGGATGCAAAGGCGCGTCATGACGCCACTGCCAGTACCAGCATTGCGAATATGGCGATTTCACCGCATCGAGATATTTTAAATGCTTATCTTGGAAACGGATCATTTCCTCGTATGCAAGAACTTATTATTTCATTCGCGCAAAATTATACCCGAAAGGCTAATAGACCGTGCGTTGGAAATCCGGTCCCGATGGAACATTCCTCGGCCGAAGAAGACACCGAAGCTGTTGATTCTGCAATCGAACCTGAATCTTGTGAGTGGTTGTATTGCAAAGACAGCGGTGCAAAACTTATGCCCGCGTGGTTATTGGAAAAAGCAACTGCGTATGTAAACGAGTCAATCGGCGAACTGTCTTATATTAACGTCATGGACCGCATTTGCCGAGAGTACGGCGTCATCGAAGGTGCGGTATGGGTCGACGGGAAAAAATGTAAAAGCGGGCTTGTCATTATGCCGCTCGCATTCAGTACCTACGAAGGTATTGACGAGCAAGGTTTTAAAATTAAATCACACTCTGTAATTTCAATGGACGATGACGATGATATTTTACTAGGTGGGGCTGCAGCAAAAGGAGGCAGTCGCGACGATGATAGCCGGTTGCAAGAACAGGCGTATATTCAACGCATCAACTCGAAATTTGAAAACAGCAGTGCTCATAAAATTAACGACATTGTTACGCCAGTTTTAAAGTTGGGGCTGGGAATAGCTCCCGATCGTAATGGGCTGCGTCAACGCATTATAACGAGCGTGGTTCATACAATAACAAAATTAAATGACAGCCTTTTCCAGTCGGAAAAAGAATACATTGCCGAGAATTCTCAAAAAAAGAAATATCCGTCTTACGAATCGTATCGCGATCGCGTAACGGTTATGACAACACTGGCACATATTATAGTTGTTATACAGAGCGCCATACCAGACATACGCCCGTCAAAAACATTTCGAAATTGTAAAACGACGTTTCAAGGGTTCCCTTTAGACAGTGACGGCGGTAGTGACAAGTGTATCGAATATATTGCATGCATCGCAACAGGAGTAAAGGATGCATCGAAAGACGTATGGATACCTGTACTCAGTTTTAAAGTAGAACGGTATGTAACTGACATAAAAGTCTTCCTTAAAAGAATACTGAAGGATGAAACCGATGGCCATTTGGACAAAATGCTAACGGACAAGCGGAGTTACTTGCAACAAGAAATGATGAGAGATTCACAACGATTAGAACAACAACAACGTCAAAACGACGAAGATCGCATACAAAAATGGACACAGTTTCTACCTCTACCTTACTCATTAAAAGTACGCGCACCCAGCCCGGTTACTAGAGAAATGCAAGAATCGATTTTAAAGGCGCTTAAAAACGGTAGTCATAGCCAGCACGAACAAATGGATGTACTGCATTCTAAAATTATGCACTATTCATTATATATTCAGAACATGATACAGGACTGGATAAAGACTGGCGGCGGTGGTAAGGTTTCTCTCATTTTGTTTGCTGACGACCATCGACCTGCGACCGAGAACGCATGTTGCGATGATATGGTACTTGTGAACCCGGCGTCATCTGGAGCGAATGCGAGCCCCGAAAATAAGAGCGCGGCCACCGTGTTGGAGTACTTTATAATGCACGCAAACGGCAACATTCGAGAATTCAACTGGCAAATTGAGAGATTGGGGAAGGAACTGGCAATGGTGAACAGGTCAAGCAAATCCTACATACTGTCAATTGATCCCAAGTTAGTGAAACACTCCACGTTAGAGTTGAGCGAAAGCGCAAACGATCCGTTCTCAAAATCGGCTGTGGCCGCGGCTTCATACCCATATTCCGAGGAAACAATCATTCGCAGTTTCATTCATTTTTTCAAGCTCGATTATCCAAATGCATACATTCACCCTAAACTTGAGTCGCTGCGGGGTCGAGTGCCTGAAAATTATGATCCGCGCGCCGAATTCGCGGATAAAATGGCTAAACTTAAAACATCGAATATGGAAGACCGGTTTGGTGAAGTATTGGAAACGGTGAATCGTGTGTCCATGCTTGACGCGCCATCGACCCTTGGAGGAGACGGTAAAAATTTATTTGAACTCAAATCGTTTGTGAAACGAAATCAAATGTTTCCGTCAAGTTCTATTGCCGACCATGTCAAGCATTTTGTGAATCTTGGCATATCTCCCGAAACCATTTTCAAGCTCATGAAAAAATACAGTATTCACGACGGAGCAGTTATGACCGACGTATCAACCAGCGATATTTTTGACTCCATAAAAGAGTTGGACATATACGACCCGTTCAAGTACACGCTTACAGAGTTAATACCCGAATTGAATATATTTAGTGACAACATCCAGCGCGGATTGTACGAGATAGTTGATTCGGTAGAAATGGAAGAAATAAGTAGGTTGCAAGATTCTATTCTGGAAATGCTATCAAATGCATGCCAAGCGTCTAAAACCGCAATTCGGGCTAGTATTGTACAAGATAAACGGTCCGCTGCCGGGTTGGAACGACGAACTGGAAAGGATAAACATGCAGCATCGTCGCCGGAACAAGTCATGGAATTCATTGAGCTACTTGATAAATACGAAGGAGATGAAATGTATGAAAATAAACGAACGTTGCACCATTCGAGCGATGAATCCGGTCCCGCGATTCTTAAATTTATCGCCTTTATCAAAAACGCGGTTCGGTTCATGCTACAAACGGTTCCAGGGTTGCTGATAACCTCGGAAATTGGAAACGATAAAGATAAGTATGTTTCATCCAAACACTGGAAATTTGGAACGGCACATAATACCGATATCTCCACATGCATCGATGTTCAGTATACAGGTCTCTCCATGTTCAGAGACGATCCTGAAATAATGCGACACATGCGAACCATGGATACGGGAAGTCTTCATAAAAATGCGGGATACATGATACTGCAACTTGTAAACACAATACCGTTTGCATTGGACGGTCGCAACAAGTTAAGTGTGGATTTGGTGAAAAAATTATACTCGTATTTGTTTTATAAAACGATTGAACTCTATCTCGGTGACGAGTCTGGCGGGTCCGTATTTATGGCAAGAGAACGACAATGGGAAGGAGAAGGAGAAGGAGCCGATTTAAGTTTTATGGGTGGAATTGGAAACATTGATAGCGGCGTTTTACGGGACGATTTTGTATTTTTAAGCGACGGTATTGCTCCGCGCGCAAAACGTCGAGAGTTATTGATTGCCGTAATGGGAAATGTAATTAAAATGAAATCGCACAACTCTGTGTCAACTGTTGAAATGAGAGAAATCATGGCGGGAATACGACGTAAAGAAACCGAAGATATGCGATACGCGTTTTACATGACAAGTGCAAGCACTAAAACCGACGCTTTTCTAATTAAAAAGACCATGTTGAAGTTGCGAATTGGAGAATACAGCGTTGGCGCGCAAGTCGGGTATCGCAAGTACGATAAAGACTTCGATGAACGCGAACGAGATGCACGAAACGCGCGACTCGCCGAAGGGGGCGGCGATCCTAATATGAGCGTTGAAGCGTTTGAAGACGATATTCATAAACAAACTGAAAGCAATGTAATGGTAGACGGACAGCAGGCAATTGCTCCAATGGACGGAGACGACTTTGACCGAGACCAATTGATGCGAAATGAAATTGAAATTATAAACGCGTGTTGAAAATATGAAAATATGAAAATACGAAAATACGAAAAATAAAAATAATTTATTGTATTGTTTTTATTTTATAATTTTGAGTTAGTATTTAAGTTCATGGCGGCCAATCAGATCCAAAGTCGTCGTCGCACCAAAGGTCGTCATCGCTGTCCAAATACGATCTCGGAAACGGGTCACAGTCGGGGGAAAATTCCACGCGTTCGATTTCGCGCAGCTGTTTTGGTGTGAGCAACCAACGAATCTTGGCATTTTCACCATCGCGCGACATCTGTTCGACAACACAAATACCGGTTTCGGGTCTACCTCCCGGTTGTCCCACTTTATCACCACAGCATTGAATACTGTTGAAGAATACCATGCTATTGGTATAGCTGGTTTTGGCCCTTGCAACTTCCTGGAAAGTTAAAGTTGATGGGTCACGTTCCCACACTGCAGTTCCTGGGCGAGTGCGACCTGGAAATATGTTGGCTTTTTGAGAAAACATCCATAACAATCTTTTCGACATTAAATTTTTGCGATAATATAAATTCAAATTAGGAATGGAAAGATGCGCGGTTCGGTTAAAGAGCGCATTGAACTCGGCCACTGTTTTGCAAGCGACCAATTCATCGGGTCGAGAATGGGCTAGACACCACATCATTTCAACCAGTTCTTCATTTTCGAGGTCTCGGGTTGAACAGTGCGGTGTAACATATTTAACAAGAGAAACCGGTTCCCCTGAAACTGAGTCTCGGGTTCTGACAACGTAAAATCCTTGGCGACGTTCCTGGTCAGTAACACTTTTTTTCTCGGGTGGAAGATGCCAGTTCATTTTTGTGCGCCATTCACGCATCCGTTCAGCGAACAAATCGTCTGAATACGCCCGATTCTGGCCTTTTTCGCTGCAGATCCACGTATAATAGGCTTCGCTTGTTGCAAATGAAGCAGGCAGTGAAGTGGCGGCACCCGGACGACGCAAAGGGATGTTGACGGGCTTGGATTCTTTTTGAATTTCAAGATCTAGTTCGCGCTGACCACGATCATACATGTCGTTGTCGATTTTCCATGAGATCTCAGCCCATTCATAGTTAACTGATTTGTCGCATCTTAGATGCGCTGAAGAATAAGAAGACGTTGTTGTTGGTACTTGTATTGGCATTGACGGTACTGGTTTTCTGGAACTGGAACTGGAATTAGGTCCGGATGCAGATGCAGATGCAGATGCAGATGCAGGCGTCTTCTTTACGATACTCGCCCAAGACATTGGTCGTGTTATTTGCTATTGTTACTGTAAGTACTCGTATTATATGAAGAAAATTTTAAATCAATTTTTTATCTAATCTAATCTAACCTAATCTAATATAATCTAATCTCTACTTTGAATAAACTCAGTTACAACCGTTCTAATATTATGTTCACAGGTTGCACGTAGGTTGACGATTGGGATTGGTGTAACATTTTCTACAACTCCTTTTTCTGTATTTCTACCTACAGTACGGTATGAGATATTATACGCATCTACAGTATTACCACCTAGTATATTTTGTCGTAATGCACGACTTGAAACAGTTGCTGAAACAGTTACGTCATTTGGAATAGGAAATGAATATCTAACTGCTTGAATATTTTGTTCATGACACGGTGCATCGTATGGTGTAGAAATGTTAAATCTACTTACCATAGAATTCATGAGATAGTTTAAACTTAGCCCGACAATTTGACACATATCATGTGAGATGCGCATGTCCTCAGCAACACGATTTCCGCTAGTCACACCTCTTGATAGTAAATTTGTATTTGATAACCCCCTTACCCGAACGCCTAACAATGGAACAATATTGTCATGGTATATTGCACTACTTGTAAAAAAATTATAAGAATTTGAATACTCGAATATATCAAACCGTCCCATAGTGGCTAATCTAACATTGTAATATTTCGCGCGTAGAAAATCTAAAAATAATCCACTTGCTACATCGTTGTATCGATGGTTTCTACCTATTGCCACAATTGCACGACTAGTTGAATATGTATGATTAGTTCTCGCCGGTATCACATGTCCAGCATGCCAGGGATTTATACCTGGAGACGAATCGATGCACGAATGAATTCGAGCATACGGTAGGGACGAAAATGCACTCATAAGTGACAATGATGCTACAAATGGGTCAAATGCGATTGGGATGATATATGAGTTTAATTTAAACCTACCTGCAGCCACTCTGTTTGTTCCGGATATATGCGTAAATGAAATACCGTTCATTATATTATTAGATAAACATGCAAGTGAGAGATAGAGTGACAAATATCCTCCAAGGCTGTGCCCAACCGAAAATAGTTGTATAGTGCGAGTTGTTTCCAGCCCGCTAGAAATGGATATACCTGTTTCAGTCCGGTCGCGTATTGAATTATTTATGTTTTCGATTATTTCCTTTAATACTCTTACAACATGCGATGACCTAAAACTATGTAAGACACCCTCTTGTATGTCACGATCTGCAGACGTCCAATCGTACCCAGTTAGAGATCCTCTTGAAACAATGTATAATTCATGATCTATAGCACTAACGCCAATACGACGAACCGTATTTATTCTCATCCAAACGTGTACACGAGAATACATGACTTCATCGGTTGAACTTCGTGGGAACGAAGGATCGCTGTCAAATGGTCCAATATATATTAACTTATCTGATCCAGGTTGATTGTGTGTTAAATAAGTAGTACTAATATCTCGTACAATATCATTTGGAGAGTATACAAGTTCTGCAAGGTATCCCATGAGTTTATCTCTTGTTTTACGTACTCTTGTATTTTGGTACCAAACGCGCCACGCCAGAGGAGCTTCAGTACTCAAATTCATCTGTTGTGGAGCCCCCAATGAGCGAAAATATGGCTTTTTTTTTACAAGAGTATTTATAGTTGATCGATCTCTATAAAAAATCGCAGTGCCTTTATCGTTTGTAATTATATGCCGATTAACTTGAGGAGCGGCGGTTATACGCTTACAGTTAATCTCATCGGTGTTACTCAAAAAAAACCAGGATATCAAATCGTTTCTGGAGTCATGTCTAATTTTATTAATATTTAACTTTTCAGAATGTGTAGATGTAAGAGGTAGCGCAGCGCTTTTGCGCACAGTAATATTGAATGATGTAGTTATTCGATTATTGCCGAATATTTTTCCATACATAAAATCTAATAAATCCTTATAGACATTCATAGAATTTACTGGTAACACAGTTACAAGACGCGACATCACGGGTACATGACTTAAAGTTGTTCTCAACGCTCCGTCAATATGAGCCTTTATTTCAGGGATAGTGATTAGTTTTATATTGTCTAGCTGAATTGTAACATCTTCAGATGTATAATCGGGTTGTCCTACTCTCGTGTAAAATAATGAATACGGTAGCGAATTTTTTATCTTGTTAGAAATTTTTCCGTTTATAAATTTTAAATGGTCGATCGTAATGGTTGGTTGTTCTTCATGTCTAGTACGATTGAATTGGTCTAAAATAATTCTCAAAAAATCCTCATTATCATTTGAATTTGCTAATATAAAAAGCAACGTACTATATATGATATGCCTTTGTTCAACGTTTGATATTTTATTATATTTTCCTTGAAATTGTTCTACAGTTTCAGTGATAGTCGATTCGGTATGATCTGAAATCTCCTCAGTTGGAACAACCTCATCTATGGTAAAACTGTCCCATAACATAATAATACCATTCTTAATTGCAAAAATTTTACCAGGTCCTGCTTTGATTGTTACAGTGTCGGTAAGAGAGTCGACGCTATGAGGTATTCTAACGCGAAATGAATAATTTGATGCATTTGGTTGATTGGGTTCTAACAATAAAGAGTTTCCGTCGATACGATACGCCCTATCAATAAACATATGTCGTAGAAAAAGATCAGCGCGTCGCTTCCATGTACTATTTATACGAGTTTCCGTATTATGCATCAAAGCCCTAAGCCGAGTAGAATTCAATTTATTCTTTAAATTTTCGATACTTTCTAAATCGGCTGGAGCATCATAAACTTCCGGGTCGAAGTCTTCTTCATCTTGTTCCACGGGCCTGCCTCGTGCAGCAGCCGGACCAGGCCCGCGACCTCCTACCGAATGAGGCCGTTTACGGCGTCTATGTGCAGATTCACCTTTTTTAGCATAAATATAGTTAACTATCGGATGCTGTAATAACATTGTTTCCGCCTTCAATGAATCGTTTGATTCTGAGACAGAATGTGTCCCGGATTTTTTTCCCATTTCGCGTTTAATATTTTCAATTGAATTCATATACTCGCTTACGCTAACATCTTTTAATAGCGGGTGATTGATTCCAAGATTTTCTCGGCTAGTTTTATCATTGGAATATGTATAAAGAATATAGGTTTTCATAAAATCATTTTCTGTAGTTATTTTTGTATGAGCTTTCTCAGAAATGGTCGGTTTTGAAGTTGTTGAAACTTTAGGATGAAGTTGACGTTTTGGGGTTGAGTGTAACCTACTTAAACTTAAACTATGCCGATTTAACTTGCTGCGTCGAGTAATGATATTACCACCATTTACCTTTTTTTTTCTACTATACTTTTTAGACATGTTTTAGATATCTTGAACATATAAATAATGTATATTTTTTTTTATTTTTATGTTTTTATTTTTTTTATTATAACTAAGTATAAAACCAATACTATTAAATGAAACGAATTCAAAAAAGCTCGGATGGACACTACCACGTGAACGGTAAAGCGTATCGTCACCTGATTGGTTCAAGAAAACAGGTCTGGATGGGATCTGCGTATAAAACCGACGGACAACTTGTCAAGTCTAATTTTATTATGAACAAGCACGGCCGCATTGTGTCAGCTAAAAAACACGCTAGTGCGAAAAAAGATAACCGGCTCGTGAAAGCAGGGTATGGCACTCAAAAAGGTAAATTTGGATATGTTCTTTTAGGAGATAAAAAATCAAGGCGTCGCGGTTCTAGGAAAAACAAAAAGTGAAATTGAAGGTGAAAGTGAAACGCGATTATTGCGTAACATAAATACGATATGATATAAAAACAAAAATACATATTTATATCATGACCGAGTCAAATGACCGAACCAAATAGTACACAAACACAGTCCTCATCCTCATTGGCCGAAACCTCTACACAGCCCATACAACCGGTAAGTAAAGAAGAAATGATTACACATATCAAAAAATGGATGCAGTATGATAATGATATTAAGCAACTTCAAAATGAATTAAAAACAAAAAAAGAAAGCAGACGCCAGCACACCGAACAGTTGGTCAACATTATGAAAAGTAATGAAATTGACTGTTTTGATGTAAATAATGGTAAACTTTTATTTTCACGTACAAAGGTGAAAACACCATTAAACAAGTCTCAGATGGTGCAGGCGTTAATGGAATACTTTAATAACGACGAGCCGCGTGTTAGGGAATTAGAGGATCGATTGATGTCGGCTAGAAAGGAAAAAATCACCGAAACGATTCGTAGAAAAATAAATAAATAAAGAGATAGAGTATACATAGTAGATAGATAGATCATGTTGCCGAATACCCGAAATACAATCCAGCGCATACGAAAACTAACCTCAGCGAAAGATAGCGAATCTCTCATTGTATCCGATTCCGATCCTAGCACAAAATACGAAGGAACCTTTACCAGTAATGATTTCCAAAGTATGTATACATCCACAACCACAACTACTGATAGCAACAGCAACAGTACGAACAGTATGAATGATGACCGGTATATAGATGAATATAAATATAGCTATCCATTTGAAGATGAATTGAACGCAACTGGTTTACCCGATACGTTTGAACCGGGATCCAAAATGTGCACTGTGAATATTTGCATCTATCGCATATGCAAAGGAAGTCATACGTTTCCATATCTTCAATTCAAATTAAAACTCGATTCTAAAAAAAATAAACAACTCGCTTTCCCTACGTTTACACATAGATTCACATCAAGTGATTCAACTTCTTCCGATTTTATGATGTCGAGTTGCATGAAACGCGCAAATGATATTGTTATGGTGGGTACCGATACCGATACGATTGAATTCAAAGGTGTTTACCACTATAATCCACGTATATCGCACGCAATACACCCATCAGTTTATTCGGATACGGATATGGATGGTGGAAAGCGCGCGCGAGCTAAAAAGAATAAGAATAAAAATAAAGATACTGACAGTAGTAGCGACGGTAGCGATAGTAGCAGCAGTTCTTATTCAGATTCGGATTCATTTGATGACGAATCGCCCGACGGATCATTGTACTTAATTTACCAAGATACTAGTTACCCGGACGAGGACGCCCGTCCAATAAAACTGGCATTCAACTGCGAGTGGTGGTGGACATGCGTTCATGAGATTTTTAATACAAAATGCGTTCTGTATAGAACGATAGGATACAATGTCGCTGCACTTTTCAAATCCGAACCATCCGCGTTGTTTTTGATGAATGAAAAGGGTGTAATTTATGAAACGCCACACGTTCTTTATAAAGGGCTACCTGAACATATATCACTAGACGAAATGACCGCATTCGGGCCTAGAAAAAACGTCGATGACAATAACGTTTCAACCGCGCGTAAGAAAAACCTCGCAGAAACCAATATAAATGAACTATTTATTCACGGGTCGTACTATTACCTTTACGATTTTTGCAATGCAATGCGCGGAGCATGTTACACGTACGATGATGAAACAAACAAATACATCAAAAATAAACGCGACAAGCATTACCTGTTTAAATATGTCGTGTTTCTGGGTAAAATGAAAACGTTCATGTTTGATACCAACGGATCGACCAACCATACGTCGATAAATAATGCACACATGATGAGAGAAATAAAATGGCCCGGAACCGGTTATAACTCGGTATACCATGGCAAATATAAACTTTCAAAACCAAAACAACAACAAAAGGGGGCTAGACACAAGGACATGGCCCCCGCGTTCAGTATAGCAGATCCGCACAGGTTTAATGCATTGTCGTATCACGAGCTTGATCCGGCGACGGTTCCGGCTGATATAGAATTACTGTTCAAGAAAAATGCAGTCGTTAAAATAAAGTGAATTAAATATTATGTTATTAAAATATTATCAATAACATATTACATATTAGCAAAATGAATGGATTTGTGAAGCTTATTATTATTGTTACAGTTGCTTATATTGTGCACATGATGTTACGTGCAGCAGGAATGGATATGGGTCTTTATATAACCTACCTTATATGGTTTGTTGTGCTGGGCATATTTTTAGTCGCGCTTCCAGACTCTCTTCCGAACATTTTGAAGCCCGATCCAACGAATGAATGAATATTGTAATAATCTGCGTTAAAAATATAATATAGTATTTGGATAATGTATAACATAAACTAAAGTTTAACAAAAACGCCATATGAGTGAAAATCTTGCAACTGCCGTAAGCGATAAACTCTCGTCTGGATCATTGTCGAAAAGAAGGCATGACCCAGATGCAAATAAACAACAACAACAACCACAACCACAACAACCACATCATCATACGATTGACTATAATAAGGATCTGGAGTATTTACTAAAGGATAATGCAGAAGAGTGCGAATCTCTCGGAATTTTACATCGAGCATCCTATGAAAAATACAATCGTTTGTCGAATTATATAAACATTCCCGTTATTATTCTGTCTAGCGCGATTGGATTTGCCACAGGTATTGATATCGGATATGAAAAAATGAACATTATATTGGGTATAGGGAGTATTTTTGTTGGAATTATAAAGTCGATTGATACATATTTCCAGCTTGGAAAACGCTCAGAGTCGCACCGACTTTGTTCCTTACAGTACCAGCAAGTTCATAAGAAAATTCAGATTGAACTGGCACTTAAACGCCCGCAACGACAAACCGCCAAAGACATGATGACTGTTATTAAAACGGACATAAAAAATTTACAAGATATAAGCCCTCTAATTGATCAAGATATTATTGACGCCTACAATGAGCGTTATGGCAAATACACTACCGTGAAAAAACCCAACTTTGTAAACGGTCTCACCGAAGTTGTTGTAAACGACACTGATAGTAGTGGCGAAGATGTACTGCATTCAAGATCAAGGTCGGAGTCTGGGTCCATTGATGGATATGAAGAAGACGGTGGGTTTCAAAATAATTCAAGACGCGGCCTAGGTGGTGGTGGTGGTGGTGGTGGTGGAAGCGGACTACCAGTTAAAGTGGATGCATTTGGACAACAACACCTAAATAATAATAATAATAATAATACTAGTACAGTGTCTGCCAGTTTAGTTTTTAGAAACCCAACCGAGTTAAACCCATATACCATCCAACCACCGGTTCAAAATTACTCAGCTGCACCTGCAGCTGCTGCTACACCAACTCTAGTTCCAACTGCACCTCGATTGCCGACACCACAGCTATTACAACCAGACCAGTTACAGCAATTACATCAACTACAACAGTTACAGCAATTACAACAACTGCAAGACCAGTTGCGGCAAAATCCAAACGTGATTCGATCGAATGGACCATCACCACGGCCCGTTGCAATTTATCCCCCTCAAAATTCAAATCCAATTACAAATCCAAATACAGGAACACATACACCAAGTTCAGAGATAAATGCTATCATACACCAGGTCGATGATGCAAATGCAAATGCAAATGCAAATGACAATAATAATAATGTCGTGTTTACAGTAGTACCTGACTCTAATGAAGATGGCGAAATGATGTAAATAGCGGTACTTAATATTTAATAATTAATTCGAAAAATTGATTAATAAATGTAATAAACAAACATACATATATAGTATCAACATTCAACGTATATCATGGAATCGCAAACCCAACCAGGAGCTGGCTTCAAAAAAGCCGATGCATATCTTCATTCTCTCAAAATGTCAGTCCAGTCACGGCTAGGAGATTACAAACGGCGCGGCGGGGTCAACGACATTGACGCATATCATTTGGATGTGATGGAACTACTGATGACGTTCAACTCATTCAGCCTAAGTGGGGGTGAAGACAGCACGAAAAGAAAACGAATCAAAAATGTGGTTCCATTGTTTGACCGATGTGTTGCCAAACGCGCGAATGGAGAACAATGTACGCGTAGGAAAAAAGAGGGCGAGGGGTATTGCGGAACACATATCAAAGGCCGACCTCACGGATGTGTGAATGAAACGGACGAAATGGTTGTTACGAACAAAAAGGTCGAAGTTTGGATCCAAGAGATTAAAGGGATCGTATACTACGTTGACGCGAACAAAAACGTGTACGACCCAGAAGACATCTTGGCGAACAAAATAAACCCCAGAATTATAATGAAACTCGACTAAAACGGCGGACCTTGGTGTATCGAGTGAAAGTTTTTGAATATCATAATAAAATTGATATATTTTTACTATGATAGATGGATAGATAGGTAGATAGATACTTTTGTTCATGTGTTTGTGAAAGAACATTGAATTAGAATTAGAATGGGACCAAATGATGTTATTGAGTTATTGAAAACTTTGTCGGAGAAGAAGCGCGCCTATGATGACGCGAAAAACGAGTTGAATGCGATTCAAAAACAGCTTCACGGCACTCCTTATTTGTTCTCTCGAAATGGGTCAAATGGAAATACAAATAATGGACCACTGGTTCAAAAACAAGATCAGACAGGTCCGTCTCGAGTAAAACGAGGGAGGGGGCGGCCTAAAAAGATCAAGAATGATATCAAAACAACTCTTGATCAGGACGAAACTGGAACCGAAAACGAAAACGAAAAAATTAACATAATTGAAATCAATCGTATTGGAGACGATGCATTTTCATCATGCGAAACATATTGTTCCGACACCCATGACACCAGAGAAGAAGAATGCTGCGAAGATGACAGCCGCCCGGACTTCAAGGATGCCGTGTACGCATTCATCGCAGATAATATATATATCGAAACACGCTACGGAAACTATTACGACATCAACACACTTGAGCTGCGCGGTTGGTACAACCCATATACTGGTAAGCAAGAGGGGTTATTGTAGCGTGTTATAATAACCTATTCATTTTTTCTCCAAACCAAATCTCAAATCTCTCTTAAAATACGAAAAGAAAACAAATTGAAACGTAATCCAACATAACAATACCAATAATCTCTCAAAACAAAACCAACGAATGTACGTGCTTATATTGGACACCGAG